AAAAATAATGTATATTTATATAAAAATATAATAGGACATTATATGAGAGAAGATTCAATACCAGATATCAATGTAGAAATAGACCCATTTAATGGTGGTGGACATCAAACAAAATATGTAACCACCTCAGATGGAAAAAAAGCACGTGTGAATGTAAGGTTTACAGGCGATCTATTCAAAGAATTATACAAACACAAATTTATCATTAATAAAAATGATACTATATCATATAAAAATGCGCACAGTAGCGCATATGAATCAAAAAAGATGTTATTTGGTATTGTTGAAACATACATAAAATCACTACCTTTATCAGAACGTATATACATATGGTTAAAAACAAATCGAAATAGAAATCGATTTATAAATATGTTATTTACAAAATATTTAACGTACCAACAAAAGCATCATTTCTTTGAAACTCATGCGGTATCAGAGGAATATGAAAAGATTAAAGAACTCGGTGGACACGTTATGTTAGGAGTAGACAAAGATGGAAATCAAATGTTTATTCCAATCGAAAAAGACGGTAATGGATTTAAGATACCTGACGGTTATCGGGTTGATGTTGTATATGATGGAATTAACATTCCAGGTTTTAATAAACCAAAAGAAAAGAAAAAAGAAACACCTAAAGAAGATATAAAGAAAGAATCTACAACCGAGACGAAACCAGCATCTGATAATATTGTAGATGGTTTCCGTATATTAGATGACTTCTTTATAAAAGCTAAAGAAAAAAATAAAGGCAAACACACAGGATCAACAAAAGAGATACAACCAGAGCATTTTGGTGAATTGGATATAATAAATGGTGCAACACGTATTACAACCAATATTGATAAATTACCTGATGCTTGGGAATATCCAACAAAGGATATGCCCATTGTTCGTGAAAGTATTATCGAACAAGCAGATACTATATCACCTACTATAGAAATAGTTGATTATAACAATCCAAGTCAAGCTAAACACACTACTACAGATACTAATGACTTAAATAATGAAAGTAGTGCATCTAAATAAAGATTCTTATGATGTGTATATAGGTCGCCCCAGTAAATGGGGCAATCCTTTTTCTGCTGATGAATATGGTAGATCCGAAGCAATAAAAAAATATAAAGAGTACATATTATCGACTCCAGAATTGCTATATTCATTATATGAATTAGATGGTAAAACACTTGGTTGTTATTGCAAACCATTAGCATGTCATGGTGACGTACTAATTGAATTACGACAACAACAGATAAGCGAGGAACTATTATGATGCTTCACACAGATTCAGCAGACTTTTTAAAAAAAGCAATGGTGATATTAGATAAAAAAGGCATTAATGTAAATAGATCTATATTAGCATCTAATGAATGTACAGCTCGAATGTATTCAGATTCATTAATAAGTATTATTATGTCAGATGACGGTAAGTGGGGAGAAATGGAACGAATTGAAAATCGTAATCCATTTTTCATGCTATACAATGGCGATATTATAAGATTTCACGGTGAATTTGCTTATTTAGAGAATCATATAAATTTAATATACGAGACATTAAAATGAAAAACGAAAAACAATACAATGAATATGTAGATACATGCAAGAAAAAACGCATTTACCCATTGTCATATTATCTTTGGGTGGAGAATGTATACAACAGAACAAAAAAACCAAATGCAATGGAAATTGGATTTGATTTAAAGACTAATTTTACTGGTAAGAGTAATGGTACTGCATTTAGTACCTCCGAAGGTGAACAATTGTCTTGACAAAGATGCATAAACAATCTATATTAAATTAGCACCACATCACATAGGAGATATAAGTGGCAAAGGAAGAAGGTATTTTAGTAGAAGGTGTAGTAATTGACGCACGACCCAACGCTGTATTCGGTGTAAAGCTGAATAATGGATTTGATGTGTTGGCTCACATTTCAGGAAAAATCAGGACTAATCAGATTAGAATTCTTCCTGATGATAAAGTAGTTGTTGAAGTATCACCATATGATTTAGGGCATGGTCGAATTGTTCGACGTTTAAAATGAAACCTAGTAAAACACAATCAATAATTTTAATATTAGGCATTATATTGCCATTTGGATTGATAATATCACCTATTATCTTATATTTTATGAGGAAACATGAAAGCCGAAATAAATGATGAAATACTTAAATTTAAAGCTAGATGGAAACATCATAATTTAAGTGTTATTATGGGATTCTTGGTTTTCTTAGTTTTACTGGCTATAGGCATATTAATTGTTCATACGATTATATTCTATAGCGGTGATAATAAAGTATTATTTGTCCTGTTGGAGTTATGTATGTGGTTCATTACAAAGAAACTACATAGAAATATAATGCCAGATAAGGAAACTAGATATAAATACATTACTGAGTATCACCAGTTAGATGAAAAAATCCAAATTATGATGAAATCAGAAATGGATAACGCATTGAATCAACTCCTACAGCGGTTGAAAAAGGAAGAAAAATGAAACCTGTTTCATGTGGCGTTTTAATTGAATCCAATGGATTATTTCTAATTGGTCATTCAACGCAACCTCAATCATATAAATTTAACCCAACCGATGAATTTTGGACAATTCCTAAAGGTATTGTAAATAAAGGTGAGTCGGATATTAACGCAGCTATCAGAGAAGTATGCGAAGAAACAGGAATTCATATACCTGATTATTATGATATCAGTAACTATCCTGTTTATATGACTATTTCAACCCATTACAAAACAATCAAAGTATATCATTTAATTGATGTCGATTCTAAATTATCAAGTATAGAATGTAATTGTAGTTCAATCATCCATAATAAAAATATGACTCATATGAATGGATTACCTGAAATTGATATGTTTATGTGGGCAACCAAAGACCAGGCACGTCAGTTGGTGTTTAGTTCGTTAAAAGCATTATTTATATAAAACAGCGATGTAATTTTTTGTGTTTTATAAACTCATAATAATAGGATATATTATTATGAATGAAACAATAGAATCACAAGAAATACAACCTCAGAAATCCAATAAGAAAAGTAAATCGGATTCAAATAAGTCATATATTGAGTCTGAAAATAATACCGAATTAACAGCCGTTGATTCGGATATTGTTGTTGATACAGAGATTAGTAATAAAAAAATTAAACAGATTGATGAAGCAAAGATCGAGTTGAAGTCTAAATTGTCATTATTGGTTCATCCAACTAGAGCAACAAAAAAGAAACCTGTTACGTCATTATCAAAACCACGAAAAGGAAATGTAATGGTAATTGGGAAAGCAAAAAATAAATCAATAAATTTCTTTTAAAACAAAGAAAGGTGGATTTGATCCACCTTTTTTATTTAGAACACTAATTCGTCTTTTACCTTTGTTGGTTCGGGTCTATCCGAGTCCATTGATGCCGGTGCATCTGTTGGCGTTAGGATCACGTCAAATTCGACTAGAACCTTCTTACCATCCTCATTTTCTTCCTTGTACTTCAGGTATGTCTTAGCTGCGATACTGTCCTTATTATCGCCTTCTACGTCCTTTCTAAAGGCAAGTGTGTATTCGAATGAACTTACACCAGCCTTTATCTTCTTAACTATTGCTATAGACATTAATCTAGCAACAAATACGATCTTATCGAATTCAACTTCATAGAAGAATGGATAATCGTCTAGTTTTAGCTTTAGATTGTCCCATTCGATAGGAGATTCAAACAATGAATGTATATTTGTCATCTTTGCTTCATTCTCGAATGATTCCAAGAAATACTGGTTTGGATGATTTGATGTATGTTTAACTGCTATATTGACAAACACATTATCTCTGGTGACACCATAGTTATGTTTAATCATTACACCTTTAAAGCCTTCTTTACGTAGCATATATGCTCCTTATTGATTGATAATACAAATATAACAAAAACTAGATGAATTGACATATTTTTTTATAAACTATATCAGATAACATAAAGTCTATACAATGAAAGCAGTAAAATTAGCAGGTATTCGTTTAGTAAACTACATAATTGATGGAATTAACTGGAAAGATCATAGGGACATAGTTCTTGATTTCTGGGTTTCATATAAGTGTAGAGAGTTTGGGTATGTACCCAAGCAGTTTTTTAACATGTTTACAGTTGAAGAATTGCCTACAGAAGCTCAAGGGCAATATGAACAATGGTTTAATGGGTATAATTTTCAATCAACCGATGATAAAGACTGGATTGATTTTGTAAACGGAACATTGAATGTATTCTATCATACCAAAGATCCTATTATGTTAGGTGAAGATGGGTGGTATGTTGATTTAATGAAATCCGAAATAGAGGCTCGTGAAATTGCAGAAGCCCAGTTATATCATGGAAATCCAAATATAAATTCCTTCTGGAAGTTAGATACAAATTCAAAACCAGAAGAAGTTGGTGGTCGTAGAAATGGATATTTATTTACTCAACCATTAAATAAAATAACACCAATGGAAACACGTGGTCATTATTGGGCAATAGCATTTCAATGTCCAGAAACTGTAAAATTAGCATATGATGACGAAGGTACTATAAAAAGCAAATGCATTAATTGGGCTGCTAACTGTACGCATATGACGTTACTTAGAATTGCATCTGATGGTCGATTTATAATAGAACCTGTATTTGTGGAAGGAAAGGCATGGAAGGGTGATAGATATATTCCACATGGTGAAGTGATGCGAACACCATTAACAGGTGATGCTCTTACTAAATACATCAATCAGAATTTCCATCAATTATATGGAATTTGGGATGAAATTGATAATGAAATAAAAGAAACCCGTGAAGCGATAAACCAACGTAAGAATGCAGTTAATACATTTAATGATGAAGAAGTAAAAATTAGTAAAATCATAGAGGACGTAAAAGATTTTATAGATGAAGGTAATGTATCTGAATATAGAAGACAGCGTAATAAAATGGTTCGTCAAGCTATTAGAGATAAGAATAAATTACGTGAACGTGAAATTAAAAAGAAAATCCGTGACTTGGAAAAACAGAAAAATAAAGAAAATACACGTAAGAGTGATAAGTTAAATGTTTTCAAGAACTAAATAAGAAAAGCAGTCGAAAGACTGCTTTTTTATTAGATAGAATCATCTACAGGAATTTCATTTGGATCGGGTTCTTCTGGAAATTCTGATTCAGGTTCTATTTCTGGATTTACTTGATCTAGTGGGTTCTCTTCTTCGGTTCCTAATTGCGTTTTTATTGAATTAACTACATCTTCACTACTTTCATATATTAAATCATATGCTTCTATGATAGACTCCATTATTTCTTTGTTATCTAACTCTTTTAGGCTCTCTAAAAAAGTTACAAAATTTGCATTTTTCATATTAGTTTAATCCTTTTTTTAATAGTTTATAAACTATTATTATAAACTAATACTAAATCCTCTGGGAACTAACTATGTCAAAATTTGAAATGCCAACAAATGAATTATTCGAAAAGATGATTGAAACTAATATCAATCACACGAAGCCACTAAAAATGAAAGAAGTCAAGGGTATAGATGGAAAGAAAATATTTCCATTCTGGGGTCCTGTTGCTAATGATGGTATAGAAACCTACACTAGCTATGAAGATTATCTTACAGATAAAGATAAGAAGCAACGTTCAATGGAATTAGGTGATAATACAGGTGTTGTTAAATCAATTGCAGAATTTAAGACAATTGGTTCTACATCCAGTAAGGAAACCAGCGTTGATTATGAAGATAATTCCATTATGGGAATTATGACAAAATTCATTAAGCAGATTAATACTGGAAATCCAGAAGATAATACTGGTGTTGTTAAGCCAAAGGCTGAATTTAAGACAACTGTTAAGACTGGTGATAAAGTTAAATCAACCACCGTTGAATTAGGCGTTCCTAGTATTCCAAAAATGCCAGATAATGCAATTAAGACAACTACTGATACTGTAGTTAAAGTAGATTCTAATGCAGCTAAACCAAAGGGTGATTTAGTTGGTATAGTGAAACCAAAGGCAGAAATTACCACTTCAGTAACTAAATCTAATGGTGTAACCACAACTATTAAACAAGAAATTGGCGTACCTATCATAAAAATGGAAAAGGCTCAGATAGTTGATTTGAATGCAAGTGCTCAAGTCACTGTAGATTCTAATGCAGCTAAACCAAAGGGCGATTTAGTTGGTATTGTCAAAGCAACGGATGCATTCCAAAAACAAAATATACCAAATGAAATTATGAAGTCACCAAAAAAGGTAGATGTAACTAATAAAACAACAGGAATCGATGCAAAGACAACAACAAGCGATAAAGTTCCTTCTAATCCACCAAAAATGAATCCTGTATTGGGTGATAAAACTGGTGCAGTTAAACCAAAAGCAGAAATGAGTACTCAAGTAACTCACATGGATGGATCTACAAAGAAAGAAACTTATGAATTAGGCGTTGCAGAAACTAAAACAAATAATAAAGTCGAACAAAAAGACTTTACAAAAATGAAAACTGAATTAGGTGATAAAACTGGTACAGTTAAACCAAAATCAGAAGTTAAAGCAGAACCTAAAGAAATAAAATTCAAAGAAACTAAATAAAAAAAGGAGCGTTAAGCTCCTTTTTTATTGTATTGGTTCTATGTTTCCATCTTCATCACTGACTATACCACCCAATTTTGTTGGTTTGTATTCAGCACCGCTAACTTCCCAACCAGCACCAAATTTATTTACGTATGGTGTTTCTTCGGTTTGTTCATTGGTTTCTGCCATATATGTATCCTATTGTTTTATTCAATTGTTTATAAACTATTGATAAATGTTATATTTTTATGAGTAGTAGTATTAAATTGCCAAAACGAGCTAAAAAACGAGTAATATGCGAAAGCAGTTCGGATGATAAATATGTACATAAATATAGCTGTGCTATGTTAAATTTAAGTGATATTATTTCCGATGCAATGAAGAACTGGGCAATGGAAAATGTGCCAGATGATTGTCTATATATAAATTTAGATGATGGAATTGAAGGTTATGAAGACACCCCACATGTTACCATAAAATATGGATTACATGATGCGGAACCAGATAATTTAACTAGATTAGCTAGTGGATTTGGTTCTATTGACTTAACACTATCTACGATAGATGTATTCAATACAAACCCAAACTTTGATGTTCTGAAAATTAATATAGTAAGCGATAAATTAATGCAATTAAATAAGCTCATATGCGATAATATGCATTATACCGATAAGTTCCCTGAATATATACCACATGCAACTATAGCATATATCAAAAAAGGCACTTGTTTGAATTTAATTAATTCTCCTGTGTTTGATAAACTAATTGATGTAATAGATGAGATATATTTTACATCACGTTCAGGCGATGAGTATTTCATAAAATTGTAGGTGTATAATGGATGGTCCTTTATTAAGTAGAAACATAGGAAGATTACATCAAGGTACTGCTAGATGCACTATCGGTCCATTGCCTGTATCATATGAACAAGATGATGCACCATCATCAGAAACGATAAATGGTAACATTACAGCATTCGTTGCACCTGGTTTATCTTTGAAATATAAAACTGATGGTAATTATAGAGCATTGGTTCATATACCGATAACAGAAGATAATGAATATTATGAAAAAATATTAACTATTACAATGATATGTGATGATAGAATGGAAAACTATTGGACTATTAATAGATACATGGAAACCATTCAAAGTGGTCCACGTGATGCCTATCCTATAGAAGATAAAAAACACCGTGTATATGGTAATGATGGACATTATAGAAATCGCAGAACTTGGATACCATACATAGATATTCACATGGCAGATGATTCATATCAAAAACACCAAATAATAAGATTTCAACGCTGTTATCCAATCGAATTAGAACAACTATCATTAAACTTTTTAGGAACAGATCCAGTTAAGTTTACCGTAAGTTTCTTGTATTCATTGAGAACTATAGAACGTTTACCACCACCATCGGAAAATACAACCCCAGGTTGTATAGCAAATTAAGGGATCTATATGGCTAAAGCAGTTATTCACGATTTAACAAAAACAATGAAACAAAACATAGACGAGTTCTATGGTAATGCTAGTGTATATAGACCTAATAAATACTTTGTTGGATTTTTTGGTGAGTATATAAAATTAGCAGTAGATAAAATGGCTAAAGGTGCAAAATCTGGTAATTTGATTCACGGGTCTTACATACACTTAGATGCATTTAATGCATGGAAACAATTATTTTATCATGATGATGCAGAACAACTAGATATGCGATGGGCATGTGCTGAGATAACCATACCACACACATCATCAAAAATAGATACACCAACCTATATAGATTCAATAAAATCTATAAAGTATCCTATAATATCAGGCACTTCGGGATTAGGTGAATTAAAAATTAAGGTCAGGGATGACAAACATCTTATGTGGTATCAATTTTTTAATGCGTTAAATAATTGTTTTTATAGAGCACAAATATTAAAACCACGCAGTTCATTCCAAAAGATGTCTATATACGTAGCACCAGTACAGGAACAATTTGTACAAGCCACATATACAGATGAATTTAATAAAGCACGACAAGAAGCTATTGATAGCGTTGTATCACAAGTATTTGAATTTAATTCCGCTGTTCTTAAAGATATAGCAGCGATGAATTTGAAAAATGATAATAAAGAAATATTGGAATATATGGTAACGTTTAGTGTACCTGATACATTCCAAGGATCGTTTAATAATACCTATAAGGGATTAAGAAATAATACAGCCATTGGAATTGATAAAAAATTATTTGGTGATGGTAAATATAAAGATAATGAATTTACCATAAGCAAAACCATCCTAAAGAGTGAGACTAATGGATATTATGCGGATGATTAATCCAAAATAGCTAATTTACCTGAATTCTCTGTGTAATTATCGCTGTAAGAAAATGTTTTTTGAATATATACATTATCTATATTTTTAGCTTTTGTATATACTTTGTAATAAAAAATATTCGAGATTACAGCACGTCCCATATAGTCAAGAGAGTGACCGTTGAAAGAACTTCTGATAGTAGTGATTGTATCATTGTCAGCAATAACTGAATAAAATACACTCTTATTATTATTTCCCAAAGTTGTATTATATGGAAGGGTGCGTTCAATATAAGGATCTGTAGTATTGTTAAATCTAACACCCCACATGAACTCATATTGAGGAAACATAGCCTTAGTAGTGGAATCAATTATTTTATCGAACTGATTATTATTGAAATATGCAAGGTATGTTGTATAAAATGTGTTTAGCATTTTATTAGCGGTGCTATAATCGCAATCTACTTTGATTTTCAATAAAATAACCGATTCATTTCCCTGATCTTTAATCTTTGCATTTAAGATCGTATCGGTGCATGCAGATTCCATAGATGTGATAATTTCGATATATTCAGCCATGAATGATTCAGGCAACTTCTCAGTTGTTCGATTTAATGTGAATGCGTTAGCACCCAAGACAAGCAGTAGAATAAATAGTACAGATTTCATGGTTGTATCTCCTTTTTAAATAATATAGAAATACAACCGATGTTTGTCAATGGTTATTTTGAATAATCCAACATATCAAGTGAAATTGGGGTAATTGTGGTTTTTTTCCTCAAAATTTCACACTGGGACTCAAAAAATTGCTTATGATTCAGGTTATATATTGATTCTGGTCGTAAATGATCGATATGTTCAACCCCTGACTTCATATTTCCTATGGTTGTTATAAAGATTCGACAATACCAAGCTGTTATTCCTAGAAAACTATCTTCTCCACCCCATTTACCATCAAATACGCTATTAAACAATTCATCTTTGTTATAGTATGTTTTATTGAATCTTTCTATTATTTTGACTGCGTTCTTATTGATAGCCATATTGCATGACCATACAATTAAACATTTTTTTAGAAGTTCTGGATTATTTAACACAGTTGACTTTCGTGTGAATAATTCTAAATGCACCATACTGGATTCCACTTCTCGTTGATCTAACCAACGATATTTGGATTCACGCCTTCTACCTATGGATAATACAGGAAGTTGTGTATTACATACGTCTACATGGGATTTTACCAAGTCGGTTTGTGGTATGCAATCACCATCAATAAATATGAATATATCACACCCATCATTCACTGCAATATCCAAACCCATATTTCGGATACTACCTGCTCTAAATATATTTTCAGTATTATTTACTCGTTTTATTGAGTCTGGTATGCTCTCAATTACAGTCATTTTTATATCAAATTCAGTGACCGTGGCATTTATCTTTGTTATGCTTTCGATACAATTCCAATTAGGATCTATTTGGCTATTTAAGGCATCTGTAGGCGCAATATCAGCTTGGGGTCTATCCAACATTAGATAAACACAATCAGGGTGTATAGACTGCTTTCTTAGCCCAGAAACAATCTTAGACCAATTTATACTTTGCTTATATACAGGAACTATTACAGCTATTTTCAAGGATGTCTACCATTAGTGTCATATGGCTTACTACCAGTATAAACCTTTCGATCTTTCCACACTTCAAAATCTTTCAATTCCTTTTCTGAAAGGAACTGGGTTTGTGCTTTTTGAGACTCGTTGATTCGTTCTGAGGCGTTCATATGGACTCCTTTGTTATGTCATATGAGTAATATAGACATTTTACTATAAGTTGTCAATGACTTTTTTTATTATTTGATTGTGGTAACTATTCTGCTATCCAAGTCAAGTATCTTCCCTGAATATAGATTTAGCATTTTCTTGTACTCAAAGTATATTTTTTTATTGTTTGTAGTCATCGGTATATCAGATTGGTTAGTGTAATTTAGAGTATTCACATTTGTACTATATAGTTTTGTTACATTACCACGATCTGACGCAATTGCCCAATGATCTTTCATTGGGGTAAATACGATGCCTTCTGAAATGTCTATGAATTCTTCTACATTCTGTTCTATTGTTGTTTCTGATCTAAATTGAACTCTATCGAAATTACCATAGGTGTATTTGCATATATAGTCTACTCTATTATCACATAAAATTATATCAGTATTTTGATATCTAGTTATCAACATTTTATGGATTTCGGATATATTTATTTTGCTTGTTTTTATATTTTCATGTGTCAGGAGTTGTGTGCATATATTTTCATAGCCACATGTCGGTTTGTATACCACACCCGTATTTGATGAATCTAGATATGATAAATTTATTTCTTTTGATAATGCTTCTCTACTAAATTGAGACTGTCTTATCTTTCCCCACTTATTTACACCGATGTATTTTAATAAGCTGTCATATAGCCATTTAGGGAAGAAGTTCTTGTATATATTTATAAAATTAGTTGAGCCTTCAAGTGCATCTCTAAATTCATTTAGTTTATGTAAGCAAAATTCTAATTGCTCCCATTCTTCTGCCGAATCAAAACTTGATTTATTTAACGGATAGCTAATAAGACCATTACGAGCATTTACAAATTTTAAGGAATCAAATGGCATGAATACATATGTACCATTAATTAGCTTTCTATATTCCGTATCAACACCAAGAGTATTTAATAATATAACATCTTCATATGATATATAATCATTTAGGTCATCCAATGGATATCCCAATTTACCTGTCTGTAGATAGGTAACTTGTTTGTTATGTTTTTGAGCTAATTCTCTGGCTAATATTGCGGAATCTATTGTATATCCAATAACAATTGCTGATTTTTTACTCATAGTAGTTTCATATCCTGTTTAAATAGTGGTAGTAGATGTTTTTCCAACCACTCTGTAGATGGAATTCCGCTTATGATATCAACTATTTTACCATCACCATCACAAAATAAGTGTGTAGGTGATTTAGTCAATCCTAGCTCTTTGTATATTAAATTCTTATCTGGTTCTTCTTCGATTATCCATTTAAGATTTCTCATTGGATCGGTATACATACCATATTTTGCAAACCATTTATTGATTGCGCCTAAATTATCATGGCATTCTTCACACATATCTTCTTCACGATAGAAAGTAAACACCCATAAGAATGTACTTGGGTAAGCATTCATTAATGGCTCACCTGAAACTTCTTTTCCGAATTCAACCAGGCGTTTATTTAATGGAAGATATATAGTATCCAACTGTGATTTTTGACCGCAACATGCCATTTATAATCCAATGATGTTTAATATATATAAATTATATTATTTAAACATACTATTGGTGTTATTTTCATTTAATATTCTCCACATCACGCCATTTTTCTGACACCAACGTTGAGCTGCTTCCCATTTAGCCATATTAACCATATAGTCTTTCATATTATACTCATAATTAACCAATGATTTTCTATATCGATCCCATTTAGCAGGTATGTTATCCTTGGGTGGATTTGGTTTTTTTGGCATTATAGTGTATTTAGTCGGTTTTATTTCGATTAATATTTTTTGTTCAACACCACTATCCATACGAATATGACATAATATATCAGGGTAATATACAGTATACTTTAAATACTTAGGACTGAAATAATAAATTTCAAGTGGTTCATATCCCCAAAACAATACATTAGGATTGACATCCAATGCACGAAATACTTGTAATTCCCATGATGATTTAAATATGGGAACTTTACCAGTTGGATAATACTTTTGTTTATTTATTATTGGGTAATATCCTTTATTAGTGTCTTTCTTGTAATTCATAATGATTATGCAATAGCTCCATTAAACCATCTACTATAATATGCACGTAAAGTTTCATTATCTTTTCGTGTTGGCGTATCATAACTCTGTATTTTGTTTATAATAGTTGCATCATAATCGTCAGTAACTTCATAAGATGGTGTGATGTTTGGTATTTCAGCTTCCACATCACCTTTGAAATATACACGATCACCTTTTGCTTCATATGACGTTGATATTGGATTACTTAAAAACGAAGAGTCTTGTGCTTGCTGTTCATTTAGTAATGTATCAATTTGTTTTATATGTGCGCCTGATTTTTTATATGCAGCTAACCAAGCTAATAATTCATAAAAGCGTTCAACAAAATAAGGGTCACTATCATTGCATAAATTTGATTCCATGCTCATTATATAGGATTCAATTGATGTATTAAATGGTTCCGCATTTACGTTGTTATTTGATTGTGCTGCTTCACCTTCATTATCAGGACCATCCTTGAATTTAATTGCTTGTGCCGCATTACCTAATTCTTTATTTTTCCAACCGACATCAACTGTTATAGATCCAACTTGTTTAAATGCATCTATTATACCAATAAATACATCCTTACCTTTTCCTTGATTTTTTGTAAATATTTCACGAATCATTGCAGGTCTAGGTTGATTAGATTGCACCTTTGCACCGATAGCTGATTGATATAAATCAATTGACATTACATCACGCCAGTATCTATCATCTAGTCGTAAATTTTCATTCAATTCCTTTACTTTATTGGATACATCATCTACAAAGGATGAACATGCGAATTCAAAACAGTTAGCCCATGATTTTAATGTGTTAATCATGTCTATAATGCTCATGCCTAAGTAACTACTACCACTAGCGTCATGCTCTTTTGTATATATAAGTAAACAATCAGCAGGTTCTAATGTACGAATAATAATAGTCATATTTATTTTTTGAGTTAAAAATTTAGAGTACATACGGATCAATTCTCTAAATGGAGTCATTAATAATTCCATTGTATTTTTAATAAACTCATCCAATAAATTGAATCCTTTATTTAGGGTATCTAATATTGTATTGTCAATAAAATTATTAACAGCATTTATTATTTTGCTTGGACCTAAACTGAATTTATTTATTACACAATTCAATACTTCTGATGCTGTAGTTAATTTATTACCATTCTCATCAGTTTTACAATTGAACATACTAGCAATTATTTTGGTGATACATGGACAGTGGTTCATCAAATCTAATACAACATCAAAATCTAATACATTTCGTACAATTTTATTAATTGCATTTTTTGCATCAATTATTACACTAACCAAGCAATCACGAACAGCTGCCGTAAATTCTAATAATGCCTTTTCTATCTTTTTACGCAATGCGTCAATTTTTTTGAATATTACAAATGCCGCTTTAGTTGCAACATCTAAATAAAATATTAATGTTCTGAACATATTAGTTACAGTATCACAGAATTGGTCAGCTAACTTTTCTAAATTGCCACCCTTTAATGAATTACCTAACTTATTAATACCACTTTGAACATTTAAATTATTCGATGTCCAATCATATCCTTGTTTTAACATAGTAGTAGCGACAGGAAATTGCTTTTTAAAGAATTCCATCACTTCTTCTGTACAATTAGTGCTGTTTAATTTTAATGTTAATCCATTTATGGTATTTGCATATTGTGTTATAGAATTACTAACGGCATCAGCATAACTATTAGAAAATCTAACATCACCATTTCCTTTCATTGGTGAGTCAATATAAGTGCCAGTTCCTGATGGATATGCATAAGTAGACGTTGTACTGGATGCATTTAATGTGCCACCACTAGCAACGTTAGTATCGATTATATTATTTATACATTTAGCCATTTTATAATTCCATTATTTATTTAATTTACTTGGATCTAACGCACCTATTGTATCATATTTAGGCATAGCAACCAAATTATCAGTTACATATACAGGAACGTCTGTTGTTTTTGCTTCATATCTAATATGCACAATTAGTTTATTTAACATGGTATATTGATAAGGTGTGTATGATGTTCCATCACCAACTAACATAATAACCACCGCATTTTTATTTGCTGCTTCTGATGATGGTAATATCTTAGCATTATTGGCAAAGTATACATCATTTGTAAGTTCTACGAATTGCATAAACCCAGCAGCATTAGCCGATGAATCACCAGAACGCTCGGAGTCTGTTGGAGGAATAGCATCAGATCTACCAATTAGATAATGACATCCATACGTACTAGTTTTTTCAGATACTTTAGATGCTGTATCAACGAAATTGTTATTGCCACTATTTGCAATTATGATATGTGATATTTGCTTATCACTTCTATCAATGTATGATTCACTTGGATAGTATTCAACAGAGCCAACTTCATTACCTTCAGCGTCAAATATATCATTATTAACTAATTCACTTGCACCGCTTTCAACCGCTGGTACGCTATCATCACTAGAATCAGCAACAATTTTTCCATTGATTGCATCAACAGTTCCTTTAGATATGTGGGTAACAAAGAAATATTCAGAACCTTGATGCGCACCACCATTGGCTACATTATTACCAAATACAGTACACGTGAATGGATCAACAGTACCCTCAGTTAATACAGACAATGATTTTGATCCTTGATTGTTCAAGGCATCCTGACCTGCATTTGTATATCCCTTATCACTATCATGTGTTATAGCACCAAATGCATCCCATGTAACACTACTATCACTTGGATGTGATACTACGCTAATATTCGTCTTTCTATTATGAGTTAATATGAATGTATCAGCACCCAAATTAGTCACTGCCACATTTGGATATTCTGAAATATATTCAGCAGGTAGATAATTTTTATCCTGTGCAACGAAGAAATATCTACCCATATTTATATCGCCTTCATCGAAAGCAACATATAATAAGGTTCCCTTAGTTGGAACTGCTTGCATACCGTTAATAGCAGGTACTACGAATGGTTGATATTGATTTTCCCATTTATCAGTAACACCAACGATAGAAACTCTAACAGCACCTGAATGGTTAGGGTCAATTTCATCGGTCACTACAATAGCTTCATAATATGGATCTTTAAGTAAAGTCATTAGGCACCCTGTATCGAATCGAATAATTTTTTAACTGTCTCAAATCCTTCATCTTTTAAATGATTTGATTTCATTTTTAGTAACACCGAAATTTCTGTTGTATTTTTTGTAACAATTGATCCCGTTACTGTAGGAGTTAAATGCGAAAATGAAATAGTTTTATCGGTTATTATATATTCATCAGTATATTGGGTATCAATTAAGTTACCACGAACCTTTCTATCATTTGAATACATAACAACGGACACTTTAGAGCCTATCTCTGGACCAACCGTATTATATAAATACATATGCACATTTTTAGCGTAATTTGATATATAATACTCTCTTACTGTATGCGCTAATGAATACATTTTATGAGTATTATTTGGATAATTTCTTATAATACGAAGATCTCCATATACAGCATTTTTGTCTTTCATACCTGTCTGTTCTAATATAGTGCTTTTTGATGTATCTCCATTGCTCTGCAATACACTATCAAAACAAGGACCAACACATCCAGCATTATTAAGTTCACCATTATTGGCACCACTAAAAGCAACATTCGGAAATAGTTTATCCTTATTATCACCTAAATTATTGTATCGTGTATTATTTCCATATGCCCATACGGTAAGTCTTGGTTTATCTAATATAGTTTTTACATGATCTACCGATGTTTTTGCATTTTCCGAAAATATCATTAAACTTGAATCTTGTTTAGCCTTTTCAAATTTAAATGATGATATTTTTATATTGTTATTTAAATCATCAAATACCCAAAACATATAATCGTCGTTAGAATATGATTTAGTTATTGTTCTATCATATGATTCCCATGCATTATCTGTTATGTATCTCCACACCATAGTATCACTAGGTAATGGAAATTTAGAGGCTGTCATTAACTCAGTTGTTTTGGTTTTGTATTTTTTTCCGATTGCAATCATCGCATCAACACTATTACCTCTAACTGCCCATGATTCTTTCATCAACAATTCAGGAGAACCAGCAGACCATATTACTTTATATGTAGTTGTTTGATTTACTTGAGAAACTTTTAACATAGAATCCACTATAAATGAAATTGATGAATTCTTATCATCAAGTCCATCACCTATGTTAGAAAACATAATACTACCATAATTACCACTCATTTCATATAGAGTAGTTCCGTCAGTATCATTTATAATAAATTCACCGCTTGGTTTTTTATTTATAGAATTATTGAATGTAAAGGATAATATATTACCCATTTCAAATATAGTTCCAAGTAATTCCACTGAAACACTTATTTGTCTACTTGATGATTTATTTGCCATTATGTATTACCTAAATATTCATATCTCTGTAGATATAAATCAGCACTTGCATTATCAGGAATCAATAAAAATTTACCTTCAGACACATCGCTTACATATCCATATGAGTTATTGTCATATGCCATCCAATCAAAATTGGTCAATCGTCCATTGTCCAGCAATCTATTATATTCCATCTCCAAATCAGATCCTGTATATCCTTTCATTACTAATTCATTACGAATAGCAACTGAATCAGGTCGTATGCCTGTACGGACTCCATATGATAAATTTATATTATTTGCACTTGCTATAACCTTGTAATATCTAACATCATTATAAAATAATATAGATATTAAATCAAGTCTCCCTACATGATATGCAGGGATTGTATAAGTAGTCATTATATTAAAATTAAATGGTTTTATTCTTGGGTATTCCATATTAAATCCTTATTTGAACGTAGCCATTTCATCACCAAATATTTCATTACCTAATAAACTGACAAATTCCATATTAGGTGTAGGTGTTAACCAGAATCCAAAGTTAATTGTAGTATATGCAAATAATGGTAAATGCCTTCCATTTATTTCTGATATGAATGTTTCTTTTGAGAATTTTGTATCAACTCCTTTTATAACCAATGGTTCTAAATCAATATGATGACCAATACATACACGAACAGGCAATGGATTAATTGTTGTATTTTTTCCTAAAAAATTATTTATAGTTGTTGTTACATTGCTAATACCACCGGCAATACCACCTGTAATAGCACCAACTTTACTAGACGGACTATTTCCTTCTGCATTTTCTGGTGGTTTATCATTCCCCATTATTTTAGATAATCCAGGGATACCACTAATTACTGTATCCTCAACCTTTTTTATGGTGGGTGCTGATTTATCTATAAAATTAGAAACAGCGGCACCGACCATATCACCCACTTTATCTTGATCTATTTGCGTTGGGTATAACATTCTATATAGCACTTTTAACGAAAAATTTGCTAATTTTTCTTGTTCAGGTAGATACCATACACATGATACCTTAAAATCATTTGTTGCAATTCCCTTAAACTCTTGCATAGTACTAGCACCAGTTGCCGTATTATTAAGCCCCATAGTTTGATTAGCTATATCATTGAATGAAGATCCTATATCAATCGCTGTATTTAATTTACTGCTAATATTACCAACAACTTTTTTTATTGCACCTCCTATGTCACCACCCATCGATTGGTCTTCCCACTTTGATGTTAAATTAAATGTGCTATCAGTTTTTGGATCTAAAAATCCATAAAATACTTTCTCTTTAGCTCGATTTCCAGTATATATAGCACCTATTGTGGTTTTACGCATCTCATTTGTTATGCTATATATATTAGTACCATCGCCAGTGGATGTCTGTGATTTTAAAAATCGATCACGGGAATTCCCATCAAGAACTTCAATTCTAACAATATTAGGACGAGGCAATAATGAACTTAATCTACCATCTGCACCAAGACGTGCTTTTTTGTCACTGTTATTATCATCTGTAAATCGTTTAGTATCAGCCATGATTAACCTCCTCCATATAGTTTTTCAGCCATAGAAACACCAGCGGTTTTCATTATGTCTTTTTGTTTATTTATATAATCACTGCTGTTATTCATTGCCATCATTTCCATTGCTATTAATTTTGCTTGTATTGTCATTGCACTCATTTGATCCATTCCAGAATATTGACCCATTACTTGTGCATTAGATTTTGTCTCAACTACTTCTTTTGATGATGTACTTCGTTGCACACTACCTGCATCAATGTTATTTGACTGTGCTTGGTTTGTTGATTTTGGTTTTGTCGATGTAATAGTACTAAAATCATCTTTTAATGTAGCTGATTCTTGTTCATTATCTTTAGATTGTTGCATTAATGCATTTCGCTCACGGTCATATACATTGGCTGTTATTTTATGCATTCCTTTATCTATGTAAAGTTGCTTTAAATTCTCTAACTGATCTGGGGTTACGTAATTAGGATTGAATTTTGGTTTTATTTCCTTATCAAATTTATCACCAAACATCTTGATAGTGTCTTTATCAGCATCTCGTTGGAAATTCTTAGATGCTCGTTCTGTTTGATGTCCAGTGAATGCGTCTGAAAATGATTCGCCCTTTAAGAAGGCTTTAAAACCTTTACCACCACCAACTACTACATCACTTATTGTAGTTCCTTGATTTGACTCATCCATCATATCAGAGGTTTTCTTTATTGCATATGCACCACCTAAAGCAATAGCCAATGGAGCTGCTACAGCTCCTATTGCACTAGCAGCACCTGCTAACATAGGACCAAGTGACGCTAACATTGGACCTAATTTAGATAATATACCCATCATACCCATACCACCACCTTCGCTTGGTGGAGCCATAGGCATTGGTGGAGGTGTATCATTTTTCTTTCTTAGTTCTCTGTAAATACCTACTATATATTCACCAGATGTAGATGGATTGGATGCCTCTCTTATTGGTATATCAAATACAGAACCACTTGCTTTAGTGGATTTACCTTCTATATCTTTACTACCTTTATTTTTTGGTGATATAGTATCAGTTATACCGTTTTTTTGTTTGAATGGTGCAATGACAGATTCACCGTTATCTTTTTTAGATGGTGTTTTTTGTATATGATTAGATAATAATCTATCCAATTTATTTAATAATGTATCTTCACTAACTGCTTGAGTAGATGTCTTTTCCTTAGTTGTCTTTTTATCTGGGAAAATATCTTTAATCGTACTATGTAGAATATTTCCACTTAGTTGATCTTTCATAAGATCTTTTTCAGTTCCTTTAAACTGAAAATTCTTATCAGATTTTCCTTTTTGATATAAATATTCTTCAGCAGTGGTATCAGCAAATTTTTCAGACTTTGATTTTATCCCAGTCTTTCTACTATTAACCGATTCTTCCATTTCCTTAATGGCTTCTACATCACGGTTTTTACCTCTGGCTTTCTTTAATTTTTCTAGTTTAGCTTCTTCGGCAGATAATAATGCTTTATCTCTATTTATATCGGCTGTATATTTTGTTATATCCTTTTGTCGTGTAGTAGATCCTTCTTTTCTATCTGTTATTTTTTCCTTTACACCACTGAATAATTTTTTACCTTGTAATCCTAAATCTGCTACATTACCGATGAATTTACTATACGGATTCTCCGCATCATGTTTCATCAATGAAGTTTTTTCAAGAAATCCAGGTTCGTTTCGTTTAGGCTTATCAAAAGAATTAGTCTGCTTTTTTGCAGTTTCCTGATTCTCACGGGTTAATTTTAATAATTGTTCTAAATATGAATTTGTACTGAATTGGGTTTTTAATGTACGTTCATTAAATTCCTGTTCAGGTGTTTTTTCTTTAGATTTGCGTAGTTCTTTAGATACATCATATTCTTCCTTATGACGCATTATTAGACGACTATTAGCCTTCTCAGCAATATCGGAATCATCGGTGCTGGTTTTCTTCTTTTTCTCGTCAGCATTACCTTCTTTGATGCCTTCTTTGATACCTTTTTTTACTGAATCACCTATAGATGACACATTACGACTTAGTTTATCCAACTCAGCCTTTAAATTATCTAAATCTCTTTTATCCATTTCCATAAAAAACCCTACTTACAGTAGTTTATAAATAAAAACGAACTAATAATATTAGTATTAGTCCGTTTTCTTACGATTGTATTAGAGCAGAAATCCCACGGTCTTTAGCCGTGAGATGAATGCGACAAATTATATTAAAATAATTATACAACTGACAGATAAATAATGTATATTAGTAGTATGGATGCAAGATGGAAAAGATCAAATACCTGCGTATATAATATAGGTTATCATATTATATGGTGTCCTAAGTATAGACGTAGAGTTCTAACAGGTAATGTAGAACTGCGATTAAAAGAATTGTTAGTCGAACAATCTACTAAAAATGGATATTCCATTGAATCAATGGAAGTAATGCCTGACCATATTCATATTTTTATAAAAGTTGATCCAACTGATAGTCCTCATAAAGTGGTTCAACAATTGAAGGGATATACATCACGCATATTGCGTATTGAATTTCCTAATTTGAAAACTAGAATGCCTACATTATGGACACGATCATACTACTGTGAGTCAGTTGGTCATATAAGTGAAAAGACAATAGAAAAATATATTTTGGATCAAAAGAATAAATGAAGCAAGTGAAGACATATAAGTACAAGTTATATAGTCGAGATGCGACTAAGCATCTTGATAGAATACTTGATTTATCTTCATGGGTGTATAATCATTGTATTGCTTTGCATAGAAGATACTATAGATATTATAAAAAGCAGTTGAATAAATATCAATTACAGAAGCATCTCACGAAGTTGAAGAAAATCAATATTGAATGGAACGAGGTTCCAAGTCAAGCAATACAAGACATAACAGATAGAATAGACAGAGCATACAAGTTATTCTATGCTAATTTAAAGCTAAAAAAGAAAACTTCAGTTCCACACTTTCAGAAGAAAGTCAATTATCGTAGTTTCACAACGAAGCAAGCTGGATATAAGTTGTTGGAAGGGAATAAGATCCGCATAGCGGATCGTGTGTTCCCATATTGGAAGTCACGAGAGATCAAAGGTGAGATAAAGACACTAACGCTCAAGAGAACAAGCAGAGGATATTATATTTATCTATGCTGTGAGGAAGAAGTAACGTACCCAGAACGAGTCACATCAGGTAAAAGCGTGGGCTTTGATTTCGGTATGAAAAATTTTCTAACATCATCAGATGGAAATAATGTCAACTTCCCATTATTCCTTAAACAGAATCTGAATCGATTGGCTCGAATGAGCCGAAAATTCAGCAAATCTAAAGGAAAGCAGGGAAGTAAAACCAGCTTATGTAAGATCCATGAGAAAATTTCAAATCAAAGAAATGATATGCATTGGAAGTTAGCCCACAGGCTGACTGATATGTATGATGTTCTATGTTTTGAAACATTAGAAGTTTCATCCATGCTTAAATCATGTATGAAGAAAATCATGGATTTCGGATTTGCATCATTCATTAACATTATTCAATATGTGGCTAAACAAAAAGGGAAAACTATTGTCTTTGTAGACAAATGGTTTCCATCTAGTAAGCTATGTTCTGAATGTGGATGGAAGAATGATAATCTGACTCTTTCTGATCGTGAGTGGGTATGTCATCAATGTGGATGTATGCATGACAGAGATCATAACGCTTCCATCAATATTTTAAGAGAAGGGACTTCTTCTCTAAGTGCTTGCACCATAGGTGCAATTCGCATTTGAATCCCACGGTTTCAACCGTGGGAGTAAGTCAAATCAGACTTTTTAAAATAGAATCTATAGTATCATGCTTATTAGCAGCTTGTTTTGATACCATTTCATCCAAGTATAAAAAGTCAGAAATAAACATCCTATCACATTCAGTATAACTCGTTGAAGTATTTAATGTGATTATGGATTTAATTTCCTTTACTCTACTTTCCGTAATCATCGGGAAGATATTCTTCAATTCGAAAAGGATACCCCCTGGATTTTGTTACTGTACCACATGATGGACATATATGATTTACAACTGGATCTGTCATAAATGAATTATTATTTATATACTTAATTAATTGATATGAATCTTTAGTGGATAGGTTATTTATAACATCCAAACGTTTTTTCAATGATTCGGCATCTTCTAATACAATATCATCAATATTAACAACCGATGCTATTTTTAATAAATTCAACTGATGGGACTTAGGTAATACTTCCTTACTATAAAATTCAGAATATAATACATCATCAATTATTCTACTATGGTATCGTCTACGAAGTTCAATTTGAATTACTTTTCCAGACTCTGGTAATGTTTCTTCAACGTAACCATGTTCTTGATGCAATTTAAATACCTCATCTGGCATTGTTTCTGTTTCAAATGTAATTTGTTGGAACGGAACTCGATATGTAGGATCAGTCATTTTGAATTTACATTCTTCTTTACTACAGGTAAACCCACCTTTATAGTGATCACTATCAGGGAATGATGATGCTCGTAACCATAGAGCAATATATAATTCATCAGCGGTTAATATTTCTTCAGCACCAGCACCACGCAAACGTCTACTATATATTTCAGTAAAGTTTGGTATTAAGTTAGAATCATCCATTGATTGAATCTGAATGATATCTTCCATTTTTAATGCCTGTCCATGTAATTTATTTCTATAGAATAATCCTTTAGATGGTAAATTTTGAATAGGGATAAAATTATCGTATGTAATTATTGGTTCGTTTTTAACTACATTTGGTTTTTCCTGTTTTAATGGCTGTGGTTCAAGCGGTTGAACAGGCATACCTATATTTCTTAGTTGTGCTTGTGCTGCTCTTGCTTGTCTAAGAGCCATTATTGTTTCATTGTCCAAATCTGTTGTTACATTTTTTTGTGTCATATAATCTCCACGCATTAATTATTAATTTGACGCTCCCACGACCCTAAAGGATCGGGGATTCTAGAGATTTGAATGCTCTCTAATATGCCCTGAACCTACCTAATCCGATCCCATGATCCTAGACTTTCGGTTCATGTCGTTCACCTATTCAGGGAACCTGACATGCTTAACTTCCCGTGCGTCCCACGGTACAAAAACTTTATATGTGGCTAACGCCACTGAACTCTAACGTTTAACCTTCTAACTCTGCAAGTCACCCAGCAGTTCGACTTGATCGATATGACATCCAATGTATCGCTTCTATGAACTTAATCATACACCCATCAGAGCACCTGTCAGTCTAATCTTGTATCACCAAGACTCAATTCAAATATACATTAATTTATTCGTTTTATTTTAAATTATTTTTCGATCTCATCCCCTCCCCTAAAGGGAAGGGATTTTCTCGCTCAGAAAATATAAATTAAAAAAAAGCCCTTTTCAGGGCATAATAATTGTTATTGTTTATAATGTTTATTTAATCTTAGTAATGAAATTATCCACTACTTTTGCTCTTTGCATTAATTCGGTAATATCACCCTCAATTGGGAAAGTTTCTACATTTCCTAGATTTATTGAGTTTATTACATTATACCAGTTATCACCTACATAAAATTCACTTAGATAATGATCTCTAACACCGTCATTTAGTGTTGATAACTCGGATTTCTTCCAAGGATATGTCACACAAATAACATCAAATAGATTCTGAGTGTTAGTTTCTGCTGTTTTCTTACATATATCAAGTAATTTTAGGCACATAGGATTTAAATCATTTTTTAGTATTGATTTAAGATAATTAACACCACATGCAGTAATAGCATAAAAATCAATTGGACTTCTATCAAATAAAATTATGGTTTTACTTGGATATATCTCTCTAAATTGATTGAATACTTCACTAGAGAAATCATTTAGAAGTTGCATTTGAGATCTAATGTATTTTTCATACATCTCATCAATCTTAGCATTACGTTCTAGTGGTTTCAATTCATCTAAATCACGCCCATATCTATTTAAAATATCATTTGGACTACTATAACTTCTAGGATTTTTACCAAAAAGATATCTAATAATACCTGTACTTGGAATGATATTATAGCCATTATTTGATTGTTTTACATTTCGAATAATAGTGGTCTTTCCAGCACCAGATTGACCAAAAAATCCGATCAGTTTTAAATTAGGATTCTTATTCATTGTATTACCCCTTATTGCACTTCTATATTTTGTTCAATTTTAGCTTTTGCTTCCATAGCTAACACATTTCTAGCATTAGATAATTCACGACCTAACATAACAGAGAAATAAGCTGAAATTATTTTTGGCGATGTTATAATTCTGCTTTCAACCAATGCTCTACATTTATTAAAGGCATCATTCCATCTAACACCAAGGCTGTAATTTTCAATCATTTCTTTAATAGATTTTTCAGTACTATTCTTACCAAATGTTAATCCACTTGCATATCCAAGATGTGTGCTTTCATCATCATATCCAACATGGTCGATACCACATATTGGCAATGATCCAGAAGCAATAGACATCAATATATCATCATCACCAGAAGATAACTCATACATCTGACCGTTCAAGCTATCTGGTTTTGTATGTATAACAAAATCAAATGCCATATCACGTTCAAGTGCATATGTAGCTAGGATATTTCTTCTATTTACATAAGGGTTTGCCCAATGATAAATATGAGTAACTTTTTGTCTTTGGATCAGACCCATGATATGGTCATCCAACTCACCAACAGTACATATAGTTATTTTCATCTTTTTATGATTTTCAGCAATGAACTTCTGCACATTCATTGGGATAGTTAATCCCTTTACTAATACATGAGGCTTATCAAATGTATTTGGAGTTCCCTTCTCTCTACTGAAATCCTTAAATAGTGGATACATATCAGCATTCACTGAGGTAGGTATAACAAATATATCCTTATTCTCATCAGTAACGAACTTATAATACTTAATAAGTTCACGTAGTTCTGCTGTAGGAACTACAACACTATCTGCCATATTGATGAATGTTTCGATTATCTGTACGCTTTGTACATCGTGGGATCTACCTACTGGACCTTCCCATACCAATTCATCTAGAGCATATATAATTCTTAGCTTTGCTTCTCTCTTAGAGTTCAAATCCTTGATATATTTAACAGTCTCGTCGCTATTTGTACCTAGTTTATCTACGGTTTCTTTCCATTCTGGATCAACTGAATTTAGCAATTCAATATTCAATGCGGAGAGATTTTTTGCAGCACCATAGCTACTAACATTATCAATCCATAAAATGTTATAACCATCGAAATCACTTAACTTCATTGAAGCTAATTTAGTTGATGGTACATATGAACAGCTTATGTTTGCTTGTCTACTATAGAATTCTTCAAATGTCTTGAATATAGTAGAACCACGGAATAATGATAATCTAGAATCATTATCCGACACAAATAAAATGTTAAAGGTTGGTTTTAGCGATGCTCGTTCACGCAATTCTTCGCTAATAGTTGGAATAGTTTGATCAACTTCTTTTTCTGACATTTTTACATATCCTTATTTTGATGTTTCGTTGTATTTGGTTAATCGTTTTAAAATTTCTTGTTTAGGGTCTGGTGTCAATGATAACTTAGGAAGGCTGTCGAATGTTTGATCTATATAAATTTCAGCTATTTCCATCGAACTCATCTTGACTATTCTATTTGCTTCACGTTCAATTTCAGGTTTACTCTGAATTTCTTCCTTAGTACCATTATAAGACAGTGTTCTAACTAAAATAGGTTTTTTATTTTCTATTTTTAGTCTTATTTCGAATTCTTTTTCGGATGTAATCGTTTTATCGATGTATAACCTAATAAAAGAATTAGTTAAATCAGGCAATGCATTTAAATCATCCGTATCCCATATATCAATAAATGATGGGGACACTTCATTTTTTATAAATTCATAATCTAGATTTTCATCAACTATCCAAAACCCATGTTCAGCATTTGCATTAGCGAATGTTAATGGATATGGTGAACCTACATATACTAGATGACTATCAGTTTTTTTTGTTATTGATTTACCATGATAATGCCCACTAAATATTCTATTAGACGCATTCATGAGTAGGTTTGGATCTAATCCAAATGATGAAATGGAATTTCCTTCCATATTTATACCAAATAACTCGAAATGACCAAAAAATACAGTATTATTTCGTGTAGCTATCGGTTTCTTACCCATTTTTTCTAAAAATTCAGTCACTTTCGATTCATTTTCATGGATAATCCAAGGAACCATATACCAGGTTTTATTAAGGAAATTTTTTGTTACTATTCCTTCTCTATATACAGTTACGTTAGGAATATCTTCAAATAATTCAAGAGATGTTATATCATATGAGTTTTCGTAATACATATCATGATTACCTAACACTATATGAATATCGAAATCTTTCATTTTTGTTTGAAGGATTCGCTTTGTATTTACCAATGCCTCTACATTTATTGACTGTCGAGTATCGTGCAAATCACCAGTAATTAATACTGTCTTTATATTTCTTTCTTTCAATTGAGCAATTAAAAAATCATAGAAGGCATCCTGACCCTCTTTCACAAATTTCTTTATGAGAGGGTGTTCTGCCTTTCGTCCAAAATGAGGATCACCTATAATTGCAATTTTTTCCATACATCAAATATACATAATTTGACAGGAAATTATGTTATTTATTTTCTATTATTTCGCTTAGATCTTCATCTGGTATATCTTTAGCAGATTTGATAAAATCCATCCAATCCTTTGTAGTCATTTCCTTGGCTGTTTTTCCATCATCCTTAACTAATGTCATACCTTTCATTTCTTCTTCTTGCTTAAACTTCATAGTCATTGATAACAATTTATCTAGACTACCAGTGACAGAATCAATTATTTTTGCACCTGCCATCCACATTCTATCGTTAGGATTGACTGCTCTATCCATCTGAGTCTTATAACCATTTAATAATGATCTTGCTATTTCATATACTTCATATGACTCATTTCTAATTCTTACTTTATCTTCTTCCAACGTATCCAAATTAAATCCATGTTTTACCAATTCTGATTTAGACATTGTAGATAATACTTCTAATTTTGTAGTATCTTTAACCAACTCATTAGTTTTATTTTTTAGACTATCAGCCAATAATGGACGCAATTCATCCTCACCCCTTGCTGTAGATCCAGTAGGTAGTCCTAACAATCTTTCAAATCCTGAATAATCTTTTTCCATTAATAATGTACCATTAAATAGTGTATATTTATAATATAAATTATTTTTGAAACAATAAGGATTGTTCTATGGAAATTCCAGTAAATATAACGGCAAATCATATTAAGGCACTTAAAGATCATATAGAATCAAACTTCAATGCATTTGATGCTAAAGGTGATTTGGATTTAGATAAGTGTCAGCGCAATGTTGCATATTCAGCAGGTAATGTGTATGTGAACTATAACGGTTTATTAATGCAAGAAGAACAAAAATTAGCCGTTATAAAATCAGATTTGGTGAAAGTGAAATCCACCGCATATGATGAAATTAAACGAAGTGTATTAGTATATGATATTGATGTAAAAGGTACTTCTATTATGTTAGAAGGACATGATAAGGTAAGAGCAAAGCAACGAGAATATGATGAACAAAATGCATATGTTGATTTTCTAAAACGAACAGTTAATCAATTATCATATTACGCAAATGCAGTTAAAGTTATGATAGATCGTGAACAACTAAAAATACGATATGGCTAATCGTCGAATATAATAAAAGAAAAACCCCACCGAAATCTCGATGGGGTTTTTTTAAGTTATGTATTACAAACCAGTTGTATATCCTTCTGGTATTTGTATTGTCCAACGATCTGCGAATAATTTGAATTTGAAATTCACAATATCAGCGGAGTTGTAGTTCAAATTGAATCCAGCAACTTCAGTTGGGTATGCATTTATAAGATTTAGTCTCATAATAACATCACCACGCATCCAGTTATATAACTCAACCTTAACTGTGTTATTTCTAACAACCGTTGAAGTTTCGTTTTTTATATCCTTGTGATTACCAAGACCCAATTTTAATCCAGTTTGGTTCATTCTGTCTGCATTGGAACCGTCACTCAAGATACCAGTGTTATGACATGCCTGTTCCCAAGCAATCATAGCTTCATATGCTCTCATATCTTCCAATAGAATAGTTTCAAATTCCTGTTCGGTTGACATGTCGGTATTAACAACATGTGCTTGTTTGAAACCCATATACCAATGGAATTTGTTTTCATTCTTCAATGTAGGAATTACAGCAGTTTTTATATGCAATGCAAATTCATCTGTGCCGTCCTGACCATTGTTAAATTGAGCACCATTGGTAACTTGAATACCAGTAGCCGCAAAAATTTCAGATGGAATCAAAACTCTCCAACGGGTATTTCTAACAGGATCTCTTAAATTATCAATACCATTTAGAGAGAATAGTTTTGTTTGGTTACTAAAATCAGCCATTTAATTATCCTCCTACTATGCTGTTCGTAATTTTTAAATCATCACCAGTTCTTTGAACTGTTGTTCTAAGTGTGATAAACTCAACTGATTTCGTTGGTTGTAATACAACATCAACGATTAATTGATTGGTATCAATTATATCACGAGTGTTGTTTGTTTCATCACAAATAACAACACCAGCAGTTAAACCAGCAGGGTTAGCAGACTTAATTAATTCTAATTGTGCTTGTAGATCAGCCTGAATACTTGTTCTTAAAGCAGCAGTATTTAACTGGAATACTTTTTTATCCAAGAAATCAGAGAATCTTTTATGTATACCAGCAATCAACATGATAACATTTAATCTATTCAATGCAGTCATGCGTTTTAACATGGTTTTTTGACCATATACGAACTGACCCTGATCGTTTACACGAGTTGGGTTGATATTGGCATCATATAGACGAGCAATATCGGATGTAGCATCATCAGCATAGTTATATGTTCTGATAAATTTCTGTCTACTTGCTAAACTGGATGGAATTCTACCAGTTGTGTAACCAGCAGGTGGCAACCAATATACATTGCTTGCTCTGTTGTAACAGATAATCGCAGCAACTTCAATTGATTTAACAGCAGGTGCGTTTATTTTTGTGTATACACTGTCGCTGAATATAGATCTACCATCAAAGATAGCACCCCAGCGAGATAAATCACCAACCGAACCAATACCGATCATTTTCTTCAATGCTACATCAATTTTTGGTTCATCTACACCATCAAATATTGCGAACATATCTTTACGTTTTTCGCAAATACCTAACATAGAATCCATAACTGTGTAGTTAATTTGTTCCATATTCTTAACGAATAGGTTGCTTATAGCAGTACCAGCAGCCACTAACATGTCACAGCTAGATTCATCTTTATTCAAGAATAACTGCCATGCGCTTGATAATATACTGGAAGAAGCATTGTTTTTTGGAACATATGACCATACAGCATCATTAACGATAGCTGGGTCTGTTTCATCGAATGATACTTTAGTCACTGTGCTTGATATAATGCCATCAATAATACTTGTACTTAAATCGAATTCAGCTACACCATCTTCTAATGAAGCATTGTCATTCATTACTAATGTCCAGCCGTTTTCATAATCTTCTGCGCTGTTCTTTAAGTATAGATTTGTATCACCATATGCATAAGGAACTAACGTACCAGAGAACTGATATGTTTCACCACCAAAATAATATGTAACATATACATACATCTTAGAAATAATTATGCCTTCAGCAGTTAATTGATAAACTCTATCTTCGGTTCCGTCAAAGTTAATATCCTGATAATCTTCTACAGCTAATCCCAAGTTAAGGAATTGTCTACCGATAGTAGAATCAATAACTATAGAACCTTCACTTGACTGTATCATATGGTCATCTGCACCCATTTCACCAGTTGATGTAATACCAGCTACTCCAGTAAATGTGAAGAAAGATGGTAGAGTGGTTTGGTTAGTAATAGGAGCAGTTAAGCCAAATCTACCTATGATATCCAATGTAACACCATTTGAGTTAACTGTAGCAGACACAACGCCTTTAGTTAAGTTAAGTATTTTATGTGTTACAGTGCTGTCAGTTGATATTGTTAATGCAGTACCATCATAATTTTTCAATGTGATTGTGTTATCAATCAAATTAACAGTAGCTACCTTATACACAGTACCTGCTGTCAAACCAGTTGGGAGTGCAGTGCGAATACCTGTAGTTGCGTAGTTATCCTGTAAAATAACCATATCATTGATAGTAAACTTTGATGCCTGTGATGCACTTAATGCAAATACACCAGATGTAATTGTTGTAACAGAGGATGTTGCGTTTGAATTGTTAGCTAGATCAACATTTGACAATTGAGTTACGAATGATCTTAATGTAGCGGTCAAGTTAATTATAGCACCAGATCCATTTACACTAATTGTAATAGGTGTTTCTACGGATGTAGCACTTCTAACCAAAGTGATTGTATTTGTGGTTATCAATTTAACTGTATATAATTGAGCAGCAACTAATCCAGTAGGTAGACTTCCACCAGTTACATGAATTTGATCACCTACAGTAAATTTACTACCATCAGTTACTTCAATTACGGCTGGTGCTGTAGTTGCTCCTGTAAATGTATCGTTTACAAGTGTGATAGGATAATTACCAGCAGTGTATACACCATCAACAGTTAATTCAAATGTTGCGTTTGATCCATTAGATGTTTCCATTGTAAATGTATCATTATCAACAGTTAAATCCAATGCAGTAGTTACTGATACTGAGTCATATTTTTTAGATGCTTTACCTGTTGCAACGGTTTTAACTGTTAAATAGTCAACACCGCTATTAATTGTATCTGTATTTGAATATACAATACCGACTTGTTCGGATGCTGTTGTGGCATCTAGGAATATGAAAGTAGTTTCATCAACAACTTCAGAAATTGCATATGTACCATTAAAGTTAGTTGTTCCACTGATGATAACACTATCACCTACATCCAATCCATGAATGCCAGCTACTTCAACCGTTACTTCAGTACCACCACCAGTAATATCGCTAATAGCAATTCTATTACCTGCACGTACTGCGGCTGTTGGGTCGCTATTCATAATAGAAAATAGCATAACTTTCTCAGTTCCACCATCATCATCATCCATAGCATCAGCAGACAATTCAAAATCAACATTGGTGTTATTCTTCAATGTTTCTGCGATAGTATTTATTTTTCTGCTACCCATACCCTGTAAGCCATCTTCTACATATCTAGTAGAAGCATAGTGCTTAATATCGAATGATGTTTCGGTAGCCTGTGCATAATTAAATGCTACTGTGAATGTATCAGTTTTCAATGATTGATTTGTATCATATTCTGGATCAGTGTCATCTGTAATAACAACTTCACCATATGGTCTTACATATTCAACAAATCCATTTGCGTTTAATACTGCACGTGATGCATACAAACCCTGATTATATCTTGCATTGTTAAAACCATTACCCAAATAAGTATCTTGATCAGCCGTAGAGGTCAAATCAATGATCTTATTAAATTCACCCTTTGCAGAGTAGCCAACGATACCAGCGGTAATGTTTGGATTAGTTACCAACGTTACTTCGCTTAGATCTCTCAATCTGATTCTTACACCAGGTGCGCCTTGTCCATAAACTGCCATATATAACTCCTTATATCTGTACAATATTCTTATTTATAGTTTATAATCGCTATAATTTTTAATATTTTTTTGTATGAATTCATACATATTTACTTTTTGTTTATAATTATATGGAAAAATGAAATTTTTTTGCTAAATTTGTACTATACCCATAAAATAGGAGTTAGTATGGAAAAGATAAGAGGATTTGAAATAGTAAGTAAGTATTCAAACGAAGCGTCAGAATTAAAGGTTCCTCGTCGTGGAACTCGATTTTCTGCATGTTATGATGTATTTAATAATACAGGTGCTGAAATAGTTATTGAACCAGGACAGCTATCAAAAGCAATCCCAACAAAATTTAAAGCATATATGCTACAAGATGAAGTTCTAATGGCATTTGTACGATCTGGACATGGCTTTAAGTATTCTGTTAGATTGGCAAATTCGACTGGTATTATTGATTCTGACTACTATAAAGCAGAACCAGTATTGAATAAGAAAGGTGAATATGAAGAAGGAGAAATCTTTGTAAAACTACACAATCAAGGTGATCAAAAATTGGTATTACCTGTAGGTGAAGCAATTGCACAAATGATGTTCCAGAAATATTTAATTAGCGATGATGATGCCGATACCGTTGGCGGTGATCGAGTAGGTGGCTTCGGAAGTACAAGTAAGTAAATAAAAAGGTGGTGCAAACCACCTTTTTTATTTTTTATTTATAAACTATAATAAAAATAAGTATACAAATAATGGATAAAAGAGCATTTCATACATTACTAAATGATTTAAAGGATAAAAATCCAGATCAATTTGAGTTATTAGAAGGTATTCAAGATACTTTTGATAAATCTATTAAACCTATAACAGATTCAGAAATTAGAGCATTAAAAACATTCCCTATACAATTTATACCAAGAATTGAAACTGAAGATGGTGAGTGGACAACCAAATTACATAATTGGGCTGAAAATGGTGTTTATGAACTTGTTGACATTGATCCTATGATATTAACACATAAAAATTCATTGGGTGATAGCGTACTAATGTCATTAGTTTCAGCAGCCACTGGTGCATTCACCGAAACAGTTAATTATGATTTAATAAAGAAAATATTAAATACCGATTTTTCATATGAAGAAAAAGAGGCATCAGCAGATAAGGAACAAATTATCGTAAAAAATGCCATAGATGAACGAGATATTTATGGACAGACTGTAATTGATTATCTTATTGATTTTGCTTACGGTGCTGGAAAATATGCTGGACAGGCACCTGATTTACAATTACAACAACTTCTTACTGATTTTTCCAATGGCACTGATACTGATATAGACGCAGTACCAGAACCTATTGATTACCTAAAATCAATGGAATAACTATCATTTAGAATCTTTTAATACAGAATCTATATTTTCTTTATATTTAGAAGTCAAGTCAGCTAGTTCTGAATTTATTTCATTTTTAAACCCAGTCTTAATGTAATTTACATTAAGACCTTTTTTTATTAGATCGAGGGCTTCGGTATATGATACCCCCAGTGAATTCATCACAACCGTAATATCTTCATTATTAATGTTATCTGACATATTATTTATCCTTTTTACCCTTTACCTTACCACTTCTAAATTTTATACCATCCGATTCAAATAAATGTGAATACAATTCATTAACTGTATCTTCGTTTATAGTTTTGCATCTAACGCATGATACGGCATCATTATGCGACATATTATACACCTTCATAACTTTCTCAATCATTTCTTTTACTTCACTGGTTGATTCAGCCTTTGTTTTTTTCCATTTAGAACTCAATGGTGGATTGGCTTTATCCAATGATGTGAATGCCATGCATTGTATTTGATTTGGTAAATCAAAGAATTGTATTGTGTTTATTTTATCAAGGATACCCAGAACAGTCTTTCTGGTATCCATTGACAATAACATTTGACACATATACATATTAAATGTGTTCTTTTCCCCTACTGTTGGCTCAACGCCATTGCGTCTACCATTCATAAAAGCAAAATAATCAAAATTACTCATTATTTACCTTGTAGCAATAACATTGCTCTTGCGAAGAATGAATTTAAATTGATTTCTTGATCAACCGCTGGCATAGATGATTGGAATTGATACTGACCTAATAGAACAGCAAAACTTAATCTAAATTTCTTATCAATCTTTTCCATAACATATTTGCCAAAAGGAGAATATATAGCCGTACAATCAACTATGGTTTTAGTTGTGAACTTTCTTAGATTTTCATCATCGAATGCGGTAATATATGCCCATATTTCATCTAGGTTTTCATATGATACTAATGATGGAGTTCCGTCAATAGATCCTTGATTTTCTAGATAGTTAATATAAGTATGTTGGATTATTGATCTGATGTCTGGGTAATAGAATCTAGCTATTTTCTTTAATGTATCTGGGTTTACTTTACCACCCTTATCTGACACTTCCAATTTAACTATATGATTTACTCGTTTCCATATCTGTTTCATAATATCAGCATCATCAGATTCATATGCAAATGATATTGGAGCACATCTTGACAATATAGGAGCAGGTATTTTATATATGTTATTACAGGTTAAAATAAATCGCACTGTTGATGTAGTTGATTCAATCAATGGTTGTAATGCTGTATAGAATTTAGCTGGATCTTGTATTTTTGGGGTATCTGCTTCATCAAGAATGATAAATCTTGGTTTACCATCAACATTTTTCTGCATTGCATAACTTCTAATACTTTCGATTGATTCCATAGCCTTTTCGGATATATAGAATATTTGATAGTCAACACCAAATTCTTTAGGTATAGCTAAAGCAGTACTTGTTTTACCAGTTCCAGGCTTCCCAGAGTGAAAACAAAAATGAGTAAACTTATTCTGCGATAATGCAAAATTTAACATATTTCTTGTTTTTTCTGGGAGAATTATATCTTCTATCCTTTCGGGCGTGTATTTAGCAACCCAAGGTAGAGTGTCTTCTAACTTATATTTAATATACTCAGTTGTTTTAATGGTTTGATCTATGCCATCGCCTGAAAAAATATCCATACTATCAGTCATGTTAGTCTCGTTTAAAAAATGTTAGCACTTGTATTCATCAAATATAGCAAATCATATAAACTATTGCTATATGAATACAAAATTTGTGAACTTTTTAGATAATATGCATGATGTAAACCCTGAACTTATTGATACAATTATAAGTGGGTTTAATCTAATTGAATCATTAAGTACAGATGATGCAAATGGAAAGCCAAATGGACAGGTAGTATCTCACCCATCGGTTGCATCAACTGTTAAGTATCAAAATCCATCAACTGAATATTTTCCACAAACTCTACCCGACGAACTTAATAATACAGCAATTATGTCACAGACAGGATCAAGAATCGCTCAATTACCACCTTCAGGTAGAACTTCTCTAGGTAAAGATACGTTAAAATCATCAGAAACAAGCAACTATAGTGCGTCTTACGGTCAAACAGGTAACTAAAATGAAACCAATTATTCTAGCGATTCTAGTATTATTTACAGGAATTGCCCATACTATATCATATACTCCTATGTGTCCTAATTGGAGTTCCACAACTACATATGCAATAGGTGATTGTGTAAGTGATGAAGGTGGTAATTATCTGGCAGTTACTAGCGTAGGTACATATATAAGACCAATCTATCATACACCTCATATATGGAAGACATGCGCTGCTGGTGAATGTGATGACAAATTTTTATACTGTAGTGACATATATCACTATAAAAATGATACAATTTATGACACTACAACCATAAATGTAACCGTTAATGATACAATCATCAATTCTATTATAGTAAATGATACTACGATTAATCCAGTGACCGTAAATGATACAACAATAGTAACCGTTACGGTGAATGATACTACTCATAATCCAGTAACTGTAAATGACACTACTATTATGCCTATTGTGATATATGACACCACCGTAATAGCTATCACGATGAATGATACATTGATAAATTTATATACTATATATGACACAATACACTCGAATTATAATATTATAGATACTATAGTAAATAATTTTTTTATATCCGATACATTAAATGTTATAGATACTATAAAAATACCAATGGAATTTTTGATACCACATATACGGTTGTTATAGATACTCAATCAGTTCCTGTATTAGATAGCTTTATGCTCACAACACTTATACACAGCGCAGTTATAACACAAGAAACTCTACATCATACACCTATACTTACTATAAGCATAGACACCACAGTTACTAAATTTGATGAAAACGATATATTAACTATATCATTTAATCTACAGGTGTATGATAAACAAGGACAATTCGTAAACACAATAATTGGAACCGATACTTTGTATAATAAAGGTTTTATTAATAATATAGAACTCAAGTTGCTTTCAAGTAATTCAGATGGATTATTGGTTGCTCAATCTGGTAGATTGTTAGGAACTGGCGTATATATCATTCGAGGTATTAGTACATTTAATCTGAATGGCAAAAAGTACTCAAGTACATATCATAACAACAAAATTGGATATACTAGATAATAAAAAAGACCGTGGTTAGCGGTCTTTATTTTTTATAGTAAATCTACCATTGTATCTCTTTCATCGTCTTCAAGTCCCTTACCCCAACCAACAGCTTCAAATAATCTATCCATTGTTTGAGAGAATGTTTTTACCCATTGCTCTTGCCAGTCAGGTGCGAATATTTCAAGCACTCTATCAGGACATTTATCACCAACGAATGCAATTGAATTTAATCCATATTTATTTTCACAAACCTTTATGAATTTAACTTTAGATGCTTCAAATATTGGTTCTAATGTAGTTTCCTTTAGTACTTCATCAACTTCAATCAGGTAATTCCATACTGAACCTGCTCGTAGTCTCCAATCAACCTTTGATCGTTCAGCATCGGACCAAGTTATCCAATCTGAATATTTAGGTGGATCTGATTTTACGCCAGATGGAATAGAAATATCATAATATTCTTTATTATTAACCTTTTGGAAGAATTCATCCTTTATTTTCAAATACTCTCTTCGTATTTCACCTTTATCCATATTTTTGAACATCTTATCGATCAATTTCATAATACGATCACGTGAGAATGGAGTAGTTGAACTTCTAACGATTTCCAATCCAGTAACACCAAACTTTGCTTTCGGTGTTAAAGTTTCTTTATCCAAATATTTTTCATCTTCGTTACTTTCAATTCTGCAAATATATTTTTTCTTAGCTGTAACTATAGTCTGATGTATGCATTTTTCTCTCTTCAAGAATAATGTGTTTTCGTAATAGTTCCAGTGGTTGGCGTAATCACTCATGAATAAAGCCAACTTTTCTTCCATAATACCTGCATCCATGATACGGCAGAAGTCGGTTAAACAGAATCTATTATAGATTACTCTATAATCCTTATCCATCAAAATGCCTTCAGCAAATATTTTCTTTTTCTTATTGGCATCTATTTCTGGATCAGTCCATGACGGGCAATAGGTGGTACATGCGGAATTGAATTCTTTTTTAGCATTTAATTCTTGAGTTGCATAATCAAACATCGAACGCTTAATTAATTCATTACCCTTAAATACAAGAACTTCTAATTTCTTATCTACAAATGCTTCATATGGCTTATAGATATCAGCATACTTAACGAAGAATGAGTCAGTATCACCGTGACTAACACGATTATACATGGTCAATCCTTCTTTATTTTCAAATGTACCAGTTAATGCTGGATCTATAGGTGCTCTATAACCAAATAACATTTCAAATCGTATATCATCAACCAATTGGTTATCGATGTAATCACATAATCTTTCTACAGTTACTGTAATTAGTGCTTTACCAAATGCAGTAACGGAAGCAGAATTGTCAATATCATACAACTGGAAATATGGATTTCCTAATAATCCATATAATGAGTTACCTAATAGCTTGTATGTTCTCTGCTTCATATCATAAAAATCAGCTAGATCCAAGTCACCTTGTTTTCTAACTTTTTTCATCATTTTTTTAAGATCTGTACGACCATCAAACAAGGTTTTAACTACTTGAGGAACGATACCAACAATATCCTTTCTATAGAATACTTGGCGTTGACCATTGGCATCCCAAGGACTTCTAACTAAATTCTTTAGGATTTCTTCTGGTATAACTTCATCAATAGGATAAATAACTTTTGTTTCTGGGCTAATATTTGCTCCCATCATAATCGATGGATACATTGATCTATAGTCATACGAAACCAAGTATAAATAATATCCAGGAGTTGCATACACATACGCACCAGGAAACCATTCACGTGTATTTTCTTTTAGAGGTGGCATTACTAAATTCTTCTTATGTAAGAAGTTAAGTATGAAGCCCACTAACATTTTTTTTGCTTCGAAAATAGCAGAGAATGGCACTCGTGCTTCTGAACAAGCTGTAAATGTAGCATCAAACATTCTACATTTCTTTTCAATATTTGTCATTAGTCTAACGTCTTGGAAGTTATATAGAATAAACTCATCCCAATTCGTTAAATATGTCAAGTATCCATTTGATAATGGTGCTTTACGTTCATTACATTCAACAGCACCAATGGTATCTAATTTGTAATTATCTCTTTCCGAAGAGTTAAATTTTCTATATAATTTCAAGAAGTCGATTATTTCAGTGCCACCAACAACAAGCGAATTGTCTTGCTTGCTTATATATGCTGATTTATACTGTTCTGGTAATCTACTCAATAGTTTAAGAGGAACTTCTAGCGTTTCTGCTCTTTTTACAATATATGGAATGTCAAAGAAATCCGAATTCCATCCAGTTAAGATATCAGCTTCATTTTCCGATATCTTAATAAACATATCACGTAAAAGATCTCTTTCAGTAGGACAATTAATGTATTCACAATTTTGTTCTTTTAATTGATCTTTAGTTTCTTGCTTTAATTCTGCATTCAACCCAAAGGTATAATATTTATCATACTTTGAAAAGTAGATAGTAATACAATTAATTGGATATAATGCTTTATCAGCAGATGGAAACTTACCACGTGTTGCAACTTCGATATCAAGATAACAAATATTGACATCTTTTGCGGAAAATCTAATATCATCAAATTTCTGGTATGCTCGTTGTAACCATCTAGTTCTAAAATCAATATCACATTCAGCTATGTGATTATGTCTGCCTAAGTTTTGGTTTCGTATGTCCATTTCGGTTCTGCTGTCGCATATAACCTCATACATATCCCGACCATAGATATCCTTCATACCACTAAAAGATGAGCCATGTTCACCTCTAATCGGGGTAAAGAACCTATGTTTAGTCTTGACCGCTGTTCTAGTACCGTCAGTGTACCATAGAAACATTAAATTTTTCTGACGATCATGGTGGATAGCCGTCCACATCGGTTTTTTTTCTAATTCTACCATATTTTTCACCTTTCTCCCATTAGGGATCAATACAAATATAGCTAAAAAAGAAAAAAGCAACATAATTTTTTTATGTTGCTTTTCTTTATCATTGTATTATTTTATTATATGTATTTCTTAATTAAAATATCGAATGCTTTACCTGCACTTTCTATAAGTGCTTTATTATCTTCATTCTCTAGTGATTTCATAAATGATTCAAATTTAACTGAATTAGTCGCTAATTTGCTTTGTTTCTTGGCTACATCTTCCCATTTCTTATTTGCGTCTGCGCCTTTTTTCATTTCTTTCATTGCTTTTTCAGCTTGGGTATCTACTGCGCCTTCTGACTTATGTGATGTTACTGGTAATTCCGATGCCGTATTTGCGTTTTCTAATTTTTTGCATTCAGTTGATGCTGTTTTTGCTTTAACATAATCTGTTTGTTTTATAGGACCTGCATTAACAAAAGCCTTTGCGTCTGTTATTCCCTGTGAAGGATTAGCAGCACTTGCTTCTTGTATAGGTGCTTTCTTTTCTTGTTTCATAGGTTCTTTCATCTTTTCAGTTACCTTTTTACTAAGTGGCTGATTTGCGCATTCAGTTAATCCACTAACTGCGTTTTCCAATTCGGAAAAATCAATTTCGCTATTGATATCATTTCCTCTGGACATAATACCATCTAAGTCATCAATCGATTCCATCATAGTCATATTTGACTTTTTTGTAACAACGTTATATGCTTGAGTATCTTGAATCGATTCCGAAATACTTTCGATTAGTTTTGTTTCTTGCATTAACTTATTTAAGTTAAGGATATCCATAAAGGCTCCGTTTTTATAGTAATTTATAATAGTTTATAAAAATCCTAATTTTTATATAAACTTTAGTAACGGAGAATAAAAATGCCCATTAATATACCTTTTAGAAACGATACAAATACATCTTTGTATATATCAAATTTAAGTAATACCACTGGTAAAACATATCGTGAATTAAAATCTCTATGGGATAAATATAATAGAGAGGTTCAATATGATGTCATGTACAATCCAACTAAATACATTAATTTCGGAAAAACCGATTTGTATACCGAAGTTGGACGAAGAATGGAAGAATACTTGAATAATCCAAGTAAAGAAGCAACCGATCAAATTCAAGAAGATGAAACTAATCAACTTTCACAGGAATTTGGTAATGAAGTTGAATCTAATCTAGAGTCTCCACCAGAGGAAGTTGCACCAGCAGTTGATCCATCTACTGAACCAGTTACTGAGGAATTGCCACCAGAAACTCCTACAGATGTACCAACAGAAGAAGTCCCACCCGAAGAAGGAACTCCTACTGAAGAAACTGGTGATGCCGTTGATACAGATACAGCAGATCAAATGCCAGATGATAATGATATGGAATCAATTTTTAAAGAACTTGGTCTATAAGTATTTTCAATATATTGTTCATGGGATCGCATCACTGTTTTCATATATTCTGTTGGTCTAAACATATATGCAACCGATGTATCCCATATATCCTGAGATACATTAATTCTAGCATCTACACGCAAATCCCCTATTAAGGGGATTTGTTGTTTTATATCTAATTTAGTTATCACAGCGATTCTTTGTATACTCGATACTTAGAAAAATCACTATGATCATATACCATTTGTTTCTTTATAGTTGCATTTTCATATCCGATGTACACACCATCAAACTCATCAATCTTGATTCTAATAGCATCAACATTAGTATGTCTGATCATTTCAGATAATATTCGTGCATCTATATTCATTTCCTTATCCGATAGCATCGCTAGATCGGTTCTCATAGCAACTGTATATCTATTTGGGTATTCGCATATTATATCTGCAACACATGCATCAACCTTTTCAAATTTTACATTAACAATAGGTGCTTGTTGAGTTAATTTGTTAAGTAATTTCATATTACATTCTAACAATTTAGCATCCATTACGAAATAATCAGTAAATTTAGATACATCTATTGTAAATATTTCTGTATTAGTTGTATCTACATGCATGAAATTGTATTCACATGTCGTCAACGTAACCGTGTTATTATCATAAATGTTGAAGGTAAGAGGTGTGTATTGACCTGTAGACATCATCAAACTAAATATATTAAATGGGATATATACAGAACAATCAGTACCATAATCATCTCTTTCATAAGATTTTAATGTCAATGTACTTTTCATACCAGCGTGTATATTTTGGAATTTTAATTTCTTATTTTCCACTATAATATTTACGCCATCCGCTGACTTTTCATAATTCAACTGAGTCATAATCTCAAGAAGACCTTGAGTATCTATTTCAATTGCATTTATTAATTTAGCATCTGGTGTAACAGTTATAGGTCTAAATGGAAATTTAGAAGTACCTATTTTAAGTCTTACTTCCAATTCATCCAATTCCTTAACTGGATTATAAAAACTATCAAGAACCAATTCATTGGTTTCTTCATCAATCCATAAAGAAATCAGTTCATCAACACAATTATCAACAGCATTAAAGAAGTCATATAAATTAATTGATACCGAAAATGGTAAAATATCACCATCTTCCTTATCATATGGGTTAACTTCTGTCCATATTCCAGTGCTTGTGCTTAATCGTATTACATTTTCATTTTCTTTTCTATAACATTCAATATATAATTGTTCATTATCTGCTTGATATTCAGATTGCAATCCCTTTGCCATAAAACAAAGTCTTTGTGGAAGATCATTTATAGCACTGATTCTCATTACTTTTAATTCGGACATAATTATTTTCCTTTAAATAAAAAATGGTAGAACTTACATTCTACCATTAAATATACCTTTTAATTGTTATTTATACATTGGGAAATTCATTTAATTCAGGACCAGCCCCTGTTTCCAATTCGGCTGCTTTTCTTAATGTACCTTGCACATCTTCATCTTCACCTTCAGTTGGGATTTCACCTTCAGTTGGCGTAGGTTCGACACCACCCAATTCATTTGATGCATCCATGAAATCACCAAACTCATTAGGAGGCGCACTACCTGCACCTGCTTCTGGAGCACCACCCATAGGTTCCTGTGGTGCATTTGGTAATTGCAATACATCGGTATCACTTTGTTGTTGTCCTTGCATTTCTTTAATATATCCTTCCATGAATTGATTGAAATCACTTGGGGATGGACGTTCTTCTAATTTCTCGGCTAATGTTTCCAAATCACTAACTTTGAATTCACTATCTAATGCTGGATATAATTGTAAGAATGCATCAATAATTTCTTTAGCTGGTCTTGTATTTAATCCCTGCATGCCATTAGATATTTGCGATGATGTTAATTTAACACCTTGAGTTGAGTTATTTAATTGTTTTCCTACACCATCAGCGACAATATTTGATAGTACATCAATAATACCGTCTTTAGTTGTTGTAAAATTATCTACAGCAAAATCTCTAAATGTTGAGTATTCTTCATTATCTTCTAATCCAACGGTTCCTTCATCAGCATTTACAGCATTTGGATCAGCGTCTGGTGCACCACCGCCACCCATTCCACCTAAATCCATACCACCACCAACAGAACCACCGCCCATATCCATACCACCTGGATCAGCAGAGAATGCATCAGCACCAAATGAATCGGAATTAACATCACCAGAAGCATCAGTAGGAACATCACCACCATCAACAGGTACGTCACCACCTTCATCAGCAGTAGGATCTACATCTTCTGGTTTTTTTGTTTCATCTTGTTCAACCAATGTCATTAGATTACTAAAATGTCTTGCATCGGATTCCATGCTATATCCACCCTGAACCCAGTTAGGAGAAAATCCAGATACGCTAACTGATGGATTTGCGAATTGAGATGGTGTACCAAATGATGGAGTCGCTTGTGCTTGCTTGTTCAATATATCATCTATTGATTTTATAATTGACGCACCAAAATTGCCTGTGTATTGTTGATCTTCTAAACCAACTTCATATACAGAATCATCTATACCGTCAAGATTTAATTTTACTGTAATTTTTCCATTTGCGTTAGGGTAAATTAATTCAACAGTAACATTATTATTCTTTCTATTGATATTAAATTTACTGTGCATCTTATCTAGAACAATACTCTTTAAATCCAATCTAAATGCATTAGGTGAGTTATTTGGTGTTAATGATGCTTCGGTCAATATACGTTGAGTAATGTCCTTAACGGTTGCTTTAACTGGTGTCCAAATGGATTCAAATTTAATTCCCTTGGCTGGGTCAGCAATATCACCATTCATTCTCTTAATGATAGCCATCTGATTTATTTTATCAGGTGTTTTTTCGGTTGGCTTTGGACATGCTTTACCTAAATTTTTTATAACATCTTGCTTATCTAATTTTGTATCAGAAGCTGATGGTCCATTATCAATCTTCTTACTCTTTAGCGCATTTAGTACGTCAAGTTTCTTAAATTCCATTTTTATACCTAATTTTGGTGATTATCAATAGTTTATAATTTAAATAAAAAATGCGGTATTAAACCGCATTTAATTATTCAACTATATCAAAATTACTCATAATTTGGGATGTACTTTCAGGAGAGGCGATATAAATATTAATCAAATCTCCATTTTCTTGCATTACTTTACCAAATGCTTTGAATGCTAATGTGTTTCTAGATTCGAGATATCTAAGTTCGATATCAAATTTACAATCGAAGGTTGACATGAAGTTAAATATTCTACTTGGAAACAATCTATATTTTTCAATTCCATCTACATTTAATGCATTTGAATCAAATATTACGGAGTTGGTTTCGTCGATTAATCTAGTTACTTGTTGTCTTTCCATTCCTCGCATATATATGGAAATTGATTCATTTACGGTCAATCCAAAAAATTCACTCTTTTTCATTAATTTTATGTCAGTTGTTAATCTCTCAAGATCATCAGTATCTAACGTAAATTTTGCGACTAGTTTCATTGGATCGTTATCTCTTGAAACAGGCACTTTTTTATCATACTTTGGAGTAAACTTTGTTTGATCGGCTACAACAGTTCTATATGTTGCGTAATCATCACTAAATACTAAACAGTCAAGTAATCTACCTTTAGTTGATCGTTCTTGAGCAAACTTAATATTTCCTTTCTTTGGATAATCAATTGCTTTTATGTAATCCATAAACTCAGGCATATTAGCTATACCAATTTCAGGATCTGAATATGATATATTATTTGCCGAGGTAGATATATGAACCAATGTACCCATATCCATTAGGGATATCATATAGGTTTCAGTTTCTTTAAAGAACAGAACTTCTCTTTTATTAGCCACCTTCAACAGATTTTTTAATACTTCTAAGTATGCTTTAGTTATTTTTATCGGATATGCCATAAATGCTCCATATTTATGTACATAATATAGCAAAAAAGGAACCTTTTTAGGTTCCCTTTTTTATCTAAATTCTCTAGTCTCTCTTTCTGTATTGCTATAGTTTCGATTTTTCATTTCTGTTTTTACAGTATTTATAAAATCTCTATAGTTATCAATTTTAAATTCACTAATGAATCCAGATGCATTTGTTATGATTTTATTCATTTGATCTTCGGGTAAATCAGAGAAAATACTCTTTAAACTCATTAAAAAATCATATTTGGAATCAAATTGAACATTACTTGATAGCATATGTGGATATTTTGATTCGTGTTCAGCATGCTTCATCATTTTAATAGCATTGGCTTCATCTTCCGACACTTCACCGTCCACACCCTGCATAAATCCAATACCAGAGCCATAATCAGCATTGGATTTGTATTTTTTATTACGTTCCATTTCTGATTTATTCTGGTCTTTTAGTTTTTGAGTGAATAATTCTTCGATTGGTTTCAAGTGATCAAATAATAATTTAGTATCATATTGATATTCAACGGCTTCAGTTAATGCCATATTGTAATTACTACCATATGGCGACATCGTAGCAACGCCTTTATTGAAATCTGATATACCACCATCGGTAGGTTGTAATACATTATTACCAAATTGATTACATTTTTCACCATTGGATGGTTCAAATGACTGTGTTAATGATAGTAAATTATCGAATGCTGTAGACATATATGACCTTGTTAATATGTGATTAGTTTATAAAAAAAGATCCCAAAGGGATCTTTTTATTTATTTTGTAGGTTTTGGTACTATTGATATTGGTAGTATAGATTGCCATTTTGATGTAAAATATGCATGATCTACTTGTACTTCACTAGTCGAAAACACTTTCATTATATCATCATATTGAGAAGCCATTGATTTTATTTGAGCCACTAGATATCCACGCTTATGACATTCTAATGATATATCTGCCATATAATGATAATAACCAGATTCCATATGTTCGGACATATCTTTGAAATTCAATGACATAAATGTTTCACCACGAATGGCAATAAATGGACCGTGTGCAATCAATACTCTGCGTCTAGATATTTCCTCATATCCCATTCCGTTTACATATGACCATTCTACGTTGTCCATATTGCCTTGTGCATAGCATCCACGATATACATCTGTCTTATCTAGATTAAACCATCTACCAGATGCTCTAATTTGAGAAAAACCATATGGAGCCGCTACATGAGTATTTTCCTTTAATTCTTCTAACCGAGGAATAAGATTTCTATCATGTATCATAGAAGAATCATTGCTTATAATTATCCATTTAGGTGCATTTTTTGGATCAGTACCTCGAAATTCACGAATTTTTTCTTGCATTCTAATTAAGTGTTCAAATGCATTTTTCTTACATTGCTTATTAAACGCAGGTATTCCCATTAAAATACGAGGAGCAAAATCAACCCCATCCATATATATTTTTGACATATGTTGATTCAAAATTACATGAACTGCCTTATCACTAACAGGCTTACTCAAAAAATCATCGCTTTGCGTAGGAAATTTGCTTTGCTTTGGAGGTCTGATACCCAATTCTTTTTTTGTAGATTCTACTACTTGGCGTTTCTTACTTGCTTTTTCTTTAAGTGCTTGGTCTTTTTTATCTTTTTGTTCACCTAGTTCATTCATTGCATCATCGAATGCACCTTCAATAGATTCATCCGAATCATCAAGTGAAACCTCAATATCGGAGTCTATATTAATATCATCATTAATATCAATCTGCGGTACAATTTTTTGTTCTGTTTTTGTTTGTTTTTTGTCTTTAGCCATAATGATATCCTTAAAAATATGGTGTGGTGGGTTTAGATTTTTTTGTTATGATTTTTTTAGCTTGTTTTTGCTTTTCATATTTCATTTTCTCACGATTTCCATGCAATAACATTAATTTAATCATAGCACCATCTGCTTTTCTAATATAGGTTTTTAAATCGTCAAAAACAATAAAACCATTCTTATCTAATTTAAAACAGTCAGAATACATCACGGCATTATTAATATCTTTAATTTGGCGTAGTGATCCATCTTTATCATACTTAAATTCTTCAGTTGGTTTTATGTGAGTCCACTCAAACCAACTAAACCCCATCTTCACAGTTTTTTCAATTTCATCTTTACCTGCATCGTCATTATCCCAAATAACAGTGCCGTTATGAGCATTCTTTTTCAGTTCAGGATGTAGCTCTAGAAATTTCATTAAATGTTTAGTACCACCAAACGCAATTGAATTTTTTATAAATGTTGAGTCAATAGCACCTTCCAATAGAAAGAATGGTTCATTTACATTTAAAAAATCAATGTTATATAATTCACGTTCAGCACTTTCCAAATTTCGATATCTAAGTAATGAATGTTCATCTAATGAACGAGCATCAAACTGTATCCATTTACCACCATATCGGTAATAAGGTATTATAATTCTATTACCATATTCATTACCTACATATCGACCATCTTCATTTTTTATATAATTTCCGTTGGTATCTCTATCTTTATATTTGTCATCACGGATACATACAAACCATTTTTTATATACAGACTTTCGTATACGTCTGCTAAGACAATATTCTAATGCTTTTATTGCAGTAGGATTAGTTTCGTCAGTAAGCTCGACTAATTCACCTACCTTAAATTTATATAAATTGGTTGCGTTATATGTTTTTTCAGCTTTGGTTTTTTGGGGTTTCTTCCAATCACGTTTTTTCTTATCAAATGCGTGAAATATTACACGCTTATAAATTTCATTATGTTCGTTTTTTAGAAATTTAGTGAATGCAAATGATTTATTACAGTTGTAACATACATATTTCCATTTATCTGTATATACATAAGCACATTTATTGGTTTTATTTTTTGTATGTCCTCCACACAAAGGACAATGAAACGTATACTCAGTTCCGCTTCTATTGCATTCCAAATCGCAGTTAACTAAACTTTCAATAACTGCCTCATGAAGCAAAGAGTCTGGAATTCTACTGTAATCAAAGTTGTCTATCATCTTCTCTAATCGACTTGAGTGTGGTTTCTATCATACTCAAATATAGTAAAGTATTGTGATATTTGTATTTATTTTTTGAAGAACCTAATCTTCTCATATTTGAATTATATTCTAATTCAAATAAAGTATTAGTTAATCCCTTGTAGAATTCATATTCTGTATCAATAGATGTTTTAATAATGTTATTCATAAAAAAAAGAGAGATGTTGTGCATCTCTCTTTAATATATATTTTATCAGAAATTAAAATGGTAATTCATCATCTGCTGCTGAATTTTCCGATTCAAATTCTACTTCAGGTTCTGCTGAAGGGGCAGGGGACGCACTTGCTGATGGGGTTTGTACCGAAGCACCTTGGAAGTAATTCTGAGCATCGCCAGTCTTTACATTCTTAGTTGCTACTTTACCTGCACCAGTTGCTGTTCCTGTTCCTGGCATTGATCCATTAGCTGCTCTACCAGCCAATTTCTGCTCAACCTTTGCACAGAATTCCGCATATTTCTGACCTGCTTCTTCAGCAGATGGAACTGTTAGGAATTCGGTTAGGTCATAGCACTTATCCAAGATAGCCATGATTTCGGCATCGCTACCAGCCAAGTCGGAGAATCCATCTGTATCCCATTCGGAATTATCATATGAAGCCATATGCTTTTCAGGATCTTCAGTTACCATAACCAAGAAGTCACGACCATTCTTTGGACTATATGGATAGAAAATTTGCTTTTTCTTTATTGAAGCAGGTTTTGATGGATCTCTCTTTTCTTCCTTGGTAGGTTCGAACAGAGTCTTATTCATCTTTCCTGTGTGTTCCCACAATTTAACCTGACCAATAAGATCAGTTACTTGAATATCGTTACGAATAAGAATATTCATTACATGACTTTCTTTCGCAAGAATGTCCTTACCCTGATCCTTAATCTCTTTGTTGTTTTGAGCCTTACCTTCATTAAATATCGCCCAACCAGCATCACAAATAGGACAGAATTGATCTTCACCAAGCATTTTTCTACACTTGACGTTCATGAACACTTTTGCCTGTTCTGATTTTAATCTGTGGGTTAATATTTTTACACTAGGATTTAGCTTATTCTTCAAGCCATTAAATCCACGAGGCAACATTCTTACCATAGCTTGGTATTCTTTTGCTTCATTTTTTATTGTTGGTTTCCAGAATCGTGGATCTGGTGGAGTCTTTTGATATTTTTGACCACCGGTTGACTCTGGTTCTACTGCTGCTGTATCTGCTGTTACTGTTAAGAAATCTGACATTTTGAACTCCTGTTCGATTATTGTTTTAAGTTACGTTCAATTTAGAGAACTACCGTTCCATACTGTGAACATTAATAAATATAAGTTATTTTGTTATGTTTGTCAGAATTATTTCAGTAATTTTGTATTATTTTCTTGCGTCAATAAATAATTATGTGTATTGGCAACTACAGATTCTGTATCAATTTCTGTTGCGTAATTTTCATCACCGTGATACTTTTTTAATTCATCTGTAGCATTAGTAACTATTGATTCTTTATCAAAAGCTAATCTCTTTTGTGTTGAATTCTCAATAATTGTTAGATCGATAAATTTAATGTCATGATTGTCAGAGGATGATGCGTTTTCTTCCATTAGTTTTTGACTTTCTTCTACATCAAATGCTTTACCTGTTTCAGATTTAATGAATTTAACAGCATCATCATTTACCAATTCAGATATATCACCCAATTTTGTTTGTTCTGCGTTATATTCAGGTGCTGATTGAATATATGATTTTCCAATCAATGGATTTCTTAATTTTCTTTGTTCTTCTATCCAATCATTAAATTCTTTAGTTTGCACTGGTAAATTACTAATTGAACCACCTGCACGTTCAATTAAGGCATTATGTGAAAGCTCCAGTGTTTCTTCTGGAGCTTCGTTTATTTTGTCTCTGTATTGCTGATGTACATCGTTACTATTTGGTATTTTTCTTCTTTGCATATATCGTATTACTCTCGGTGTATTCTTTTTTTATTATTGCTTTAATCTTTTTATTTAGTAATTTTTCAACTAAATATTCAATGTCGAAATGCAATCGAAGACCTAAAATAATATCACTCATTTTTAATCCCGTATCTTTGTATTTTGTATATACACTATAGATAGAATCATTCAATTTATCTGACATTTTTTTAAATTTATGTTCTGGCATTGCTAATGTCGCAACGTCATCATTATCAGAACGTTTAGTCATTAACAATTGTTCAATTTCGGTTGATATATGTATCACTAAAATACTCCGGTAAATCCATCTAACGCATCGGTGTTTTGATCTGCACTTAATTCTTCAACACTCGAATCATGGTCTATATTAGTAGAAGATATATTTTTTGCTCTGTCATTAGGAGAATTATTTCTTCCTTTTGGAGAATTATGCTTTCTTACATTTTTATCTCTATCCGAATTAGTTGCTGAATTGGATGAACCTTTAACTTCAAATGTGTTAGCGTTGAATTCTGGTATGGTTTGAGTTTGATTTATTTGTTGCTCATTATACTTATCAATATCTTCTGCTGTTGCTGATCTTACTCTCATATGAGCATAATCAACTCTTGATAAACCAGAGACACTATTAGAACCAAAACGATTTTTTAATATCATATGAGCAAACAACCCACATGATTTTAATAATGGATCTTGTGTAATAGTTATAACAAAGTCAGCGGTGTCATTAAGACCAACTGAACCAGCAACATCTTTCATGCTTGCTTCTTTATTCTCATAACCTTCACGCTTCAACTGAGACGCAGTAACCACAGCAATGTTTTTTGATTTAGCAAGATCACGTAGCTGTTCAGCAACTTCCTTGATAAGTGTATAAAGAGTATGATCTTTAAACGATCCTAATCTCTTAGCTGCTTTCATGATACCGATATAGTCAACAACCAATAGATCAATATCAATACCCTTAGTTCTCTTAATCTCTACAATTTCATTTTCAATATCAACTACAGTAGCTGATGTTGGCATTGCTTTAACATAAAGATTACCTGCTTTCTCAGCATGCTCTAATTTATTTTGCGCTAATAACTCTTGTATTTCTAGTGCTGATTTACCACGAACCGTACCTAATTCAATATCGGTTATATTGGCAGTAATTCTTTCCCATATTAATTCTTCAGCCATTTCCATTGTTACATATAGAACATTGAAACCAGCTTGATATGCATAAGCAGCATCATTACATAATAGAATAGATTTACCTACATTCGGCATACCATAGTATACAGACAATGCTTTTCGGTAGTGACCACCATAACCATCCTTTGGTGAAGTAGCCCGTCTAACAAGCTCTAAAGCGGCAGGGATGGCACGTAAACTAACATTAAGTCTATCCAATGCTTCTTGCGCATCATCGGAAAGATGTAAACCAATATCTAAATTCAATGTAAAATTTACTGCATTGTGTAGTTCTTTTACTAAGTCACCAATATTATCAACTTGTCCATCATGAATAAATTCAGCTGCGTTAGTTAATACTTTTTCAGTTTGTTTTTCTCTGAAAAAACTTTCGATCATAGATATAGCAAAATCTCTATCCAATGTAGGAATAGTAGCATTATTAATAGCCATTAATTTAGTACGTTCTCGTGTACCTTTTGGCAATGCAATAATTAATTCTTGTGCTGATGGGTATTTACTAAATTTTTTATGAAATCTATTGATAAAATCACATATTCTTTTATTATCCTGATCATCGAACAAATCAGGGTCTAAATGGTTACAAATTCGACTTTGGATGATCGAATCCTCAAAAAATTTACGTAAAACTAGATCTTCACGTGATAAATCGTATACTTCGGACATATATAAAAACTCCTACATACAAATATACATAAAAAAGAAAAAGTCACGTGACATACACGTGACTTTTTTTATTTTGTTATTAGTACATTTAATTATTCTGAATCTTCTTCTTGTGCGCTGATTACTAACTTTTTCTTCCCTTTAGTTGCCTTAACAACCTTAGTATCGTCAGTATCTTCACCTTCAGCCTTGAAATTATCTTCCGATATTTCAATATCCTGTTCATCTGGATCTTCATCACCATAATCAAAATCGGATGGGTTCAGCAATTTAAAGGTATCCTTAACATATGTATTGATTTCATCAAAGATAGTACCTATTGTACTTCCTTTATGTAATTCAGTATCCTTACATACGATCCAGTTTTTAGGTTCTTTCTTTGGATCTTTAATTACATATAGAGTTGATTTTCCTTTATATTTAGGAGCTACAACACCCATATCTTCATGATCTGAATTGAATTTTTCGATTAGATCACCATCACGAGCAAATAAATGCAATCCATACCATTTATTCAAACCCCTTTCAAAATTCAAATACACACATGATTCAAGTCCATCACGACATATACGAGATTTTAGATTCTTTGCTGTGATGATAGTACCCTTTCTTGTATCACCTTCTTTATATTGTTTCTTTTTCATTGACAATATAACACTAGATGCATATAAACCACCGCTACCACCAGCAACCTTCTTAGGATCACCATAACCACCGATATTTGTGTATACGTGGTTAGTAATTAGCATAGGTATTTCAAGTTCACCCATTCTAACAAGGATAGATCTATATAAACGCTTCAATTCTTTCTGAAGTGTCATATCACTAACATAGTTTTCTTCCTTGATATCTTTTCTTGACTTCAATGTATCTAACATACCTTGAGAGTCAATGATGAATGCGCACTTGTTTTTATTAGATAGTGCCTTACCACGAGCTTCTTCCAATTGATTCAATATTGTATCAAAATTAGTTTTCAATTCTTCAACAATATCCTGTGATATAATTTTGAACGACCCTTCAGGCAATCCGAATGAAACTAATTGATCTTCGGTTACAGCATTTTCTGTATCAACGTAAAATATGAAATATCCCATATCAACTAGAGGTTTTGCAAATCCATAGATAGCGAAGAATGTTTTACCTACTGCTTCTTCACCTGCTAACATAACTGCACGATTTCCTGGGAAACCCTTGGTCATGTCACCAGATATCAACGCATTTAGCGTATATGATCCAGTGTCTATCCATGCATTAATTTCTCTTTTCTTACCTGCATCTGTAAATTTATCACCTGTTTTTACTGTTTTGAAAAAATCAAATGATGATGCTAATGATACTTTTTCTTTTTTAGTCATGTAACTATCCCTTATTTATCATGACTATAAAATACTTTATTTATGTATCGATTACATTAAATTTGTTAAGATAATAAATTTATTCCACCTTTCAATTTAGCTAGTGTTTCTTTATTATTAAATAGCAGTGGTGTTATGAATACATGCAAACCATTTACATTAACTGTCTGAAAAGGCATTCTTTGATTTTGCATTGAAATAGGACTTGTTGTAAATAAAATGTATGGATTAAACTTTCCGCTATTATTAACCGAAGTCATGTTACCACTAAAATTCAATGTATATTTTATCTTACCATCTACAACATCGGTTATTTCAACTTCACATATATGCGAATTAAAGTTAATATTGTAATTGCAATTAGATGCGTTAGTTAAACTTTTTATCCCTGCTGGTGGCATTTTCATTATATACAAATAGTCATCTAATTTTACATATCCGGTTAATACTGATTTATTGCCCTTGAATAAATGCACAGTATTTGAAAATCGTTTCAGTACTGGATATAACATTCTACCATTATCCATACTCATGTTATGGATGAAATTAGACATCTTTTTTTCTTCATTTCCTGTATTACTTGATTTATTGATAGATATTTTAGTTCCATCTTTTGATGCTATGTTATTATTAACATCTAAAGATAATCCACCATTTAATACATTACCTTTAATAACTACACTATAATCAGATCCACATCTATTTAATGTGTTAACTAATCTATTGATAGTGGTATCAGTGACCGTTATTTCAGTCTTTTTGTTTAACACTATAGTATTGACTTTTTTATATGATATTTTTGTAGCTAATATAGAACCATCTGAATACACTGGGTAATAATTAAAATCTCTAGTAATTTCTACAGATTTATATAATTCACCATCTTTTTTTGTATACCCCAATCCAGCACATATTGAATTAATATCGGTTATTATATTATCAGTAAATACTAATTGGGTAGTACTATCTATGTTTTTAACTATCATATATTTGCCTCACCATTATTAACATTTTTAAATGTCAATGATACTGTTTTTACATTTCCTGTAGGTACTTTAACAGCTAATACAACACGTGCAGAATTATAATATTCATCAAATACCACAAATGATTGTTCTATAATTATAGTTATTCTAGGTTCATATTTTTCAACTAATTTATTTATTTCGTTCATTAAATTCGATTCAAATGACTCGTAATCATCAACTACTGAGAATAATTTAGATTGTATGGTTGCACCAAATGAATTATTAAAGAATCTAGTTCCTATTTCAGTCAATAAAATAGTATATAGATTCTGAATCATACTATTTTCATCAGTAACTTCTACAAAGTTTGAGTATGCTAAATCTCTATTATATATAGCACTCTGATTGAATCCATTATTAAATATAGACAATAATCCTGATTTTGATTTGCTTGATATTTCAGTAAACGCAGTATCTGGATATAATACATTTAATGTAGCTACATTACTTAAAGAGCAGTTTTCATATCCAGTATTAGTTGGTCCTGTTTCAACTTGAACATATCCAGTAGTAGCACCTTCAGGTATTACAATTATTAAATGATCTCTATCGCCAGTTAAAATCTGTGCAACTATTCCATTTACAGTAACTATGTTAGATAATACCGTTGGGTTAAACAAGCCAACCGTTGCGTATATAGTAATCTGATCATCAACATAAGCATTGTTGGTTGATAGTGCTATGTAAACAGGACATCCAGTACCTACATTAACCTGTCTACTAATGGTTGATGTATTACCACACTCATCGAATGCTGTATATGTTATATAATAAGTACCTATGGTATTTGTATCCACATTACCTGTAGTTACTATATTATCAGTTACATTACCAGAGATATTATCCTGTGCGGTTGCACCCATATCAACATACTCATTACTCTGTTTAATATCAACCACAGCATCACCAATTAATGTAATAATAGGTCCTGTATTGTCAGATATCTTTGATATAGGGTTACTAAATACGGTTCCTGTGGTATTTTCCACACTTAGCGCAAATATTATAGTACCATCAGTAATTCCACTTAGGATAGTTGTTTGTAAGTATTTATTGGTTGCTGTTGTTTCATTTATTTGAATTTTATCGCTAATAAATGATCTTGGTAAACCAATTGGTGATAGATTAACACCTGTCACCTCTGCTATATCACCAGCCTTTAAACAATCAGGAGTTACTAATGTTATAATTGGATGTATCAGTGAACTGATATCATCATTATTGTTATGAGCATATATCTTCATAACGCCATCACCTAATGCAGTGACTACGATATCAAATGTAATACCATCAGCAAACGTAGCCAAATTAGTTACAGTTCCATATGTGGTGTTTGCTACCGATCCTTCCACAAAAATACCTCTAGATGCGTTATCTGGTGCTACTATTGCTGATATATCAGCATCAGTTACTCGTACAGTTAACACAAATGATGTTGGTGAATTTATAGTAGTGCCTATTACTTCGATAAATGGAGTAAATATAGGAGCTACATATGATGATGAATATGCAATATTTCCATTATTATCAGCAGCAGATGCTATAAAAGTACCAGGTGCTGTAATTCTAACTGAATAAATCAATACTTTACCATCACCATTGACATCAATAGGAGAACCTTCTTGATCTCCATTAATAAATGTCACACTATCAGTATCAATAGAATATAAATCACTTATAACTATATCAATGACATCATTAATACCAACTATATCTGGTATATATATTTTCGGTGCATACTCATCTAATCTTACATATAATCTATTATAATAACTATATGAATTAAACCCATCACGATTAATATACAATGGAGTTGCTATATTAGACGCAACCATATTCACAGTATAACTTGCAGTTGTTAAATCAACAGTAGTAGAAAGTAATACATTATCTGATAGTGTTATGATAGAATCAGATCCGCTAATAGTCACTGTCTTAACAAAATACAATTTACCAACTATTAAAGGAGGTTGTATGAAATTACCTGTTGAATTAAATGCAATTACATCACCAACTTTTATAGCTACATCGTCTAACGTAATTGTATTAAGTGTTGTATCAATGTTGGATACAGTATACCCAGCCTGTAAACCTGCAGGGAATTGGAAACTAAACCAATTGTCTACGGTATTAAAGGAAGAAACTGATATATTATTACCACCAGTGATTATACCACCAGATAAATTAGAATCTCCTATAATTGATGTAAATGATGCATTGTAATAATCAACGTTAAATCCCTTTACATATATAGGTCTACCAGATTTCATAACTGAATATGATTCACCAAATTCATTAAAATAATCCATTATTATAGGTGGTTGAAATGGTAATAAACTAGTATTTCCATTTACGTCCTTCACAGATACATCAAAATATCCATCATCTATACCTAGAAGATTGAAGTCAAATGTTACTGAGTGACCATCAGAACTTTTTACCACATTATATTCACCAACATCCGTTAAAGATGTTGTTTTTCTAATTGAAATATCAGCAGAGTTGTTAGATATTTCTTCATTATCATAACCAAGTGCTGATAATTTAATTGTTGTTGTTCTTTGTATAATACCCGATGTATCGTTTATTACACTGGTATTTCCTACTATATTTATTTTGAATGTGTATGTAGTTGGTGCATCAGCTCCACCCAATACGGTAGCTGATATGACTTCATAGTTAGTTGCATTATATAAATGAATTATATCACCAGAAACCAATAAGTGAGCATTATCAGTAGATACAGTAACTTTACCAGTACCATTACCTTGAATTGAGTTGCATGTTAGATACATAAAACTATCAACTATAGTTAGTGTCGGTTTTGTATCATCTTCAATTACACCAGAACTAATAACCAAATAAGGTTTATATTCGGTATTTTCCGAACTAAGAAATTGGTTTGTTATACCTTCATTATCTAATTTTACTAAGGCAACTGATGGATATTTTACTCCATTCATCCAATCCAATACTTTTGCGGTTGAAACGGTGAATTTTGTGTAGGTATTGAGTTCTTTAGATCCTGTACTACCAAACGAATAACTACCTACCTGATCTACTGGAGTAACTATGAGTGGGTTTAATGTTGTGTATGTACCTGAATCACTCCATGTATCCGTGGACATTTGATATAATGCCAATTGACCATTATCATCACTACCACCAGCATAATAAGTGCATATTTCAGCAAATAATAGATCAGATAATACAACATCATCAATAGGGAAATTAAATAATGCTTTTGATATATCACCTACATGATTTATCACACTTAATGATGTTGATCCACCATGACCATTTGTATCACCTACTCGTATATAAGTATCTTTATCTGCATAGACTAATTTAGTTATTATTGTATGATCATCTGGTATATTAGCCTCATATCCAATACTATAATTTATGGGAATTGCAGCCGATGGGGTCGGTGATGAATGATATACAATACCCACATTTTCTAGTGTTGTGCTTGTATTTGATGGTATGCTACATGTTATACTTGTTGATGTACTGCTTAAAACTCTAACGGCAGAACCATTATAATTAACAGTGCCACCTATAACGATCAAATCATTGGTTTGTAAATTATGTGAATCTGTGGTATTTATGGTTATTGTTCCTGTACCATTACCTTGAATTGAACTTATTCGACTTTCATGTACTACGGCTTCCCAGTATTCACATACCCCAGTATTATATGTGGATGCTGTAACAACATGTCTAGTTGTATATGTAAAAGTGTTTAATCCAGTTACTGTTATTTTATATGTACCTGTATATCTTTCACCAGGAGCACCAAATAATCTAGAAGATTCATTACCTAACCCAGCTATACGAATTGCATTGCCTGTCGAATATCCATGATTTGCTGTAGTTGTTACCGTTACTAAAGTACCAACTGATGATATACTTTGTATATTTCTAGTCTTTACATTTATTCTATTTTCAAGAATCCAATTTGATGGATTTGTTATATAAGAAGTATTTCCATCTAAATATGAATATGATTCTTGTACATCATTATATCTACCTTCACGAATACCACCACCAACAGAACCCATTAAACTGAATTGACCATCATGTGCAGATGGATTACTTGAGTTTAAAGTTCCTGATGGGAAATAAATATCAATTTCTGAACAAAATTTGTCTGAATCTATTCTTGGAGGTCTAATATCATCCATCCAGTCATTATATCCCTGCGATGCTTGGATATTAATACCTTGCGTGGATTGGATGTTTGTAACAATATATCCAGTATTTGATGATATAATGGATTGAGGAAAATGATGATTGAAAAATCCTCTAATTCTATAATCAGGTAAGTAATATGTACCGCTATTTACTCGGTACACACCAAAAAACAATTTATAGATATCAATGCTTGTCCCACTAGTTTGATGGGAGCCTTCATGTAAACGAAATTGTATAGCCATAATATTACAAAATTAAACCAATTTACCATAGTTTATAATAAAAATATAGGTTTAATTATTGTGTTATTACATTTTTAGTTTGTTTTTATACTCATTCGATATGTTTTTATATATATCAGAACATTTTAATGCCTGTGATTTCCATTTATCGCTTTCAAGTATTTTTATAGTAGCATCTACCATTTTCTCATATGGTACTTGAATAATAGAATCACCTAAATAGTTAGTTGGACTCAATTCACTCAATACACATCTACCATTAATAACAGGATAATACATTCTAACTTGTTCTTGTTTAGCAATTTCATCTGCATGTATATTTATAATTAACTTGCTTCGGGAGATATATTCATCCAATTCTTTCCCCCAAATACCATACATATTAAAAACCTTAAATTTACCAGCCATTTTTTGTTGCATGGTAAAAATCATACGTGCACGTCTTTCTTGAGTATAACCATAGAATAATACGTCAATATCTGGCTTAACAACCTCTACGGGGTCCATTGTTTTTAAGCTATTTGTATATAATATTGGTAAAAAATGCGCCTGAATACCAAAATTTTTAGCCATCCATTCGATATTACTTCTATCATAATCCCAAATTTCATCAGCTTGTTTCAAATTATTAAATGATTGCTTATTAGCCCAATATGATTTATCATGCAATTGTTCAAGTTGGTATATAATTATCTTATACCCTTTATATTGTTGACGTAAAAAGTTTAAATCTTTTAGTACATTATATCCTAATACAAATAATGTCTTATCGAATTTAGGATTTTTATCGAATAATTCATGTAATGTGATAGCTACATGATCGAATACGGAGTTAAATTTATATACTTGCATTTATTATCCTTCACCTAATCTGCGTGACATCTTTAATGGTTCTTTTTGATTTACTGCCTTATCTACATCAAAATATCTATTTGAGTATGGATTTTCATCAAGTCCAACGGGCAGTTCTTCTTTTTCAATTGCTATATTTACATCACTCTTGAACATATTCATTCGTTCATTGAAAAAATCAACTGATATATCAACCAGCTCGGTATAATCAATGACTAAATTATCTATATCATCAGTTTCGGCATTCAATATATCAATAGCACATGATAATTCGTCTGAATTGTTTAATGCATATATTCTATAATAAAATCCACGAGAATTACAACAATCACCTAAATATACCAAATCAGGATTACTAGAAACAATAACAACATCAACTATGTTATGGTTATCAACATCATCAATACCATCTACCTGTTGTATTTTAAATGTACTATTAGATGGTATAGTATATATATCATAATAAACGCTATTCACAGTCTTGCTATAAATCAATTTTATATCAGGATGTGTCATATTTATTATATTATTACGGAGGTCGTTATCTAATACTAATGGATTCAGTTCATGTAGGTTATTATTTATCAAATTGGATACATGATCATCTAAGTTATCATTATTTAAGTGTCTACCAATATAATATGCAGATGATTTATTTTCATTAGCTAATTGTTCTATAAATGAACCACCAATATCATTAACCGAACCACCAGTAATTTCATATTCTACTGTGGTATCATCAGGATCAGTATTTTGTTTATTTCCAATATTTACTTCAACTGCAACCTGCGATGCATATATTAATACAGTTTTGCTATAAACACTACAGAAAAAAACTTCAGTAATAACTTTATTATCTTCATATGATGATATAGTAAATGTATGACTACCTGTTGGATCAGGTAATTTAGAAATATTATTGAATTCGGTTTTGAATTCAATAATAGATTGATCTAAATCTATATTATAGATCGCATTTACACTGTCAGTTAATTTCATATATCCCTCATGAAACCCCGAAGTCTTTAGCTTCGGGGTATAAAAATGTTATAATTGTTAAATGCTTTAAACTTAACATCAGAACTTAAAGAATTCTGAGTTAAGCGTTTACCAGTTTGTAAATTATGCAAACTGATTTTGGTTTTGGAAGTTCCACCTATGGTGCAAATTCCAAATTTTGGATGAGAAACAATACTTCCTCTTCTAAATCCCATTGATCTTGTTGACCCGTAGGGTCTACGAATACCACCTTTAGCAGGTTGGTATGCATGTAATTGCCTTCTATGGAACTGCATTGGTTTAATTAATATCATTGTCTTGTCAATAGTTGGTAATGTTGTCATCTGCGATGAAGCAAGAACCCAAGAATCGACACAATGAGCGTCCCATTTATCTGATAATTTTTGTTTGGATTTTGAAAGGCTGTGTTGCTTCCGCAACTCAGCAGTTTCAAATCCTTCCTTCAACACTAAATTTAATCCAAGTGATTCTATTTGATTATAAAACCATTTCTTTCCAACTTCCAATGGACTAAATGAAACATTCCATTTAGCCTTTCCCTTCAATGTCTTAGCCTTAATGTCTTCTACTACGCAGATAGAAATAGGAAAGATTGATTTCAATGATTTAATTAGATTAAGTTTAGATTGCCATCTAGCTTTAGTTGAAGGTGGCATAAACCCAACTTCATTATAATTCTCTTGTGGATTTCTACAAGGGGTATTCCGTTGTCTTCTCGCTCTACGAGCATTTCTTCGGGATTCTACAGCATCCTTAACCCAAGAGACTGCATTTAACTGTATGTTCAATACAGTTTTTGTATTAGTGACTACTGAAATTCCTTCTTTCTTTGATCCCGGATCAATCCCGATAGCTATTGGTTGAGTTTTATTATTAGAAGGTGCTCTATTCAACCTGATACAGAAGACACCTTTATGAATGTAAGGAGTTGCATTTCTGGACGCAATAAGCAGCCTCGCCCTTTGGGGCGAGGTTGGCATCAAAGCCTGTCCATTATATGCAACTCCTACTAACATCATTCACTTCCTAAAATTTGTCCGTAAGGACACACCTCTTACGAGGGTATATATACATCTTCGTCACTGACCACCTCACTTGATCTCCAGCTAGACGAGCACCAGAGAGTGATTGTACAGTCACGTACAATGATTCAGTTTGTTATATTTCGTTCCTTACGGAACGAAACTCACTTAGACTAGTTCAATCAGTTCAGTATATCCTGTTAATTTTCACGAAGATGACAAATCTTCAGATTACACAAGCCCCTGAGTCTTTAACTCAGGGGTGATTGACATTACTTTCTTAAATGTTTCAATGATTTTATGTAATAATATATTATCCGCATTTTTTTCATTATCAACGATAGATACATATCGCTTCATTGACTCAACAACTGCTGAAGGGAATGATTCATACGTTACTGTATAAGTTGGATCGGTACATGTGAATAAATTAGGCGTGATTTGAACATCATATGTCTTTAATTCATCGGCAGTTATTTCAATCTGTGCCAAAAAATCACTTATAGCCAATCTAAGTCCTAATGTACATGGCAATTTTCTGCTGTAACGACTTAGGTTAAATCTTTCTTCTAATGTTAGCTTCATTTGATAGCATCCTTTATAATTATGTTACTTAAAATATAAATTATTGTTAAATAGAAAACTCTAAGTTTCTTAATTTTGTATATAATTCTAGTTCATCAGGCGATAATTGAGTAGGAATTACCATTTTAAATGCAATATAGAAGTTACCACCGTTAATTCCTTTATTCTTTACCCGTATTTTTGCTGTTGGTTGTGTACCTGCTGGTATCGTTACGGTTATATTACCAGTCGGTGTTTCTACATCAAATGTTTTACCTAGTATTAAATCTATTGCACTTACATCATATTTAATATGTAAGTCATCACCAGTTCGTGTATATCTACTATCTTCTAGCTGATGTATATTCAGATGTAAATCACCTCTAGCACCACCAAATACACCTGCATTACCTAATCCTGGTAATTTGATTATTTGATTATGGGTTGCGCCTACTGGTATTTTTATCTTTATTGTTTGAGTCTTTTTTATAATTGATTTACCTTTACAATGCAAACATACATCGTTAATAACGTTTCCAGTACTATGGCAATTTTCACATTGAACTACGACATACTCACCATTAACTATTTTCTTAACGGCTGCCATACCATTGCATACAGGACATGTCTTTCGAGTTCTAGCCCCTGTGCCATCACACATCGGACATTTTGCGTTATATATTATATCTCGCTCTATAGTAGAACCATTTATACAATCATCCAGAGTCACCTTTAGTTGATATTTATATGGTTTACCTTTAGGTGGTTCTTGTTTGTATGATTTACCAAAATCTTTTGCTACGGTTGATTCACCGAATGCATATCCCCATCTCTTAAATGTGGATGAAAAGGTTAATTTAGAATCATAATCAGCTCGTTTTTTATCATCAGATAAAACTGAATATGCTTCATTAATTTCTTTGAATTTATCTTCAAATCCAGGTGATTTATCTGGATGATATTGAATTGCCAATTTTTTATAAGCTGATTTTACTTCGCTTATATCTGCTGTTGATTGAACGCCTAAAACTGTATAATAGTTAATACTCATACGGTAAATATATCAAAAAATATCAATTGTATCAGTATTTATATTGAGAAATTTATATATTCTCGCTTTACGTTCATACTTTCTCACTCCATGAGATAATGGTGATATAATATAGAAAATAATTTAGTTTTATCAATAAAAAGACTACGTATTTCTACGCAGTCTTCTTTTCCCGTAAGGGAGCACCTCTTACGAGGGTATATATACATCTTCGCTACTGACCGACTCAGAGCCTCCAGCTAGACGAGCACCAGAGGGTGTATTTCGTACTGTCACGTACATTCAGTTCAGTTTTTCTTACAATTGTCTCTTACGAGTCAAAGGCAGAAGTAAGCTAGTCAATCATTCAATATATCTCGTGAATTCTAACGAAGCTGACAAAACTTCCAAATTAACAAGCCCCTTAGTATTCAAACGAGGGGTGAATAACACTTTCAGCTATTCTACATTAAATATACATAATTCTATCTAATAACACACGTTTTTTCTGACATATATTATATCATTCATTAAGCAATCAAAGACCGTGATATTTCTACTCCGAAATCACGATAATCCCATCTTATCACGGTTCAGTAATCTGTGAATTATATTACCTACAAACCCACCTTCCTGTGCTATATAATTTCTAGAAAATACAGCACCTGTTTTTAAGAATCCACGGAACCCATCTGCAATTGCACGTTCATTCCACACATCCCATTCATCGATAACATTATCTTGATAATGATATAACCACATTTTCTTTTTCATTTCTGATGGAAGAGTTTTTAAATCACTATAATTAGCATGAACACCTGACTTAAATGGAGATGTTTCACAATCTTGGAAAATATGATCGGCTTCTTGATAGAAAGCTCTCATAGACGCTTCGGGTGAATACTGACAATCAGTAGTTACATAAATCCGTTCATTAGTATCTGGGTCTGTCCACATAAGACCAAATGAATTAGATAATGCATATTTTGCCGTTATATGAACACTTTGAACTATATCAAATCTAATTCCTTCCCATATGAAGCTACTGTTAGTATATACAGGATGTACATCGAAATATGTTGATAGTAGAACGCCATCACCACCAACTTCTGTATATTTAGTCCCTTCTAATCCTTCCATACCACCAACTAAACTCTTATTCCATAAGTCCTTTAGTAAATTGACTTCACCATAAATCCTTGGTTTTTTTAATGTTGGATTAAATAATGTACAGAATCCCAACCATTCCAATCCACCAATATGGTCAGCATGTGCGTGAGAAATATACACATCAAGTTCACTAATTGGAATTCCCAATTCAGCTAATGCTTGACGAATATCACCGCCACAATCAATCAATAAACACTTGCCATTTTGTCTGATGACAAAATTGGATTGCCAATTTTTCATTGTAAATGCTGATCCTGTACCTGCTGCTATTAATTCCATAATAAACTCCTTGATTGTGTGTCTATATAATCAATATAGACATTTATTTATTGATTGTAGGGTGATGAAGATCACCATGTGATTTTGAACACATTGCGATACATTCGTTGATTTCATTGATGTCGTTACTATCTAGGTCAGTAACCTTTGTATGAATTTCTTTTACGATACTCATCATGAAGTCATATCCATCTACATCGTATATAGTGCGTAAAATTTTTCCAACACTGAGATTGTCAAATGTTTCCATATCGTATATAGTGGAGTCAAATGTCACGACTACATTCTTGAACTTCCATTTAATAATCAAACTTAATCTATCAGTTGCTTCGTATTTGCTTATTAACTTTGGTAGTGTAGATGAATCAGTTGTATATGATTTCAAATCATCTATATCCATTCGTTTGATTAAAGCACTTATCTTTTTATTTTTCATAAATTGATTACTTTTCTTGTAATCATCAGTATCGCTTTTTGGATGGAATAAATGAATTAATGGTGAATCTAATTGAGTTCTATATGAAGGTGATACCAGGCGTTCACATTTCATTAAGAATACATCATCTTCAGAACCCCATCCAATTATATCCTCATCAAATTTACCTACATCCTCATAAGTAGATCTACTAAAGCAATTAACCATACCTGTAAATCTCTTTAATGGCAACCCACGATCAACTTTATATGATTTTTCTACAGGTGTATAACCAATTAATTTTCTGGTATGTGCTTCACTGTAATAATCAACTGAATTAAATGGATATACAATACTACCCATTGAATGTTCATTCTTTAGTGACTGAATAGCGGTTGGTGTGATAATACAATCAGCATCAGCCATTATTATATATTCGCTTTCACAATTATCAATAGCATAATTTAATAATCTGGTCTTATGAAATAAATCATAATCCATACGAACATTTAAGTATTTACATTTATACTCATCTTCGATGATATCTTCTAGTTGCTCATTACCATTTTGTTCAACTATTATTATATCAAAGTCAGGAGCTATAGATTTGTAGTTTCGTATAACTTTAAATAAGTTTCGTTGTCTATACGAAGAATTTGTATCATAATATGGTATAACTATTGTAAACATGATACAAATATAGCAAAAATTGCTATATTTTTAATATGATCGAGCATTTTAAATCAGATGAGTATAAATGGTTATCCAATATGGAACCATGTAAAATTATTATTGACAATATTGAATATGCATCTGTAGAACATGCGTATGTATCAGCTAAATCATCAGACCCCGAATGGAAAATGGTTTGTAAAACTGAACCCAACCCACGTATCATAAAACGAAAAGGTAGAGAGTTAGTTTTATCTCCAGAATGGAATACATTAAAACTTTCAGTTATGAAAGTATGTATAGATCAAAAATATAGCCAAGAGCCATATCGTGAATTATTATTAAGTACAGGTAATGAATATATTCAAGAGGGTAATTGGTGGAATGACAGATTTTGGGGAGTTGATTTAAAATCAGATCCACCTGTAGGAAATAATATGCTAGGTAAATTAATTATGGAAAAAAGAAACTCTCTATTACTAGAGAGTCTATTTTAATCTAAATTTGCATTTATTTTTTGCAGTATAGCATTACAGTTATGTATCATACCTTCATTATCTTCTTTTGAAAAATGTGATCTAAATGTTTCTACTGTATATTTAATATGTGACAATAATTGATCAGTTTCTCGTCTATCTTTATATAATCTTCGTAAAAGTGGTTCTAATTCACTTCTTTTTCCATATTTACCTAGTTTATTTGGTTTTTCTAATAAGTCATTACTTTTCGAATTACCATCTATTTTTACATTGAACCAATTTGTGTCCATAAAAATACTTCCTTGTCAGGACGTTGTTACTGCGATAGTTTATATTTTAGTTAAATAAGTTTATACCCTTTTGCCTTATATTCACTGATGTTTTTTAGTATAGCGTCTTCATCACCTATAATAGAATCCTTTACTAAAAATTCAGTTCCATTATCTAATAGAACTTTAGTAACTGAGACATCTAATCCCAAATCATCGTCATATACGGTACTGGTGCCATTTAATCCACCGAATCCAATTACCTTTACTGTATCAACACTTACTTCTATAATACCTACACGTTTCATATTTTCTCCAATTTTGGATATATATGAAATATATGTTATTATTAATCAATTTTTACATTCGTAATTATGTTGTTTTCAGCAAGTACTCTATCAAATATTTCGGATACTTGTTCGCAATATTGTTCTTCAACTATGATAGAATCATGAACAGTACAATATTCGATAGATAATTCAGTATCTATCGCTGGACACACCTTATTGAATATTAAATTTGCTTCATTTCTTTGTAGTGTATGTGCAAGAGTTTTATAATCAGATGATTTAAAATGATTTAATATGTTATTTAGCATAGGAAATTCAGCATTCCATATCATATAAATCATATATGATTCTTCATTGGCTGGTTTAGTTGAATACGATTTACCAAATATATAGGAAATCCATTTCTTCTTAACATCTTTACGATCTTTATTAACACCAAACATTTCATCATATTTATATTGAAAAAATTCATAAATACCTTCAGAGCACATTGCCTGAATATATTTAGAAATTTCCTTTGATGTTTTTGCAATCATAGTAGTAGGATCTAAATCAAAATAATTAACAGTACGATTTATATCTACATATATATCAGGACCTGTATATTTATTCAATTTATTGACGTATTTATCTCTAACATCAACATTTTTAGGTAAATCTATAACTTCAAATGGATTTTCATTTACATATTTCAGTGAATCTCTGTACTCAGTGAATAATGAACATAATAATGATGCCTGTGAAGATATTATATCAATGCCTCTCACTTTATTTCCATTATGATAGAGGTAATTTTCTCTAATTACTTTAGAAATATTAGTGAAATTAGTATGAACTCTATCATAAGAATCTTTAGTTATGAATAATGATAGAGAAGTTTCTTTTTTGTTATTTATTTTCTTACATTTACTAACTTCTATATCATACTGACGCTGATTAATTTCGTGATTTTCAAGCATTGTATCTAATTTATTAGTCGCTGAATCGATATCAATAGTGAATCCATCCATCATTCCGTATAATTTAACTAACAATTCATCTTTTTCGAATTCATTAAATACTTTTTCTTTCCATTTTAAAATTTGTTTTAAAAGAGATTTCTTACTTATTGTATGATCCACCAAATTAGATGATCTGTATTTCTTAGTAAGACCGTAGCATTTACATTTACCTTCATGCTCTGGCGATGATACAATATAATGATTATCAGTTTCAATTACTTTATTATCAATGAGATAATCTATGTATTTTTTGTAGTTTTTACCCAATTCATATCGCAAAATCACTGAATACATAGGAACTTTATTCAAATTCTTCAATTTTGCATTAAATTGTGGTATTTGAATCAACTTACCAACAATATATAGCAAGTAATCGACATTACATGGGAATGTAGGTTTTTTATATTTTAACAAAAATTCAATATCGGTTTTAGCCTTTATTGGAACCTGAATAATAACATCGCTTAACTTCATAGGACAAATATAACAAAAAAGTTGAAATCTAGAACAAAATTGAGAAAGAGAATGAGAATATAAGAATGGAATACCATTTATGTTTTCCCTTCTAAGCATCAATATAGATCAAAATTACAAAAAGCAAATTAACAAATCAGATTTTTTTTAGAAATAAGAGAGAAGATATAAGAAATGAATACCATTTATGTTTTCCCTTTTTGTTATTATAAACTGCTAACAGAGGTTTTATATGCAGAAACATGATTTATTACAATTATTAGAGTCCGAGAAAAGAACATTATTAAAAACTATTAATGCTGAAAATAGTGGTAGTATAATAGGTTTATTTGAATCAAGTGGATTAATTAAGAAAAATGAGCCCACGTCTCAAGCCAAACCTACTAGCAGTAAACGTCCAGATATGATAGAAATGGATACCAAGAATACTACGAAAAATGGTATGTATGATGCTAGTATTAAGGAAGAACCAAAAACCCCACCTCCAGTAGCTACAAAAAAAGAAGATCCATTAAAAAAGGATACTAAAAAACCTGATTCTGCTGATAAATCACCAAAAAAAGAACCTGAAACGAAGCCAATTGATGGAAAAAAGGAACCTACACAGCAATCCTCGAAGAATGCGGTTGATAAAAGTAGTGGATATCCTGAAATTCAATTAACAGAACAATTAAAAGATATAGATGAAAAAGATTTGGATGGTGTATTAACTAAATCAGAAATAGATTCTGTATTAAATGCAAATGAGGAATCGAAAACACCTGTATTTAGAAATTTATTACTAACTAAGAAATCAGAGTTTGGTAACTCATCAGAATATGACTGCTTCACAACAGGTAAAGGTGGCACAAAAATGGTCAAGGGTAAAGTACCTGCCACGTATATTACAAAATATTATGCATCTACATCCGAAATGATACGTCCTGATACTCAAGAGCCATATCTAGCACTCACCGCTAAAATAAAAGGATCTGAAGAAGAATTAAAATTCATGCAATTACCAGAAGGTCAAAAATATATTGTATATGTGAGTGTATTAAACAATAATTCAGAATATATTACTGTATTAGACGAAACTCAATATAATATGTTATTCCATCAGGCAAGAAATGATTAAAATTAGTCAATTATTAAAAGCATTATCAAAAACCCAGAATGTTCTCATTGAAGAATCATTTGCCTCATTGGATACGCATGTAGATCCAGCTCGAAAAGCTAGATCATCTGGTATACATAGAACAAAATTTGAATCAATAGATCAATCAACTGATGGACATGCTCGAACTCATTGGAAGGTTAATAGTCAAAGCGATAGTGGTAAACAATATGATGTTGTGGTTGAGGTTATTGTTCCTACAAAGGGTGGGTTATTTGCATTAGCTAAAGAAAAATGGCAACCAAAATTATATAAGGATATTTTAACTAACTCAGATGTAAGAGTTCATTGTAATTGTTATGATTTTTATTGGTCTGGTATGATGCACAATAATGGACCTAGTGGAAATCATAAAGGATCGTTAGCTACTGGATTATCAACATTAGTGCCTAATGCACAAACAAATCCATCATTCCCTAAAGTGAGAGATCCGAGTGGTAATCTTTCGATGTGCAAGCATTTACATTCGGTGCTTAAATATTTCCCAGCAAATGCTTTTGATATAATGAGTAAGGCTAGAAAATTTAACAATACTACTACTGTAGACGCAGAAAAAACAGAGAAAGTAGATGATGGTAAGCAACCATTAGAAATTATACAAGAACCACCAGAAAGAAAACGTGGTGAACCTGTAGCCATACCTACAGAAGAGAAGGCTCCTATTCTAGATTCTTTATATGAAGCTGGTCAAAAAATGGATCAGATGGTTCAAGACAATGCATCAAATGTTATAGATGATGCAAATAAAACAGTCGAAGAAGAAGAAAAGGCACCTGACGCAGAACCTGCACCAGCATCTGATTTAATTCAGGACGAAACCGATGTTGAATATATACCTAGAGAACAACCAGCATCTAACATATTAAACCAACCAAAGGAACTTGAAAAGAAAGAAGTTGATGCTTCAAAAATATTAGGTGATAATACAGAACCCAAAGAGATAGAAAATAATATTAAGAAAGTTTCTGCAAATGATATTATAAATCCTTCATCGAAATAATGTATTTTAATATAAATTAAGATATTTTTAATAGATGAATACAATAAGCAACGATTATTATGTAGAATTTGATATATACGATTCTACCAAAGCCATTATTAGAATTACAGCACCATCCAAGGATGAAATAAATGGCATTAATGCCTTATTGTATTCTGGGTTATCCTATTTTGATACCAAAACTCTATACACATGGGAATATGATGAAGGGTTTACTGACGGTGTTATATACATATACGATAAAGCAACTCAAACATTGCCTATTGGTTTAATACCACGAGCAACTAAATATTTACAAGATAGAAAACCAAAATTACGCATTCGAGTAAGTGATGCTGTAAAAAAAGTATATAAGTCACCTAATGGTTTAATTGATAATGAGTTTTTAACTAAATACATATCTACATTAAATTTATACAATAAAAAAAGTAATGAGGTTATAACACCTTATGAACATCAAATAAAATTAGTAAATCGTGCATTAAATGGTAGAAGATCATCGTTATTAGCATGTACAGCGGCTGGTAAGTCGTTGTCTATGTATGTTATATCCAGATATTTGATGGAAGTAGAAAAGAAAAAAATATTAGTTATAGTTCCATCAACTAACTTAGTTGAACAATTATATAGTGATTATCATGATGATTATGGGTGGGTTGGTGCTGAAGACTATTGTACATTGATACATGGCGATTCTAAGGATAAATTAACAGCTAAACAAAAACGAAATTTAGAAGAGTTGAAATTGGGTGAAGAGGTTATGCTCAAACCTGTGACTATTTCAACTTGGCAGAGTTTGCAGAATAAACCAGATTCATTCTTCACTGTATTTACTGCTGTTATAGTTGATGAAGCACATGGAACTCGTGGTGCTGTATTAAGAGATATCTTAGATAAATGTGTTAATGCAACTGATTTTAAAATTGGATTATCGGGTACTTTACCAACTGAAGGCTTAGATGCCGCTTGGGTTGAAGGCGCATTAGGTAGAAAAGAAGATATAGTTAGATTAAAAGAACTAGTACAAAAGGGTATATTAACCCCAGTTGAAGTTATAACATTAATTGTGCCTTATGCTCAATCTATTAGGGCTACTGTATGTAGCAAGAACTATAAAGAAGAATATTCATTAATTACAAATAATGGAAGTCGAAAGCGAGTAATGGATTTACTTATTTCATCGGGAAAAATACGAACCGATGAAAACACGGTAATGCTATATAAATCCAAGAGTACATTAGCTGATATGTATAAATATTTAACTGAAACCTATCCTCAGTTTAAATATTATGTAGTTCAGGGTGATATTGAAACCGAGGAACGTGAAAAAATCAGAAAGGAAATGGAGAATAGTACAGGTAATATAATAATTGCTACCTATGGTACTATGAAGCAAGGCGTAAATATAAAATTACTCCATAATTTGGTATTAGCTGAATTTTCCAAATCAATGTATGAAGTTGTTCAGTCTATAGGTAGAATAGTACGTGCGCATAAAGATAAGAAATTAGCACGAGTATTTGATATTTGTGATAATTGCAGTTATTATACTAAGCCACGAAAGGGTGGAACACCTAGATTAAAAGAAAACTATGCGATGCAACATTATCGCTTCAGAAAATTCTATTATCAGATGGATGATATCCCAATTACTGAATTGGATCTTACTGGTATATTTGAAGCTACGGTAGATCCAGATTCATTAACAGCAAAAAAAGAGACTGCTACAAAGGCAGTCTCTAAGAAGAAAAAAACTACAGGGATTAAGCCTAAATCTAAACCATCTCAGTTTATTTAACTGAATAATGGTTTTATATTTAGTTTCTGTTCTTCAGTAACTGTTTTACTTGCATAAACAGTTCTGTCCATTAATATTTTCCCAGTAGTTAATTTTCTACCAGCTATAGGATTAATTGCTGGGTTTATTATATTACACTTTTTCATAGTATTTACCTCAATATATTGTTTGTACATTGTTAATAATGTATTTTTATATAAAATAGTTTATATCATCGTCAATAAAAAATGATATAATAATGGTTTTTATATGAAAATATGTGGAATTGACCCCTCAATGAACTCAAGTGGAAAATGTATTATGGAATTAGGTCCTAATAATTTTTCAATTATAGATATTAAATTTTATGGTTATAATAGTGTAAAGATAAGATGTATTAATGAGGAAAATGTAAACTTAACATCAGTCGGAACCAAGTATTTGAAATCTAATATGTTTGATCGACAAAATATAGCGTATGAAATAATAAATGAAGATATGGATGATGTTAAGCATGTAGCATTTGAAGGATATGCATATGGTGCAACCAAAACAAATTCTATTTTTCAGATAGGTGAGTTTATAGGTGGTATGAAAAAGATGTTTTATGATGCTGGTAAGGGTATTATGATATATCCACCGTCTGTAATAAAGCGTTTTGCTACTGGTAGTGGATCAGCAGATAAAACTCAGATGTCTGCTATGTTTAAAGAAGAGTATCCACAATTATATCCAAAGCAGTTTGATAAGTTACCACAGAATGATAGTCCTCATTCGGATTTATGTGACGCATTCTGGATTGCTGAAGTATTGAGAACCCATATTATTTATGATACATTAGGTGCAGAGGCTCTTACAGAAGGGAAAGTAACCTTAATTGAACATAAATCAAGCAAAAAAATACAATCCATTTCAGAAACTAAAATAATAAAGAAATTATGAAAAACACTGATTATATATTAAACTTAGTAATGAACATAATTGAATGTAATGATGATATACTGGCGTTGGTTGATATTGATGATATTATAATTCAACGAGACGTTTTGATTTCTGTATTGGCATGTGAGGATATGTCTCAATATAGAAAAGGTGATTCACATAACATAACTGATTTAATTGCATATATGGATGAATTAAATTCTCAAGTTGATGAATTCATAAAGCAAAGAATATATATACGAGAATTATGTAATAAAAATTAGATATATTTTTCAGTATAATGCTATATTTATTCCATGAATACATATAATCCATTAAAATCGTACCCTTTTTCACCTAATAGATTATTAGTAGTCGATTGGGCTAGTTTATCGTACCACCAAATGCACTCTCTGAAATCAGAGAAGAGAACAACAGTTCTAAATTTAGAATCATCCGAAGATGAATTAATTGTATGGAATAATCATATGGTTAATAAGATGCTAAAATATATAAAGTTATTTAATCCTAAAGATATTGTATGTGCATTAGAGGGAAAGAACGTATGGCGTTTTGATTATGTTAAAGAATATTACGGTGAAAACGCAACTGTATATTATGATGCTACTGCTTTCTATATAAGATTTGACAATTGTTTATTTAAAGTATATAAAAATGGTGATGACTATATGTTTACACCGATGGATATAATAGCAGATGCTCATATATATGCTTTAAAATCACGTAAGCTGAATCAATTACCACAAGCAACTCAAGATGTTATGTGGAGTTTGTATATGCCTAATGGAACTCCTATGTTACCTAAATATAAAGGAACACGTGGAGAAGAATGGGAATTTATAACACCAAAATCTCTATGGAAAGAACATAAGGAAATTTTTGCCGCTGAGATAGGTAAATTATACCGAGCTAAATGTGTTCGGGTTACTGGTGCTGAAGGTGATGATGTTGCTTATGTAACAACACAATATTTAAATAGTAATTATGATTCCATTATTGTAATAAGTAAAGACTCCGACTTTAATCAGCTATTAACCAATCCTAACGTTAAAATATATAACCATTACACAGATAATATGACTGAATGCGTAAGTCCAGTTGAGTATCTCGAAACTAAAATATTGAGTGGTGATAGTTCGGATAATATCAATGGAATGGCTTTACCTAACAAGAAGAAAAAGGTTGGTAAAGGAACTGCAAAGACTTTATATGAAGCAACTACTGATGTATACACCAAATCAAAATCAGAAGGTTGGGATAATCAATATATTAGAAATCAAAAACTAATTGATTTTAAGTATATTCCTACACACGTCCAGCGTTCTATATGTGAAGCAATCGATGCAGTAACTGCCGAATTTGAAGGTACTGAAATTTTATCCAAATTGGGTATAAATGATAAAATGCTTCAGCGTGTGAATAAATTGAAAGATATGGGCTATTATTCATTACTTGATATTAATTATGTGAATGATCATCCAGATGTATTTACACCAGTGGTTGAGGTAAGTGAAGAAGAAATGGAATATAATGAAGCAGTTAAACCAAAGCGAGTATTCCAATCACTAGGTGGTGTGTTTGATGATCCACTAAATATGAACAGTAATTATGATGAAGAGGTATTTTAATGCATTCACTCGACTTAGTTAGATTGAGATTTTCTAATATTTTGTCTTATGGTAATAACATTAATGAAGTTACTTTTAAGAAGGGCGTGACCTGGATATCTGGACCAAATGGTGTAGGTAAGAGTGCTATTCTGGAAGCAATGAATTTATTGTTTTTCAATAAGCCATATAGAAACATAAAAAAAGAACAACTGAAGAACACAGCAAATAAGTCTAATTTATTTGTTGAGGGTGAGTTCATCAGAACTGATAGTAAGGGTTCTGATAAATATGTTATGTCGAGAACTATGACAGGTTCAGGTAGTACAAAAACAGTCATGTATAAGAATGATGTACTAGTACCGAAGGAAGCCTCGGTTTCTCAAAAAGTATTTGAAGAAGAAATATTGGGATTCAATACTTCTATATGGGAAAATATAATTTCGTTAAATACTATCAGCACAGTTCCATTCATTGATATGGAACCTAAAGACAAACGTGAGTTGATGGAATCCGTATTAGTATTGTGTATTGATAAATGGAAGGATTTAAATAAGATAGCGTATAAAGATGCTATGACTAAATTTGATTCTGCCACAAGCGATGTAGTTAAGTATGATAAAGATAGAGTTGAATTATCTACTATAATATCACAGATGGAAGCTGAACGTGCTAATAACATATTAGAACTTAAAGAAGAAGTCGAAACGTTGGAAGTATCATTAGTAGAAGCAACAAAAACCGCATATAACACAACACTTGAGTACAATACGGTTTTAAATTCTGGTAAAGAAATTAAGACGCAATATGATTTATTGTCTAATGTTGATTCTGAATTGGTTAAATATAACAATGTAATTTCTGTGTTTCCTTTGATAAAAACAGAGGAAGCTCAATTAGTTATCCTTTTAGATAATGCACCAACAATAAAAAATACGTTAGATGCAAAAAAGAAACTAGTTGATTCGATTGATGTAAAAACATTAAATTCAAAATCAACTGAATTAAATGCATTGATAAAAGACGGTGATAAAAAGGTGTCTTCATATCAAACCACAATGGCTATTAACACCACAACCTTGGAAGGAATTACAGCAAAAGCAAATGCTTTAGTTGCTGGTATACCATGCCATACATGCGGAAAGCCATCTACTGAAAATGATATCGAAACAATAAAGAAGTCATATAGAGAAGAATATAAAGCATTAAAAAAGACGAATGATGCAATAAATATTCAGTGTGTTGAATTAACTAAATTAGTAGATACCTATGAAGCTCAATTGGTTGATATTAAATTGAAGTTAGCTGAATATGCAGGTTTTTATGAAGATTATAGTAATTATGAACGTAATACATATAACCCACTAATTACATCAATAGATGCAATGGAACGCTCTATCAATAATAAGAAAAATCTTATTGATACGGCTGGTGTTGGTAGTGTAATCGAAGCTACTAAAAAGGTAGATGAGTTAAATGCTAAATTAGCACAAAAGAAGATATTAGAAGCTGAATTAAATGATTTACGAGTGAAAGCAGCAACGCAGAAACAGATAAAATTAAATGCAGATACAAATGTTACTACAATTACATCAACAATTGCATCAAAAAAGGCTATTATTGCTGAAAAAAGTGTTAATTCTAATATAGAAGATTCATTAAATTCAACAATTAAAAAATTACAAAATATTGAAAAGGATCTTAATACAGCAAAGGAAAGAGTAGTTAAATATTCCGATGAAATAGAGATAACCAAATATATAGATTCCATGTGTTCCGATAAGGGAATGAAGAAAATAGTATTAAATATTTTCGTTCCTAACTTGAATAGAGCAATTATGGATAATATGAAGATATTTGATTTGCCTTATGTTGTGGAATTCGATGAAACCATGCAATACACCTTTACTAGTCGTTATGGATTAGCTGAAGTGTATAATGGGTTGTCTGAAGGTCAGAAGCGTAAGATTAATTTTGCTATTGCTATGGCATTTAGAGATTTCGTTACTAGAATTGCTGATTTCAAGATCAATATCCTATTCTTAGATGAAGTTTTGGATATATCTACTGATGCAGAAGCACTTAGAGACATGGTAATGTTATTAAAGAATAAAATAGAAGAAATTGGTAGTATATACTTGATAACTCACCGTGGAACTGATATTACAGAATGCTTTGACAACAAAATTGAAGTCAGTCATGATGGTAGATATTCATCCTTGAGAGAAGTGTCACTTGCTCCAACTAGAACTAAATACTAAATAATTGCTATTTTATAGTAAATTAAAAATATCTTTTATTATATATCCATTATAATAAAAGATATGAATATATATTTTAATGACCTAGTAAATTTAACAGCAGATAACTGGAACATAAAGGTAGCTAATACATTTGGTTATTCTGTACATGAACTGGAATCATTAACGCATTCAACTGAATTAAGACATGTTGGTGAACGAATAAAGCTAAATGTAGATAAGAATCTAATATTTTCTGATCAGTTAGATACTGATATAAATGCTGAATTAGATCAATTAGTAGATGCAAAAGCTACTTCAATTATATACAAACCAAATAAATTAGATAAATATAGAATCCGAGTAAATGATAATAAATTACTGGTAGAAGCCATTGCATTAACTGGTAAAATAATAGTAGGTTGTGATTTTACGGGTTCTGATTTAAGCAATAGTTATTTCTGTGGATGTGTTTTTTATAATTGTGTATTTACTGACTGTAATTTAACATATTCGGTTATAAATTCATGTATATTTAATTCATGCACATTAACCAAATGTGATTTCACATCAAGTGCAATTGCTCGAACTAGATTCTATGAATCCAATTTAGAACATTCAATTAATGATTATGTCAATATATGTGATTGTATGTATGTGGCGTGTTCTATGTCCAACACGAGTTTAATCCAATCAAAAGTTCTATACACATCATTTATAGATTCGTTATTATCAAAGACGGATTTTAAAGATAATGACTTAATCCAGTGCGTTTTTACCAATATTGATATAAGAAATAGTGATTTCAGACGATCAAGCATGGTTGATTGCATATTAATTAGATGTAATTTACATTTATGTGATTTTAATTCATTCTCAATAACATGTACCACAAATTCAATGTGTGTTATCGACCCACATCACGGATCTATTTTTGAAATGAATCATGCGTTGTATAGTCCATCTGTTGTTGAATGGGAGAAAGAAGATGAATGACTTTATCTATGATTATTCAAGTAATACAGGATATCGTTATACATCACTGCATAGACAAGTGGTTAAATTTGACCCTTTAAATACAGATAATCCAATTATATTAGATTACATAAATTCATTTAAAATGGATAGAGAAAATTCATCGTTATTATATGATCTTATAAATGATGAAATTAATAACAAAAATAAAGCTATATGCGACTTACCGATTTCATTTTTTACATTATTTAATAGAATCGTTATTGATTGGATTGACATTATCCACCAAATGTTATTTATAGATGATGCAGCCTCTACATTTTATGCTGAATATATATCAGTGATTGATAATATTATATTATGTGACACCCCAGATGTTAAAGAATCAACCGTATACCGAAGTTTTGGTAATGGTATGTCAATCTTCCATATAGCAGGGAAACTATGGTTAATCAATAAATATAAAGAAATTATTTCAAATTCATTAAATAATGTTGTTTTGGACAAAGAATTGAAATATATTTTTAATTGTTATAGCCGACTAGAAGATTGTTTAGGGTCTGATCGTAAATACTGTATTCTATATATGTCAGATTTCTCAGGAATCACATTAAAAGAGTATTTAGAAAATTTTACGGTGCATCTAGTCAATATGGGTAAAAAATGGCAAGACGCAAGAAATCTGAAATAGAAGCAGAACAATCGGTAATGACACCACTTCAACGTTTTAATGCGATGAAGAATGGGCGAATCGATAAAGAATATTTATCTGATTTGATAATGGCATACAAATTTAAGAGAAGTCTAGATATTACATTTCCAATGCCGAGAGAGTTAGCTCAAATTGCATTGTTGATAATAGATAAAACTCTAGGTAATTTCAGATGGCGAAGTTACACAGATGATTGGAAAGAAGATATGAAAGGAAAAGCCACTGAGCATGTACTTAGATATGTACATAATTATGATAGTGTAAAATCACTGGAAACATCACAAAATAACGATCCATATTATTACATAGGTATGATAGTAACAAACGCATTTAGACAAAGCTGGAAAAAGAGTAATGAGAGAAGTAAATGCATGATGCCGCTGAATGATGAGATATTATATCAATTCGATAACTCTGAAGAATCCAATTATACCCTAAATCAAGCTAGGTGGGACGGAAATTCAGGTGAATAATAGTATAAACTATAGAAAATAATGGATTTGATGTGAATATAGATTTTGATTACTATGATTTCCCCAAAGGAAAGAAGATAAAAAATGATGTCAAGATTAATTTAAGTGATCTTGAGGTTAAAACAGATGCCTCTATATTAGAAAAAGATGAAAATAATGAGATTTCTGAGGTTGAATTATCTGAAATAGTTGATGAGAACATCAACTATATATACACATATGCATCAACACCACCATCAACAGATACAATTACCTCTGGGGTATTTTCCTATAACCCAAAAGATGATAATGGTGAGTATACGCTGGATGAATCTGGTAATAAAGTAGTCTATTATAGACTTATAGGTGAAAATGTAGTAGAAAATGAACTAATCGACTTTACTCAAAATCAAAATCCATCAGTTTTAAATTTGTACGATAATGTGTATGCTGGTATAATACCAAGACATTTACGATTCGCTAATAATACAGAGCCTATTATTGAAAAGGGTGTATTTGCTGCTTTAGGGTTATTCTCAAACAATAAATTGAATATTAGTAATGGGTTCAATTATCCTAATGGTGATTTCGTTGCGTTAAAAACCGATCTAGACGTATCTGATACTAAATATCGTGGGTGTCTAACCAGAAAAAAATTCTATAGTTCGTTAAATCAATTAACAGAACGACTAATGGAAAATGGTGTTGAGGTAGTAGTTAAAGAATATAATGCTGAAGAAGATGAAAATGGACGTGATAAAAATTACACGCAAATTTATCCATTTTATAATTTTTACTTTAGTAGAGCACTTGCACCTGATTTTATAAATCGAAAAATTGCAGATGGTGGGATGGATAATTTAACAGCAAATGATATAACACCATTTAATTTATCAATTAAAGAAGTATTCAAATCATATTATACACCAGCCGAAGAGTTATATGATGACTTTGTTAGTGAACTACGTGAGTTATTTAAGGCAATAAATTCAAGCATGTTGGTTAATTCATTTGTTGATGATGAAGATTTAGGATTAATAAAAAAACCAATAGTACCAACAGATAATTCATATGATGCCATTACGATGCAATTTGATGGTAGTGCTGAATCTGTTGTTGATAATACACCATATGTATACAAAGGTATTACATACACCAAAACCTTATGGTCATACTATGAGGATAACGGTGTTAATCAAGCAATGACCAAAGATGATAGAAAAATACATCAAATGGAATATATACTGCCTGATGAAGTGAATATTAATGAAATAATAGATACATTACCAAAAATAAAGAAACAAATAAATAGAGTTTCGGCTATTGTAGCAACTTCATTTATATCAATGGGTGTTGGAGCTGCGCTTATGGCTTTATCGCTTGAGAGTATAAGCAATTCCAAAGATAGTTTGAAAGCGTTAAATGCTATAATTAAACGAATACGCTGGTATCAACATTATACTAATGAATCTGTATTCCCAAGTAGACAGTTTGTTAGAGACGGAGATGATGATACAGATCCAATGGGACCTGTGTTAGATTCTGCCTTCACTTATGATAAGCGTTTATGCAGATTATTAATTCCTGTGTATATGGGAACTAAACGAAAGAAAGTAAGACGTAAAAACATTTTCGGTAGAAAACGAACTGTATATGTGCGTGTTGATCTTGGTGTTCGTTGGGTGGAAGTAAATTTTGTAGATACAAATACATACGAAAAATATAGAAAAAATGACAAACCACTAGGAAAAAATAATGATGTTAACATTGCATTTTCCTCACTAACAGCTAATGGAAATGCCGTAAATGTTACATTAAGTAAAGCAATTCCTGTGAATATAATGAATACTAAACCATTCCCTGAGACTGTATCATTCACTATATCTAATTGCGATAACGCTAATGGAAATGGCTCATTTTCTGGTACTATACAAGATTCCACTCACATAGCATTTACGGTTGATACAGCTTCATTTGCGGCATACACAACAACTACAGGTAATCTAGATACGATTATATTACCATTTGACAATTCAAAAGAACCAGATGAACCAAGAAACATAACGATAAAATATGCAATGCCTCATTTACCATATGATGGTGAATTAAGAAAGAAAGTATTTTCTGAATTTGGTCCATTCGATCAAGGACAATATGCTAATAAAAACCGTAACGGTGACTATACATTAGATTATGGTGGTAATATTGTATTGAATGATGATATAGTTGGATGGGAAATATTCCATAAATCAAGTAAATCAATTAGTGATTTGCGTGGTGGTATAGATATATACAATAAAGTGCAATTCTTAATGCAGATACTAAATAATCAATTTGGTAAAAATCGAGTGCATTTAATAGAAACCACTAGATCATTTGACGATCAGGAAAAATTACAACTGGGTGGTTCTGTAAGTAGTTTCTTGTCATGGCATAATTATGGATTGGCTGTAAAAATTAGAATAACTGAAGCTGATTTAGTAACTCCTATTCTTGATGGCAGTGCTGATATGAAGAAGTTACTTAATATTGCAGAAGCCTTTGTTGAAGGTTGTAGATTAGGTGATTATGGAACTTCAATGAATGTAGTCTGGTGTGGTCAGTTAGTAACTGGTCCAGATATATTTGTATGGGAATTCTTACCTATAGGTGTAAATCACAAAGATGCATTAAAGTTTAGAGACAGTGCATACCTACAGTATGATCCTGTGGTTGCTAATTCTTACGTAAATGTTACCGAAATGGGATATATAGCTACTACCGATACTTACTTAACATCGAATGATCCATATATATTAAAAGGCAATAATTCATTAACTAATGGAATAAATATAAATAACGAAATATGGGTTGATCCTAATAAGATTACTAATTTCAATATTCCTAATAACTTGATATTAAAGGATGTTAAAGAATTCTTAATGTTGGTGCAGTCTAAAATGAATGCGAATGGTACTGATTTGATGGGCAGAAAATTGGTATCTGAATGGAAAGCAAGTAATCCTAAGTCATTTAACCAATTAGTTGTATTCAATTCTCTAATAGGTAACTATAGTGCGAGTAGAGGGTTGTTATCTGGTGATTATATTGATAGATATTCTAATATCGTAAGTAGATATTATAAGACCGATCCAATAAAATTTGTTAAATCATATTTAGGTGATTTTTATTATGATATAAAAATAAGTATAGATGATTTTAGTGATGGTTCTTATATAACTCTATATGATGGAAAATTGACTACATTTATATTGGATGCTAGATCAACTCATAGAGAAGGTAATGGTAATACATTCGGTCAGAAACAAATTGATTTTAATTCGGTTCAATTTGGACAATATCAAGATGGTAAATTTGTAAGTGAAAATGATGCTGATATAATAACAATCAAAACCGATATTGCTGTTATTGATGGTTATGATGATAATGGCAATCCACAGTCTAGTGATGCTAGAATCATGCATGCATTGATTGCAGATCAACTATATGAAGAATATAAGAAGATATTGGATAATTTCAATAATTTAAAGATAAAATTCTTATATGATAGTTTCTACAATTCACCTAACTTTAAACAGTATGACTTATTAGAAAATGAATTTGGTGTAATAAATACACAGGATCTATTGACATTCCCTCAATTAAGAGATATGTATGCACGAATAGATATCAATAATAAGAAAACCGACCCTGATGGTACTGTTAAGGGTGCTGGTGCAAATATTGAAGATGTGGAACCAGATAGCAAAACAAGTTTAAGTGAGTCGGTATTCGAAAAATTAGTATCAACATCACAGCAAGTAGGTGCTAGAAAGGCTTTATTAACTAAAGAAAAGCCAACTATAGAAGCTATTCAAGTAAGTAATAAGATTGAGAAGACAATTGAATTATTGAAAAAGAATAGAATGCCTAAAGCAAGCGATATTTTATAAACTATAAAAAAGGAAATAGTTTATTATGTATTCATATATTACCCGTGATGACATGGTTGAATATGTCAAAGCAGAATTGGGTCATCCAGTTTTGGAAATTGAATTAGAATTAGAAGAAAAAAATGGATTAGGACATATTCATTTAGCAATTCAAAACTGCTTAGATTGGTTCGTAAGAGAGAATCAAGATGAGGGATCATTCCATGATTGGATGGTACTTAGATTGAAAGCTGGTATCATTGAGTATGACGTACCCGAAGAAGTAACTGATATTATAGATGTAGCACCTTCATTTGGTAATGGATTCACACCGTGGACGGCTTTTGACGTAGGTGCTGGAGAGTCATTAGTTGCAACCACTGGATGGTCACAATTTGATTTAGTCACCTATACAGGTGCTATGAGATACCTAGCTGACGTTCAAAAATTAGTTGGTGTGCAATATCAAGTACAGTTCCATGCACAGGCACATAGATTAAGAATAGTTCCTACGCCTAGAAGTGATAGAGTTGCGTTATGTAGAATTTATAGAAAGGCTGCAATGGCTGAAATATTCGCTAACCCATTATTCCGTGACTTTGTAGTAGCTCGTGTAGAAATTTTATGGGGTAAAGTATTATCACGTGATGATTATCAATTACCTGGTGGTGGTAAAGTCAATGGTCAGAAATTATTAGATGATGCAACAAAGCGATATGCTGAGTTGTTGAAGATGATACGTGATGAATCGGCTACACCATTTATATTAACCGATTTAGATATGTAATTGGAGCATGTATGGCAGCAACATTTCAAATTTATAAATATACTGGAAAGGATAGTGCATTTGGCACTCCTGTAACTAGCATTGGAATCAAACGAATAGATGCCGCAGTACCTGCCGTATATCAAAGCGTTGGAAGTAATGGTGTAGTGCCATCGGATGATAAATCAGATGCAAATACTTATTGTGTGTATAGACCAGATGAACCAGATGCTACGGCATACTCATTTGAGTCAATATTTAAGTTAGTATTAAAAACACCACCGTCCAATCAATTAAGTCATATTAGATTATATCCAGAAACAGCAAGACCAACAGATGATAAAGTACCTAAATTATATGTAGGTAATAGTAGATCATATGCTAAACCAACTAATTCTAAATCATTGGTTGCAGTTAATGATGTATGGAATTACTCGAAGGAAAGTCCATTTCTATTAAGAGTTAATGGAAATAGTGGTCAATATGTAGATGAAAAATTACCTGTATTAAATTACAACATAACCATACATGATATTGGTGTTGGTAATTTAATGTATTTAAATAATGAACGCCAGATTGACGTACCTATTATTGTAGGAAATTCATATCAATTTATCGATAAAACAAATGGTGCTGTTACATTTACGGTATACGATGCAGTTACTAATTTACCAGTTGTTTCATCTGATATTGTAGTTAGCACAGTGAGTGGTGAGCGTGTAGTTACAATAAATGCAACCTCTGCATTATTACTTGCTTACCCAAGTGGACTTAAATACGGAAATTCAACCAATGTAAACATGGGTTACACCATTACATGGATTGACCTGTCAGTTACACCAGCAACAACAGAAGAATATACAGTAGAAGTTAGAACACTATCAAGCGGTTCTAAAGTATATTATTTAAATGGAAGTAAGAATCCAAGTATAAATTTTGATGAAAATAAAATTTATAGATTTATAAATGTCAATGGCGATACTGATCCAATAAGATTTTTAAATAATAGCACAAGTGTTATTGCTAATGTAGAACGAGAAATTGTTATAAATGGCATTACCGTTGAAAATGGTGGTACTGTTAATGAAGTTGTTACAGTAGATCCAGTTGCAGTAGCCGAAGCAGGTTATGTTATAGTAGGATATCAATCAGTATACAATCTTGGATATGGCAATACTATAACAAACACTAGAACATGTTTAGTAGGTAATTATAACATAAATACAGTGAATGGTGGTATTAGTAACCCTATGGCTGCTGGTGAAACTGATTATGTGTTTCTACAGCTTGAAGTGAGAGGTGATAGCACAGTAGGTCAAACCGTTCCGAATATTATAATTGAATATGACGAGAGTTAATATGACCTTAGATGATATCAAGAATAAATATAAAGAGGTTGCTGATTTATTCGTTTGGGATGGTAGAACAAGTGTAGATGTTTCTAGAATTGTTGTTAATCCTGAACATAGAAATCAAGGCATTGGTACAAAAATAATGAATGATATCATTACATATGCCAATGCAGTACATAAACCAGTTTCTTTATCACCATCTAAGGATTTCGGTGGTAAGATTGGAAAATTAAAAAAGTTTTACGGTGGATTGGGATTTAAACCAAATAAGGGACGAAATAAAGATTTTAGAATATCAAATTCGATGATACGACAAGCAGAGGAACCTATAATGGAAACAACGTATACACTACTACGCAATTTTTTAGAATCATTACAACCAAATGTAAATGATACTTTATATAATATATTAATTGAAGGCTTTGAGGCATCAACCGCATCCGAACCTTTCGATGTAAAAACATTTAAAACATTACCTAGTTTTGCATCACGTGTTAAGTATGCTAAATCAAAATTACCACAGTTAGGTACTGGTAGTTCTCGTACCGTATTCGATTTAGGAAATGATAAAGTACTGAAATTACCTAAAAATGCTAAAGGTATTGCGCAGAATGGAGTTGAAGCTGATGGATATATACAACAATCAGGCGTAGTTGCTAAAGTATATGATAGCGATCCAGAAGATCTATGGGTAATAAGTGATAAAGTTGATAAAATAACGCCAAAAGAATTTGAAAGATTACTTGGAATACCATTTAAATTTTATTGTCAAGCTATACTGACATATGAAGCGGAAACTCGTGGTAATAGCAGAAGTCCTCGTTACTTAACACAAGAGCAAATACAACCGTTATGGGAGAATGAATTCGTTAGTGGTATGTTTGATCTAATGGGTACTATGGGCTTGTTAGGCGGTGATATGACACGAATTGGATCATATGGTAAATGTCGTGGTGAATTGATGTTACGTGATGCTGGCTTCACAGAACAAGTTATGAAAGAACACTATTCAAAACCTAAAGGAAGATTTGAATCGGTTGAAACCGAGGAACATCTTATTGGTGGTAGAGCCGATGGAATGACACCAGAAGATATCGCAAAGAAGCATGGACTCCCTGTAGAGGACATTGAAGATCAATTAGATATGGGTATAGATGTAGAATCTGAACACACTAATAATCCAGAAATAGCATATGAAATTGCAAAGGATCATGAAGCAGAAATTCCTGATTATTATGATAGACTTAAAAAGATGGAAGATGATGCAGGTATTATGGAAGGTCAGGGATTCTATCCAGAATACAAATATCCAAAACCAGAATCAACCAGAGAACGACTAATCATGGCTATCATATCCATGTTTAAAGCAATGAGTGATAAAAACAAGAAAGTATTTTTAACAAATAACAGACTTAATGGTATTGCTAAATATGATTTTGATGTATATTCAAATGATGATATACTTCGCATTAAAATGAATGCTGATGATATTAGGGATCAGGAAAAGGATATGCTACGATATACACCAGAAGCAAAAGCTAAAGAAGCTAAACGAAACGCTAAAGAAGATAAATTGACCTCAATGGCTTATGATTATCAAAAAGCTGAAAGTGATCGATATGATGCTGAATATGAAGAATACTTGAAAGAATCAGACCCAGAAGCATATGCTGAACACATGCACTGGAAAGAAATAAAAAATCTTTAAAAAAAGTATTGACATTCGTTACTTGAATTACTATATTACTCTTAACGACATGGATATGGTCGGTGATCGAAAACTTTATGACTCTATGGACGAGTTGTAAGGAGTGGCGGTGAAATCCCGTGTAGTAGAAATCGAGAAAGTATCCCATGCTTGACAAGGCTAAGAGTTCCTAGTTCTCTAACCAATGAGAACTTGTGGTGTCTAAAGGAATGTACTGTATCCATGTCGTTATTTTTGAAAAAAAAAAGATTGACAACTGAAACGAAATTTACTATATTAACCATATCAGAGAACTTGAAAAAGAAATTTTAAGAAATCTGAAAAAAGTTTTGACAAACAACAAAAAAGAACTATATTAAAGGTATGAACATGAAACGTATATATAAGTATTATCGATTTATAAAAACAACTCCGAAAGGAAGTGTGATGCGATAACTTATATACGTAAAATGCGTATGACAAAAGTTATAAAGCCCACTTCCACAAGAAGTGGGTTTTTTGTTTTGCAAAGTGGAGACTTATATACTAGCGATATGAGAGTTGATTTTACAATACGGGGTACAGCACGATATTGGTTAGCGTGGCGTATGGGTGACATACGTGTAGGTGAAAAAATTACGTAATATGTAACTTACTATGGTGGTTCGAATCCACTGTCCCCCACTAAATTTTTGGGTTGATAACGGCAGAGGACTGTAAATCCTCCCTGCTTTACCAAATTGCCGTATGGACTCGCAGTAGATAGGTTCGAATCCTATTCAACCCATATTACTTAATATCTAGCATATTAAGTGTTGTTTGATAAATTAGCAATGAATTGAACTAATTTTAATTGCATAATTATCGAGTATTATAAACTATATTTATTATACTTGGTAATTATATGAATAAATTAGATAACTTAAAACATGATTGGAATTCTCCTATATCAAATGGGGGTACTATTAGAACGCCATTTGATTCAGTATTTTGTGCTCATTCACATTATGTAAATAGATCGTTAATTAAAAGTATGTTGATTAAACATGAAATTATTAAAGATGTGTGTTCTATATGTGGGATTAACACTTGGATGAATAAGCCTGTAACATTACAGGTTGACCATATTGATGGTGATCGTCATAATAATTTAATTGATAATATTAGATTATTATGTCCTACATGTCATAGTCAAACAAAAACATTTTCTGGGGCTAATGTTAAATTACAGTTTAACAAAAAATATAAATCAGATAACGATTTTATTGATGTAATTAAAGAATCGCCAAATGCTCGTATAGCGTTAATGAAATTAGGATTACAGGCATTTGGTGGAAACTATAATCGAATTAGAAAAATAATAGATACTCATGGTATAAATTTTAATGTATCAAAAATGCCATCTATGACTGAATTAATTTCTCATTTAAGTGATAAGACGATGGTGCAAATAGGTGAAATATATGGGGTATCAGATAATGCAATTAGAAAATGGTTGAAAAAATATGATATACCAACATCAAAACGATTGATAAAAAAATATATACAAGATAGTGGTATTATATACGATGTAAAAATACGATCACATGTAATAGCTCCTAAAGGAGAATCTAGATCGGATTCTAAGTTAACTGAGGAAGGTGTTATACAAATACGATATTTGTATTCTATTGGTAAATCTCAACGAATCATTGCTGATTTAATGAATGTATCTAAATCTACCATAGCTAATGTGATCTATGGCAGAAGTTGGGTACATGTAAAATGAATATGGATGTGAAGCTCAATTGGTCGAGCACTGCTCTCATAATGCAGGGGGAGTAGGTTCAAATCCTACCACATCCACTAAGGTTCTGTAGCTCAACTGGTTAGTAGCACCGCACTTTTAATGCGGGGGTTGTCGATTCGACTTCGACCAGAACCATTAGTTTAATTAAGCCAACTTGGTGTAAGAGGTCTGCACACGTGACTGAAGATCATGGGGATTCGCTTCGATTGCGAAAGTTGGCATTTGGTATTTGCTTTTGATTGAATAATTTAATATAATGTTCAGTTTATATAAACTATATGTATGAAAATACAAATAGAGTGGTTAAATCCACATACAAACAAATATGCATGTCCTACATGTGGAGAAGAATATGGTAGTAAAGGAATCGCATCTCATATATGGAGAATGCATGGAATTGGTGTTAATCATAAATGTGGTAGAGATACAAGAACGATAACTACATGGAATAAAGGATTAACTAAACATACAGATCAGCGACTTAAAGTATATAGTGATATGGTTAAATCCAACTATGCTACTGGTGTTCGTATAGCATATTTTAAGGGAAAGAAACATACACCAGAAACAATTACAAAATTAAAACAAAACTCAGGCGGTGTGCGTAAAGGTGCAGGTAGAGGAAAATCTGGATGGTATAACGGATATTGGTGTGATAGTACATGGGAATTAGCATGGGTGATATATCATTTAGATCATAACATATCATTTATCCGTAATACTATATCATTTCCATATGAATGGGAAAATGAAACACATGAATACCATCCTGATTTTAGATATGTTGATGGTACATTTATAGAAGTTAAAGGCTATATAACAGAACATACTAAAGCTAAATTTAATGCAGTTAAGTCTCCTAATGTATTAAAGATATTGACAAAGGTAGAAATCAAACCATATCTTGAGTATGCATCAAATAAGCATAAAGGGATAAATTTAATTTCGTTATACGATAATACATCAAGATATAAAACAAAAATATGTCCTATATGTAATAATAATTTTATACCAAATACGATCAAACAAGTATGTTGTGGATATGATTGTCGGATGATTAATTCAACTTTAATTCCACATAAGAGAAAGGTAGATAGACCTACATTGGATGTATTAATTAAAGAAATACAAGAAAGTAATTTTGTTTTAGTTGGGGCTAAATATGGTGTGTCTGATAATGCTGTTCGTCGATGGTGCCGTTACTATAAAATAGACCCTAAAACAATAAAACATCAAAAAAGTATTGACAAATCGCTAAAAAAGAACTATATTAATAATATGAAGAATTTACAACAACAGCAACAACAAGTAATGGATAGCTCTGCTAGACCACCTTTTTGATGCTGTTATGGCAAATAAATTAAGGGACTCTTGCAGAAGCAAGAGTTCTTTTCGTATATAGAGGTGTATATGTATTATGTAAAGTTATGTGATAGATGTGGTTCCTTATTATATTTCAGTTATAATAAGGAAATTAAGTGTTCTAAATGTGATAAATAAATTTGATGTCCGTTAGCTCAATTGGTGGAGCAGGTGCCTTTGAAGCACAAGGATGCTGGTTCGAGTCCAGCACGGACAATATGATGTCCATTAGAGTAATGGTAGCTCACCAGATTTTGAATCTGGCATCCGAAAGGATACTGTAGGTTCGACTCCTACATGGACAATATAATGATGACCTATAGCATAGAGGTAGTGCCTTCGGCTCTGACCCGAAGTACGCTGGTTCGATCCCAGCTAGGTCAATAAAAAATATTTTTGAACCTATTGTATAAACTATAAATAATACTAGAGGTTCAAAAATATGCATATACAAAAATTATATAGTAAAATATGGGTAAAATTTAATGATGCTGAGTTTACTGATTTGATTAAAAAATGCACTTCATTCAATGAAGTGCATTCATACATAGGTTCAAATAATAGAGGAGGTAACAATAAAACATTACATAAACGAATTAAAGCACTAGGTTTATCTACTGATCATTTTACTTCACCATACAAAGCAATTAAATTAATATCTAAATCTAAAAAAATTCCGTTATCTGACATACTCGTAGAAAACTCAACGTATGATAGAACTCGACTTAAACAGAGATTGATAGCTGATGGTTTTTTGTTAAACCAATGTTACATATGTAATCAATTACCTATATGGAATAATAAACCATTGGTATTACAAATAGATCATATAAATGGTATATATAATGATAACAGACTACAAAATCTACGTATATTATGTCCTCATTGTCATAGCCAAACAAATACATTTGCAGGTAAATGTAATAAGTTAGTATATATATGTAGTTGCGGTAATAACAAAATCAAAAAATCTAAATCATGTGTAAAATGTAGTGATCTTAATAAAAGAAAAACATCACGCCCTAATATAGATGTATTAATATCTGATATCAAGGAATATGGATATTATCCATTGAGATTGAAATATGGAGTATCCGATAATGCAATAAGAAAATGGGTTAAATCATATGGATTCAATCCAAAGACACTTACTCCGCTTTAATTAAATTTATTCTGATGTTATATCAAAAATAACGATAGGTTTCCTATTTCGTACAATAGCAAAACCTTGTGTGAAGTCGATATAATGATTTTCGGATTCCAGTATATACATCCACAATTCATCATCAAACTGCATTTCTTTTGCAAATATGTCCCACTCATCCCATGAAATGGTTTTGTAATAATCTGGGTCTATATTTAGATTTCCATTTGATTTATCGAATAGATATTTAGCTTCACCCCATTTTTTAGGTGTCATTTTTGAATTTATTTGTACAACTGCAAGAGATTTATCGTTAAATATTTGTGTTATTATTTCAGTTTTCTTTATTATAGCCATATTAATATCCTAATATATAGTATCAATATAGATTAACTCCGCAAAAAATGCGGTAAATAATGTTATAATCACCGCATTTCAATAAAATATTTGATATTTTAATATAATAAAGTTATATTTATAATATACAAACAAATATGTAATTATAATGAAAGTAATATTTATAGATACCGAAACAACTGGATTTGATGATAAAAGACAAGATATAATTCAAGTCGCTGGATTGGTCACGGAAAATAGAAAGATTTTAGAATCATTTAATTATGTTGCTGCTCCTATCAATTGGAATGCTATTAGTAAGGATGCTTTACAAATAATTGGTAAAACAGTAGAAGAACTAAGAACATATCCTGATCCAAAAATAGCATATGCTGGACTTAAAAATATATTTGAGAAGTATGTTGTAAAAGGTGAGCCTAGATATATTATAGCTGGTCAAAACGTTAAGTCATTTGACTGGCGTTTTTTGGCATCGTTCTGGAATAAACATAAAGATGATGGTGATTTACCATTTGATTATTATTTTAGTCAGAAAGTAGTATATGATTTAATGGATTTAACTAGACCTTTAAAGAAACAAGGTTTGTTAAATGTTCCTAATATTAAGTTAGGTACTATAATGGAAGCGTTGGGCGTAAAGCCTGAAGGAAATTTACATGATGCTTTAACTGATATTATAGGAACTTGTGATAGTTTTTATAAAATCGTTGATAGGTGGATAGAATTGAGTGTCAGTAATCCTGATTTTGTTACTTGTAATATGAATGATAACATAAAACATCTGTTAGCTAGAGAAATAAAAGCTAAAGGACCAGATGTTTATGATATGATGTAAAATAAAAAAGGGTGATTTTTAATCGCCCTTTATTTATTTATTTATTTAGTTAGTTTTTCGATTTTATCTTTTGCTTCTAGTCTAGCTGTTAAGTTTGTTTTGCCATCTGTAGAAGTTTTCTGTTTATGAGATTCAAGAAGTTGATTTAATTTACCGTCAATTTCTTTTTCTTTTTCGATTGCTTCTAATTTAGCATTTACTGTAGCTTTGTAGTTACTTGAGATTGATTCAAGCTGTGCTTTTATCATTTTATCTTGTTTAATCGCTTCAACTTTTGCATTTTCTTTAGAGTGATAAGTATTAGAAATTGCTTCTAATTGTGCTTTAACTGCCTTGCTCTTTTCAACGCTTTCATTTATAGCATTAACAGATTCTTTAGCTTTGGATGATTTCTGATAATCGGTCATAATGGATTCTAGCAATTCATCTGTTTCCTTATCATCTTCTTTCTCTTCACCCTCTTCTTTATCACCTTCTTTCTTTTCTTCTTTCTTTTCTTCGGCAGGTGTTTCGTCTTCGATTGGTGGAACATCTTCGCCAACATCATCACCACCAACATCGTCACCACCAACATCGTCACCAACTGGAGGAACGCCAACATCGTCACCAACATCGTCGCTAACAGGAGGAACATCTTCACCTAAACCAAGGTCCATTCCTTCGTCGCCAACAGGAGGAACATCTTCGCCTAAACCAAGATCCATTCCTTCATCACCCATACCAACATCACCGCCAAGTTCTGGTGGAACGATATCTTCAGCAACAGCATCTGTATCGGTTAATACTGGAACTTCTTCCATAGCAGGGATGCCTTCACCACCCATGCCCATATCGTCGCCCATACCCATATCACCACCACCCATACCCATATCACCACCATCAATACCTGAAGTCTGTGGTTTAATATCAGTAGGACCGCCATCCTTCATTTCAGCAACACCGTTAGTATTAGCTTCGGTATTATTCTGCTGAGTCATCCAATTTGAAGTCTTTTGGATTGTATCTTGCAAGAATTTTTCAATATCCTGTTTGAATCCATAACTATTTTTAATTACTGTTGCGATTGGTCCAATGTCGGAGAAATCGATAACATCGTCTTTCATTTCTTCTAATTTCTTAGCAAATGCATCAACTATCAATGCCTTGTCAGAATCATTCAAAGGATCTACAGGTGAGTTGTAGTATCTAGGTTGATTTTCTGGCTTGTCACTTACTTCAACATCTAAAAGTGAATTCATGTCAAATAAGCCGTTAGTATCGGCACTTGGACCCCCGAATCCAGACTCTAGTAATGCTTTTCTTTCGACAGCAGTAGCGTCAGCGATAGATTCCATGATTAGTTGTGTGTTTTCAAATTCTTTCATGAACTGAAACGCAGTCATTGTTTTGTTTGTATTTTTATTGGTCTTCATTGAAGTTCCTCTTTAATCGGCTAACACAATATTGGTGTTTTCAAATAGTTTATAACAATTCAATTTTATTTTTATAATTTAAGATAAAACATAAAATTGTTTATGATAAACATATTTAAATAATCTATAATTGTTTATATAATTGTAAGGTAAATTAAAAAATGCCATTAAATTCACATTATTCTGGTAGAATGGAAAATGCTATCAAAAGAACGCATGAGGCTTCTACAGGTAGAGAAGGTCAATTTTATTCTATATTAAATAAATATGGGTACTATGACGTAAATGATCCAAATAATGGATTAACTAAGGAACAAAGAGAACAAGTTCCTGTAATTAACCAAACCAGAATGAGTCAATTATCAAGTGCTGTTGCTGATATGTTATTATATTTTTTGTCAGATGGTGAACAGGGAATTATTACAAATGACATGCAAGAAATCGTTGATAAATTAGATATTAGGGCAAGTGCGAATTCTGCTCAAGTGAATGCTATAGGTAATGGTATAAGTGCTATTTCACAAGGTCCACTTGTTCCTTTGCAATCTATAAATGCATCTAGACAGATGGCTGAAGCACAAACTACATCAGCAATGGGTTCTAGTCCGTTTAATGCAGATTTAATACCACCTATTGCTATTGGGTTGGATGGATTGCCTGTAAGTATAGCAAATACATTTAAACCAGGATTTTTCCAACCAAACTGGGATTTCTTATATCAGCAAGAACCTGTAAAGAGTACAAAATTTTATTTTACTGGTAATGGTAAAACTAGATTGGGTGCTAATATATTATTAGATCAGGGTAATGCAAGACGTGATTTATTCATTAAGAATGTATTTGCTGTAAATGCTGTGGATAAGAATTTAGCATCAACAGGTGATGTAAAGGGTGGATTAACAGCAGAGCAATATGATATTGTAAGAAAGGCTGCTACTATGGATGAAAGTGCAATCCAAGCAGATTCTAAATATTCTGGATTTAGTATTAACGATGCTCAAATACAGGCTTCATTCTTTAGATATGTACAATCTACCCTATGGGATGTAATAAATAACAGACAAAATTGGGCGCATTCTCATTGGGGTGCTTTGACGCATAATTCGTGTCCTGAATATGTAAAAACTGCTGTGTGTAGTTTTTTATGGACAAATGGCTTGAGTATTGATCCATCAAAGAGTTCAGAAGCTGGATTTATAAGTTATTGTGTTACTATGGGTGTATATTACTTAACTGGTTACTCTTATTCGGTTCATATGTATGGAATTTCTGGATTGGATCAAATAATAGATTCATCGGGTAAATCAACTACATTAACAACAACAGGAGCGATAGTAGCACCTAATGGTTTACCAAAAAGTGATACATTAGCAAATCAATATTTTACATGGGTAGCTGATATATTAGCTAGATTGACATATGGTTCTGAAGTATCTGAAGAAAGTGGAAAATTATTACGTAAAAGACGTATAGCCGAAGCTAATCTAATATACAAAGGATTAGGCAAATCAATTATTGAATACGGTGCTTCTACTGCTAAATTAGACCCATTCCATAGCACATCTGAATTAAGAAATAGAAAATTTGATATTTTGATGAGTGGAACACTATTAAGATATTCAAATGAAGGCGTTGCTGGTGGTTCGGGTTCTAATGGAAGTTTAGCAAAGCCAGAAGAAGGTTCCGTAACAATAAAATTCGATTCATGGGTTAAATCAACTCAATTGAGTGAATTGTCGGCAAATGTTATTAAATCATTATGTGGATCGGCTGGTGTTAAAGAAGTAATTGTAACTAGTTTGTATAGACCACCAGAATCACAAGCACAGACAATGTTTAATAATTTACAGAAAAATAATAGAGTATCGTATGCATCTCCTGGTAAAAAGGTTGTTTCTGTATATGATTCATATAAAGAAAAGTATGGATTGGGCAGTACTACACCATTTACCGATCCAAGTCAGATTAAGAAAGTACGTGGTGAAATGTTAAGTACAATTAAATCATCACCACCAGAAAAAATATCTAAGCATGGTGCCGATCCTAATAACGTACAGGCAATTGATATTAGTCCTACTAGAATGGTTCCTAATAACAAAAGTCCAAGTTTACGTGAAGTATTTTTGTCTGCTAAAGAACAAGGTATAATTAGAGCATTTCTTGGACCATCCCCTAAAGGTCCAGGATCTGACCCTGCATATCATATCGAAATATGGCAGAATGAGAAAGCACCTAAAGGATATGAGAATGCTAATTTCACCAATAGTGCACCTCCAACCATACCATTTACTATGCAAAACAGCAATTTAAAGAAATCAACTACATGGTTATATCCATTGTTGAAAGATCATAATGATTTGTCTAATGATGCGCAATCAAAAAAATCCTAATAAGGATTGTATAAACTAGGATAAGTGGGTAATTTACAATGGCTGAACAGTACAAAAAAACTAAACTTGAATTTGATAATAAACTTTATGTTTACTTAATGAAGCGTCTATTTGACGGTATTCAAGAGAGTGATGCATGTAACATGGATATCATCGATTCTATAGGAAATATTATAGGAAATCCAGATGGGTCTGATAAGTGGGCATTCACTATGTTGGATAAATTCGTGTTGTTGATAAAAAAACAGATGGGTGAAGATAATTTAAAATCATTAGTATCTAATTTCGAATATATAAAGTATATAGATCCATTATTTATTATGAATATGAAGAGTGGAACTAACTTACATAAGGTTAAGGACACATTTGATAAAATAATAACTGCTGTGAATGATAAGGAATATTTACCTGAATCCTTATATCATGATGATTCATATGTAGAAATGAATGAAGAAACATTAAATTACTGTGATTATGTATCAAGATCACTAACAGTAGCAACATTTTTGGTATATACAATTAGGGTAGATAGAGTTCCTACCTCAATTGAATTCGATGGTAGTATAATAAATTCAGTAGAAGCTACATTCAATGTGAGAGCATTGGGTGCATTTGAAGAAATTAAGAAGATATGTGAAGATAACAAACTAATAGATCATAACAAAATTACTGGTGAAGGTATTAAATTGTTGGTTAAACTAGCAAAAATAATAGAAAGTGGTAATATTCTTAATGTTACCAAGGATCGTATAGAGAATCAAGCACATAACTGGAAACGCTTATCTAAAGTAGGTACGAGTGATGCTGGGTGATTTTACATATAATGGAATTCCAATATTTAATGTTGGGTTTTCTGACTTCTATGTGTTCTATGAATCACTTGAACATGATAAGCGTGTACTTAGTAAGAATATAAATAGAAGTGATTTACAGGATCATTTTAAGAAGTCAAGAACAAATGACTTTGGTATATGTTATGAAGGTGTGATACTGGATTTGCGTAAAAAAAGCAATAAAGGTAATTTTTAATCATATTAATTATAAACTTCCTTTACAATAACAAAATAAACTATTTTTATAGTTAATTAAGGTTTAATTAATATGTTGATAGAGCCACGAAAAGAACAAGATACAATCGCAACGAGAATATTATCTCGTTCTAGAGATTATGGGTTAGCAAACCAAAAAGGACCTGTATTCGATAGAATATTTAACCGTGATGAAGTAGAACGAGATTTAGATGTATCTCGAAATATTGTAGGTCAAGGTAAAAAACAATTAACTTATCCAAACGGATTGTCTCCTGATGGGTTTAGTTCATTTGCACCAACGTTGGGTGTATATTCGCCAAATGTTGACCCTGCTAGAATGCAAGATGTAATTGCAGAAAATCAGGTTCATCTATATTGGAAAAAGAATAAAGAACGAGTACTTAAATATTATAGGGTAGCTGGTAGATCAGAAGTTGGTGAAGCACTTGACCAAATATGTGATGAAGGTATTTATAAAGATGACTTGGGTGAAATATGTTCACTCAAAGTAGATCCAGATGCCGAAATAGGTCATGCAGTACAAGTAAAATTACATAAAATTTTTAGAAGAGAAGTATTAAAACGCATTCTTAACTTTGACAAAGAAGGTTGGCAGTTAATGCGTACCATGTTGGTTGAAGGTAGAATATTCTTAGAAGTTGTGTATAGTGAAAAGAAAAATGAGATAGTAGGTGTTAATCTTCTACCTGCTCAAAATATGATATTGATCGTACAGGATAACCTAGTTATAGGTTATAGACAAATGCTAGAAGGTACATATACCGTAAATTCAAAAACTGCTGGTAAGAATTACATTGATTTCTCACCAAACCAGATTTTATATGCTGATTTGGGTATGTATGGTCCAGGCGGTATTAATGATCCAAGATCGCCATTAGAAGCTGCAATTAAACCATTTAATCAATTAAATACAATTGAAGACTCTATTACAATGTATCGTATACAATGGGGTAGTGAAAAATTAGTATTTAAAATTGATACTGGTATGATGCCTAAACCAAAGGCTGAAAAGTTCATGAAAGATCAGGCTAAGATATTCTCACGTAAAGTTGATTATAATACATCAACAGGTGAAATAACTAACAATGGCCGTGTTATTGGATTATCTGAACACTTTTTCATATCAACATCTAGTCAGAGTAATGGATCATCCATTGATAGACTGAAGGGTGGCGATAATATAGGTAATATTGAAGATTTGAAATACTTCAAACGAAACCTAGTTAATGCTATGAAAGTCCCACCTGGTCGTGTAACTGCATTGGCTGGTGATGGTGAAAGCTATACTTCTGGTAAAATTGGTGAAGTTACACAGGCTGAAGTTGCATTTGCTAGAATGGTTCAGCGTTATCAAATGCCTTTAGAACATATATTAACCAGATTATTTGTAATGGTATTGAATACCAAGAATGATATATCAGACGATATAAAATTACAAGAAAATTTTGGTATACAATTTAATAAAGCTAATGCATTCCAGAATTACATTGATGCTGAGATAACTAAAATTAATCTAGAAGCATTCGAAGGTTATATGGCTCATGTTAGAACTGAAGATAATCCAGGTGGTGTTATATCTATTGCATTTGCACTTCGTAAAGGATTGAAGCTATCAGATGCTGAAATCACTGACATAAAAGAACAATTGAAGGCAGAAGAGGCTGAAACCGAAGAAAGCAGTAATTAATAAAATTAATAAATATATAAACTCATATTATGAATAATACACAAAAACAAATCAAAGCGTTAATTAGCGGTCTTCTTGCTGATGATAATCAGCGAGTTGATAAGATAGTTAGAGAATTGTCTGAAAGTATTATTACCGAAAAAGAGAAAGATATTATGACAATAATTACTGAAAGTTTCAATGGAGATAGCCATGCGTAAGATTTATGATGAAGATATGATTAGTTCACCGTGTTTTGATGATACCAAGGTTCTAATAGAAGAAGGTATTGACATTACGGGTACTAAAAAGAAATTTTTAAAGATATTCGGTACAGCTATCGTATGTGATGTCCCTGGTATAAATGGTAGAGCATATCCTAAAAAGATCTTAGAAGCTGAAGTTGCTAGATTAAATAAAGATATGATTCCATATGGTCGTTTGGCTGCTGAATTAAATCACCCACGTTTAACACCTGATGGTGATGGAAAAGACTATTCAGTATTTGAAATGAATTTAATGAAGACTTGTGCAAGAGTTGAAGAACTTTATTTTAAGGGTAATAATTTATTCTGTAAAATGATAGTTGCTGAAGAAACTGATGCAGGTAGAAATTTAGCAGGTCTATTAAAGATTGGATATGTACCTGGTTATTCATTGCGTGGTGCTGGTTCTGTTGTTGAAACTGGGCGTGGTTTTTATGAAGTAGACAGGGATTATCGTTTTATAACAGTTGATGTTGTAGGAAATCCTTCATTTGATAATAAAGCATTAATAAACCATAAATTTGAAAGCATTAAACCTGTTAATATGAAAATTCTAACAGAAAGCATTGAAATGGGTAGAGTAGAGTTCATGAAAAATCGTGACTTGAAAGTTGGTTATAACAAATATGATAGAATAGCATTGGAAAGTGCACTAATCAAATATAAAAATTTATTTATAGGTTAAGGAATTATTATGGCAATACAACTTAAAGATATACTTAGCTCAACTGAAATAAATTCGTTGCCTAGTACAACTATTAGCTCAGTCGAAAAATCAATAAATGAATCAATTGATAAAAGAATTGAGATCATTGAAAAAGAGAATTCAAAGAAATTTGATGCACTTGTAGAAAGTTTGTCTGTCAAATTCGATAATAAAGTAAATAATGTTATTATCGAGAGTGTCAAGGGAAACGCATCTGAAATGGTGACACAAAAATTTTATGGAATTGTGAAAGACATGGTAAATCTACTGGAAGATGCTGGTATACCAACTACTGATGCAACTAAGCAATTACAGGTTCAATTGAAAGATGCTGGTAAGAAATTACAAAGCGCATATAATGAAGTACAGGCTGTTAAAGATATGTACAACGATCAATTAAAACTTGTTATGATTATGAAAGAAACTAAAGGCATGCGTCCAGAAGTAGTAGATGCTGCGGTTGAATTCTTTAAAAATAAAGATATTAGAGAAATTGATAAAGATACTATAGCATCATTCTTAGATGGTGATCATTCAGAATTATTTAGCGATAATGCAGAATCTGATAAATTCAATGGTGAAATTGATTTGGATCAGGTTAAAGATGCGTTGGATGATTTGAATAGTGAGATTAGTGGATCAACTGGATCACCTTACTCTGAATCAAAACCAAAGTTTGAAAGTCTAGGTAAAGGATTAAAGCAACAGAAGGCTTTGTTTACTCCTAATATCAGTAAAGAAATGTTATCCGAATCTGTTACTGAGGAATTAACCTCAATGGAAAAAGATACACGAGAAACATTAACAATGATTACTAATTATCGAGGACTTGGATTCAACCAATTCGGATAACAAAAAGACCCTCAATATTGAGGGTCTTTTTATATTACATAACGATATACACAGTATTTTTTGATTTCAATGCATATTATAGAACCAAATTAAAAAATAATTTTTCTTTATTTATAAACAAATATTGAATAGGTCAAAACATATCACGACCGTAATTTAAGGTAACTTAATATGCCAACAACAATGAAAAAAAGTTTAGTCCAGAAATGGGCACCAGTTCTTGAAAGTAATATTGGATCACCAATTAGAAGTCAGACCGAGGCATCAATCCTCGCTACTCTATTGGAAAACCAAGTTAAGCTAAACAAGGGCTTCCTAGCAGAATCTGCTAACGTCACCGCAGACGTTGAAGTTTATCAGCAGTATGCACTTCCTCTAATCCGTAGACAGTTCCCAGAATTGTTGGCTATGAATACTATCGCAGTTATTCCTACCACAACTCCACAGGGTATCTATTTTGCTCTACGTTATTTGTACGAAGGCACAACTAAGACCACTGATTTCCGTAAGGGTCAGAAGAAAGAAATCGGTTTCGATCTTGATACCGACCACACTGGTAAACAGCCAGGTAATGGTACTCCTTGGTCAACTTCTGAAGGCGAATTCCTTTCTAACTACCAAGAAGGAAATGGATCAACTGTTAATAACTACATGAATGATGGTACAACTACTCCAGGTAACATGATTAAGAGAGCATCTATCAAAGTTATTAAGGGTTCTGTTATCGTTGGTACTCGTGCCATTAAATCACATTACACTCTTGAACTACAACAGGACTTAGCTGCTGTTCATGGTCAGGACATCGAAGCATTATTGCTCGAAGCTCTACAGTTCGAAATCCAACAGGAAATCGATAGAGAAATCCTAGCTTCATTGAAATTCGCTGCTACTGCAAGAGGATTGGGTGGTGAGGCTGCTCTAGAAGTTGATCTTGCATCAACTACATCTAAGGCAATGGACGGTCGTTGGGCTGCTGAAAGAATCGCTGGTGGTATTGTTAACACAATTATCGCTGTGGCTCAGAAGATCGCTGTAACTTCACGTATGGGTTCTGGTAACTGGGTAATCGCATCTCCTGATGTTGTTGCTGCTATCTCTACTCTAAACAATGGTATCTATACTCCAGCTGCTTACCTTGATGGTAAGATGAACATGCAGCCTTCTGGCGGTGTTGCTGAAGCAGGTTCTTTAATCGGTGGTGGAATCAAGGTTTACCGTGATATCTATGCCGAAGAATCCTATGCTCTAGTTGGTTATAAGGGCGCACGTCAGGGTGAATCGGGTATCATATTTATGCCATATATCCCATATATCTTCACAAAAACTGCTGGTCAGGAAGATGGTTCTCCACGTTTGATAGTTAAATCAAGATATGCTATTGTTGCGAACCTATTAGGTGCCGGACAATTCTATCGTCTAATTAACTTCAAGAACATCAACTATGCAATCCTTGGTATTGATTCTAGCAATACATCTGCATATCCTTGGGAACAGTCTGGCGCATCTTATGATGGCGAAGCTGGTCTAGGTGGTGTGTACGAAGGTGACACTGCTGAAGTCTAATCAACTACAGTAATATAAGTTAGTAAGAGCACTGAGGAAACTCAGTGCTCTTTTTTATTGGAAAAAATATATGTTATATATAAACCTATAATAAATGAAGGTAATTATGCAAAATAAACGTCCCGAAAAAATAGTTGAAGTTGAGCAGATGTCAGTAGCTATGCCTGATAATTATGATGATATTGATTTAGATGAGATATTAGGTGGTAAAGAATATACGCCTGCTATCAATTCAAGTCTTGGTAATAGTTTCGTTGATATGGCTAATATACAAAAATATAAACCAGCTCAACAAGCGAATCCAAAACAAGTAATTCAAGAAAGTATTAATTCTATTAGAAAAGAACCTGATTATTCCAATGCCGGAAGTAAATTGAATGAGATGAATAATGTATTATCCCAATTAGGTAATATAATAGGCACTGAGAAGACTCCGAATCAAGGAAGACCATCCAATGCACCAACAATGCAACAAACAGTCCAGCAACAGCAAAGACCACCTATTGATATAACAATTATACATATGAGAAAGACATTAGAAGCCTTGCGTAATATAAATGCATGGATACCTGAGTCAAAAAAGGAATATGTAAATAAGCTAGGCGCAACAGCTGCCCCTATAATAAAGGCATTGGATGCATACGTTTCGTTGCTAGAAAAAATGAAATAGCATTTTATATAAACTTATAGTATAAATAAAATGTGGATTTAATTATGGGTAGTAGTAGCATTCCGTCAACAATGTTAAATGGTCAAGCAAACTTTAATGTAAAACATGAGTATAGAGATTTCTTTGCTGACGTGCAGAGAAATTTACCAAGAATAGGTGATGTAGGGGAAGAAAGTGATGAATTCCTAGAAAGAGCCTATAAACAATTCCATAATCATGATTTTAATAAATTAGCTAAGATTCAAAACAAGTTCGAACCAGAAGATCCTATGTACGGAACTCCTGGTCGTGAACATACTAGAAATTATAATCGTATGGAATATGATTTTAATGATAGATTTGATGATAAAGGAAAAGAAGACGTAGCTAAAGAGGTTGAAAAGAAGACTGAATTAACTGTAGAAAAAGTATTGAATGCATTCAAAGATCAGGGATGGACACTCAATAATACAGCAACCGCAGTTGGAAATAAACCAATAACACAAAAAGATTACGAAAAACAAATAAAGATATAAAAAAAAGACCGATTAATCGGTCTTTTTTGTTTTAAGTACATTGTTTAATGTATCCATAGCTGATACTATATGATCATCTAATAATCTATCTATAATCACTGCATAAAATCTAACTGCTACATATGTAATTAAGCGTCGATTGTAATCAACGCCACAATAATCTAATGTTTCAAATAATATCTTATCGGCTTTTTTTCGTGGATACATGTTCGTTATACAAAGCCAATCATGTAAAATATAAGCTAATGTTCCTTTGCCTTGTGGATTGATTATGCATTGTGCCCATTTAGGAACTGTTCCAAAGTCAGTTACAAATCCCTTGGGTACAGTAATTGTGAACATTTCATTTCTGTTGTTATATTTAAATACATAATGTATATCATTAGTTAATTCGACAAGTTCTAGTCCATTAAATGAAGATATAATCCCAGTACCTTTATATTCTAACTTACCCATTATTAGTACTATATGTATATTCATGAAAATCACCCCTAACGTTGGTAGGTTATAACATCTGCTGATAATAACATATTTGTGTACTTTGTTAATAAGTCAGTTGTTAGAAAAACATCGGGTGTTATATGTGCTAATACATACGCAGCTTCTTTAAATGAACCTGTCATGACAAGAGGAATTACATTAGCTGTTTTTGTTGCTATATCTAAACCATTAAGAGGTCCTAAGTCACCATTAACGCATTCTTCTCTAAATAAAGAAATAAATTCGTTTCCTATGATCATATTATAATTTACCTGATCTGCTGTTGTATATATATCATTGATTCGCATTGAATTAGTATCTAATTCTTTTTTAAATTGATCTTTATATATAGTAACACCAAAACAATCTTTCACTGTATATGCATTGTAATTTACTAATACATTCTGTGCCGTTTCTGTCCAAAATATTTTATTGTTATATATGCATGTATCATTAACAAAGCATATTCTACTTATATATTTCATGTCGTTAATCCTCATTAGATACGAAAAATCTTCAAATGTTGTAATTCCTATACTGCTTAAATACTCATTTGCTAATGTTGTTGTTTCAAATATACCAATGATATAATTCATTGAATTTTTTACTAAGTATATCATACTGCTATTACCTCTAAATAAATTGGTGTTGCTACTGCTACTACAGGCTGTATAGGATTGTTACCAACTGACCAACCAAGTGCATTAACTGCTACGTTGGAACCGCTTAATATTTTATATGATGCATAACGTTCAGCACATCCAACATAATAAGTAACTCCAGCAGTTAATGATGGATATGCACCAGCGGAATATGATTTTGTATGTATATATTTATTTTCTCCTAAATATGTACCATCAGCAACGATGCTAACTCCACTATTATTAGTTGCAACAGCATTAGCCACTGGTGCTCTTGTTGATTTAACATATATACCATAGAAATAATTATATACAGGGCCATTTTTATTTTGTATCATTTTAAATGAACTTACTTCCATGTTAGCAGATGGCGTATATTCAGCCAAAAATACATAATCAGCACTATATGTTACCCATGATTCTGCACTACCACCTTTCTGCCAAACTAAATTCAAATCAGTTCCATTCCAGTGATATGCTTCTATCATATTTACTGAATTAATACCAATATCAGCTATTGCCGATATTGAATTAATTGCTATGTTACTTGTACTTGCCATAAGTTACCCAATAAGGAAATACAACCTACCCGAAACACGTGCACCAATTGCTGGTATTGCACTTACTACTTCTATACTAGTTACTTCGTTGGTTCCTGTTACATTTGCGATGGGTCCTTGTGTACCTGTTGTGCCTTGATTACCTTGAGCACCAGTTGAACCCTGTGATCCTTGTCTACCTTGCGATCCTTGATTACCTTGATTACCTTGATTACCTTGATTACCTTGAGAACCCTGTGATCCTTGATTGCCCTGTGATCCCGTAACTGACTCACCTTGATTGCCTTGTGACCCCTGATTACCTTGTGATCCTTGTGTACCCTGATTACCTTCTATGCCTTGTATTCCTTCTAATGCTATTGCCCACATATAACAATTATGTGCTGTTGAACCTGCAAAATTTAAATCAGTTCCATTGTTATGATATCCATATAATTCTACATAATCAGTCGTTCCATTAAAGTACACAGGAATAGAACCCGAAAAGCCAGCATAATCAGTTCCACCTACAGTTCCTCTGCCTAACATACCATAAACAGCACCGTTTTTATATATAACTGCTATTACTTTTTTACCATCACTTATATTAATTATTGTTATTGCACCACCAACCAGATACCAACCAGCTTGCTGTGGTGTGAATCTAGAATTAGCAAACCAACCATTAGTATCATAATCAACTGAATTTAATAATACTTTTGTATATGCCGAATCAGTTGCGTTATGATTACTACTTAATTGTGCTAAAAATCCAGGTAACTGACCTATCGGTGCAACACCCGTGTCTCCCTGCGAACCCTGCGGGCCTTGATATCCTATATGTGCATTATCGGTAGTAATATAATAAGTAGATCCTGTCACATAAGATTGAACATTGGTTCTACTATTCAAGAAAGCGGTTCCTGCAATATATGGTGATATAACAGAATTAGATAAGTCACGTGCAACTAGACTGCCATCCAATATATAATTATATGCTAATTCTGCATATGTATTATAAAATGTTTGAGTATCACTCATATGATCGATGTCAAGTTCTATGAAATTACCAGCAGTAATTCCGCACAATGTACTACCTGTTATATTAGTTAATTTAGCTGGAAATGTATTTTCAAATTTTATCATGATAATTCCTCAATTATGCGTAGGCTCCAATCCAAAATCTACGACCCGTACTAGACCCACCAGAAAAAGTTGTTGGTAGTGATGATGCATTCAAATCTTCTTTTGCTATATATGGCGTGTTAGACGAGAATAAGCCAGTTGAGCCAAGAACGGATAATCCATTTATAGAACCACTTATACCAAAATAATATAAAGTCCCTGCATTTAATGTGTATGATGCACTTAGGGTTCCACTGACCAAACCTGTTGTTGGATTAGTGATTGTTGCAGTTTCTGCTACTTTTGCAAATGAGCTATCATAAATACCTAATGTTAATGTTCCATTGGCTGATTGTGTAACCCACATTTTCATGGTTGCTATTGTAACGCTTGATAATGGAATTACACCACCAATCCACGCATATGCTCCGTCAAATACACCATTAGCTGCATTAGCATCTCCTAATTGCATAGTTTCTACACCAGTTGATCCAGACGATGAACCACCACCCACTTGAACTAAACGACCTGCTGTAATATCAGTTTGAATTGTACTTGAGTCACTAGTGAATTCAGTAGTTGCCCTATATAAATAATTAGTTGCTATATCAACAACGATTTCGTCATCATATATAAGAGAACTAGTAGTCCAATCACGTGATATAGTTCTGTTAACTTTAAGTGGACTAGCTGTAGTTCCACTACCAGTAAGAGTTAAATCAGTTGAAACAACAGTTAAATAATTACCTGCTGGTGATCCAATTTGTGAAAATTTATTACCTGATAATAAGGAAACTTGTCGAATTGACCAGTTATTTGCTGTGTATACAATTATGACTCTTGCAATTGCTATAATTTCAGTGCTTGATAATCCATCAAGATTTAATTCGGATGGTGTTCGTGTACTTTCAGTTTGTATTGCTGTTGTTATATTGCCAGCAGATGGTGAAGACGCTTGTGTAATCCATTGAGGTTGTACAAACAGATATCTATATGCCTGTGAAGTAGCGTCAGATGCCACTGGTTGTGCGTATATCCAAACACTAGCAACCGCATTGGTTGGCATTAATGTTTGTCCCCAATTTGGCGTAGAGAATGAATTATAATATGGCTGGTTGGTTGATAATGAAACTATATCAGCCGATGCTAATGTATAAACAGGAACTTCTGCTCCAGTTAATCTAAATTGTGTATATGATTTAGTTGTTAATGCTGAGTTAGTGGTAGGTAAATCTTCATCGGATATAACTGTTGCATCAATGTCAATTCTACGTTCAGTAGCAACTGTAGATGATAGCACGTAACTAGCACTAGGTATAGTACCGCCTGATTGCTTAAATGTTCCAATTGTTTTATGAAATTCTTCATGTGCTTGCCACTGCATTAATCCATGACATTCTCTAAAATAATACCACGTTGCATTTGTTGGATCGTATTTAGCTAAACATATTTGTAATTTATCAAATGTCCATACATCAGTATACCATGATATTGTTGCACCATCATAATATAGATAATATAGTTTTGTAGTGTCGGTTCCATGCGCTGTGCTAGTATATCCACTTACCAAAGCAGGTACTATAATACCTCTCCAATATGCTTGAACGGATGCACCACCACCTAATGTAATAGTTCTATCCCCATTACCTGTTATTGTCGTTAATTCAGGATATCTAAACCCAGTATTCTCCAATGTGACATTATTTTGTGCTTGTAATTGTACTAAATTACCTGTAATATTTCCGTTACCGTCAATACTTGCAGTAACAGAACCAATACCGTTTTGTACTTCAAATACATTATCCGAATCTAAAGCACTACCTCTTTTTACAGTTAATGCGCCTAATGTTGCATTTGTTAAAATCTCTGGTGTTATACTATTATTATATGCTTGCTGTAACGTTGTGGTTGTGGCACCTGCGGCACCACCTAGATTTTCACCGAATTTAGATACAGGAACAAATGTAGCATTTGATGCATCACTTAAATCAGTTGCATTGCTCATTACTGCTATAATGCCAATTAAATGTAGGTTTTCTGATATGGTTTGTGCTGTATTGAATACTTCAGTTTGTACATTTGATAATGCACTTACAAGATTTGAATATGTAGTTTGTCCATATTGAATATGAATTAGACCATCGCTATTCATAAATACACGCTGGTTAGTTGCTTTAGTTCCTGATATAGCCGTAACGGTTCCATTTAGATCATAATTAGTCACATCAAGTAATGTTCTATTTCCAGTTGCCACTGCTCCAGTTTGTGTTCTATATTGGAATGTCGCTGGGTCTTGTGCTGTTATATCGCTTTTGCTTGGGCTTTTTTTATTATTTTTCCAATTAAACCCAAGACCAAATAATGAACCTTCACTTGTTTTAATTGATAAATCAGTAGTTCTATATGAAACTAATATTCCGTTATTTATGAATTTAATAGCGGAGAACATATCACGAACTTGTGATAATGGAGATATTTCTATATCTGGAGAACTTGTTACATTTTGTATTGTTGAAAGATTTGGATGTACAACACGACCTAGATATATATTGTCTCGTCTATCTACTGGTGCAGGAAAGGTCGATTGATATATAACAGTACCTGTGGAATTTACTAGAATATATGTACTAATTGCCGTGGTTAAATATGCAGGTACTACATCAGAAACACCTGTACATTCAACATATGTGATAGTGGGTGCAAGTGGATCTGTTGTATTATCAATAATCCATCCTTTACATGGTGCTATGCTAAAATGAGTAGAATCAACTATTGATATCCAAGGAGAATCCCATTGAAATATACCTGTTGATGCATTATTACCTGATAATATATTTGATTCTAATTGAGTTAATGTTGAACTAGGTAATTCCGATCTAATTTCTAATTTTAGAACACCTGTAGTTGCACTATTTGATAATACGGTTCCTATAAAACATGTTCTGGATGTTGGTCCTAGATTTTCATATAGAATATAACCACCTGGAGTGACATCAGATAGATATACATGATCTCCAATACTAAATGCGCTCAAATTTAAATCATGTATATCACCAAATGCTGTGCCTATTCCTACTGCACTTGATGCTATATCATGCGTTGCTACACAACTAATAACATATAAATCGCCATCGGCTTTATCAGCACTTGCTAACGCTACATTTGCATAATATTCAGTACCAACTAATATACTGCCGTTTATATGCAATACTTGTCCATTTAATATAGTTGATCCAGTACCATTATACACATTTATAACATTTTCAAATCCAATATTAATGGTAACATCACTATTAGGCGTTACTGGTTTATATGCAAGTGAATTACTACTAGCATTAAAACCAAGTCCACCTACCTCAATAGGTGTATTTGTCGTTGTGTTAAATTCAATATGTCCATGCTTCATTTTTTATACCAGTATTATGTAAGTAGTTTATAAAGATCCATTATAGCCAGAATAAATCGAATACAATATCACTAGCAGTAACAGCAGCAGTATCAGCATCAGCAACTCCAGTTACCATTGTGTATGCAATACCAGTTGCAAAGCCAAGACCACCCCCACCTAATGGCATATTATTAACGGAATTTGGTGGTATTGCTATAGTTAATACAACACCTGAACCTGCTGTTGGTGTACCTGCTGTATTATGTAATTTAATATATCTAAATGATGCGGTTGTATTGATTGCAGACCAACCTACTACACGACCAGCCGATGCTTTCACATTAGTAGCATTAGTAGAACCTGCTGCAATTTTGTGATGAATACTTGCTTGACCTGTAGCATTTGCTCGATATTGAATACCAACATCACCAATTAAGTTTGTTGATGCTGGTAGAGCCGCTTGTGTAAATGAAACAGGAACAGTGCCAAGAACAGACACTGGTTGTAATCCATTCTGGTGCATTCCCTGTACACGGATGGTAGTTGTTCCTGAAGTAGTAGCAGTGGTCAAGCGGAGACGGAATAGACGACCAGTTACGGGAATGACCCATGAACCAGCAGCATTGAAAGTAGTGGCAACAGCACCTGCTTGTGTTGACATTGAACCAGCAACATACGTAGTGCCATCATCAGAACTAAAGTATGGAGTACACACGCCACTAGCACCCATAGAAGTACACTGAATAATCAATGTACGGAACTGGGTACAGTCGATAAGAATCAGATCAGTGTTGATGGCGATGATACCAGCCTGTGAGAATGGGTAGTTAGTCATCGGAACATTTGGTGCTTGAGCTTCTGTATCTTGGGAGAAGTAGTCAATAGATATAGAGTTCTCGTTGATACACGCATCATAGCCAACAGTAACAACAGTAGAAGTAGCAGGGGTAGTACCATTTACGACTTGGATAGTAGATGTTAAAACATCATGTGCTCTAGGGCATACTCTGAAGCACTGTGCTACACGGATACCATTGATCCAGAAGCTAACCTTATTTTTTTGGATAGTTACTTCATAACGATTTGATACAGCAGTTGTACCACCATTAGGAATTTTTACAGTGAATGATTCTTGCTCGGAAGCAGAAGGTGCTTGTGTTGGGTTACGACCAGTTACACAATTTACAACAGTGGCATCAGTACCAGTAAATTCAAAACGAGCAAAGGTGTTGGTGGGTGTATATAGTTCATTGTAGTAACCGAGATATATAGTCTGGTTGGCAATGCGCTGTGATATAGTAATACCACTCATCTTCTTCAACGGTAAATAGTCAACATCACGTTCAAGTTCAAACACAGAACCAGCAGTTGTACCAGCATTGATAATAGCTGTACCGTTAGCCACTGTAATAGTTCCACCAGCACCAACCTTGGATGTCAGGACTTGTCTTGATGAAGCACCAGTTCCACCCGTGCCTGTATATGCATCATCCAGTTCGATAGAATCAGTGTATATAGCAGCAATTGTTTTACCATTGGTGATTGTATCAGCATCAAGAAAAACTTTGTCCCCAGTATGAATATCATAAGTGTCTGCATAAGTCCATGCGACAGTGGTACTACCATTGGTAAAGGTAGCAGTGCCGATAGATGAAGCTAAAGACGAGTTTGCGAAGTTGGCACGATATCCACCTTCATCTGTGAGAATCTGTCCACGGGAATAAAGCGCACCACTCTCGTCACGAGCAACCTGTCCAGGTTGTGGATCGAGAACAACGCCATAGCCAGGTGCAAAGTCTTGCGTTACTGCAATTTGATTTGGTAAATATGATCCAGCCATTATAAAATCTCCCATGTATTTGTTGGTGCATCAATTAATGTAATTGAGTTGCCAGGTAGTAATGTTATTTCTGTTCTTCCGTTTGCAAATGTTCCTTGAAGGTTCCAATCGCTTGATGTTTTATTTATGTAACTTATAACTCTAATAGTTCCTGTTGGTGTTGGTAATGTTTCATTATAATCACCTGCACCAGTAGCTACTACAAGACCAACTGGATATGCTTCAGTTGATCCACTTGCGGTTCTGGTTGTACCAGTTGCTGGGGCTACAGTGTTATATGCCCCATTAGATAAAATTGTTAATGCCCAAGTACCACTTATAGTTCCATAAGATGTTAAATCAATTTGTGCTGTATTGGTGGTGTCAAATGTGATATCATCGGGTATTATTATTTTGTTATTATTATCTCTTATTGATACGGTGCAGTTACGTGTTGCTAAATTATGCGTAACACTTAAAATACCACTTGATAAATCAGCATTAACAAAAGTATCCGAATAACCAGCATTCAAATTAAATCCAGGTTCGCCTTGTGGTCCTGTTATAGATGCGCCTTGATTTCCCTGATTGCCTTGCGCACCAGTTGCACCCTGATTGCCCTGATTACCTTGTGATCCTACTGCACCCTGTGCACCAGTTGAGCCTTGATTACCCTGATGGCCTTGATTGCCTTGTGATCCTGTTGCGCCTTGCGCACCAGTTGCACCCTGATTACCCTGATTACCTTGTGATCCTACTGCACCCTGTGCACCAGTTGAGCCTTGATTACCCTGATGACCTTGATTGCCTTGTGATCCTGTTGCGCCTTGCGCACCAGTTGCACCCTGATTACCTTGATTACCTTGTGATCCTACTGCACCCTGTGCACCAGTTGAGCCTTGATTACCCTGATGACCTTGATTGCCTTGTGATCCTGTTGCGCCTTGCGCACCAGTTGCACCCTGATTACCCTGATTACCTTGTGATCCTAC